GTATAAGCCCAGAGGCTGTAGTACTAATAGCCAGTTTGGTAGCTATACTGCCTGAGGAAGTAGCGCCTAAGGTTAGTTGAGTAGCTATATTCCCCTGAGGCGTAGAGCTTAGATCAAGGCTAGTAGGAATTAGGCCAGAGGCTGTAGAACTTAAGGCTAGCTGAGTAACTATACTGCCTGAGGAAGTAGCGCCTAAGGTTAGGTTAGTAGCTATATTTCCTTGAGGTGTAGAGCTTAGATCAAGGCTAGTAAGTATAAGCCCAGAGGCTGTAGTACTAATAGCCAGTTTGGTAGCTATACTGCCTGAGGAAGTAGCGCCTAAGGTTAGTTGAGTAGCTATATTCCCCTGAGGCGTAGAGCTTAGATCAAGGCTAGTAGGAATTAGGCCAGAGGCTGTAGAACTTAAGGCTAGCTGAGTAACTATACTGCCTGAGGAAGTAGCGCCTAAGGTTAGGTTAGTAGCTATATTTCCTTGAGGTGTAGAGCTTAGATCAAGGCTAGTAAGTATAAGCCCAGAGGCTGTAGTACTAATAGCCAGTTTGGTAGCTATACTGCCTGAGGAAGTAGCGCCTAAGGTTAACTGAGTGGCTATATTCCCCTGAGGCGTAGAGCTTAGATCAAGGCTAGTAGGTATAAGCCCAGAGGCTGTGGAACTTAAGGCTAGGCTAGTGATTATAGAGCCTGAAGATGTAGCGCCTAAAGTTAACTGAGTGGCTATATTTCCTTGAGGCGTAGAGCTTAGATCAAGGCTAGTAAGTATAAGCCCAGAGGCCGTAGAGCTTAGATCAAGGCTAGTAGGTATAAGCCCAGAGGCTGTAGTACTAATATCTAGCTTGGTAGCTATAGAGCCTGAGGTAGTAGCGCCTAAGGTTAGGTTAGTAGCTATACTTCCTGAAGCCGTAGAGCTTAGATCAAGGCTAGTAGGTATAAGCCCAGAGGCCGTAGTACTAATAGCTAGCTTGGTAGCTATAGAGCCTGAGGTAGTAGCGCCTAAGGTTAGCTGAGTAGCTATATTCCCCTGAGGCGTAGAGCTTAGATCAAGGCTAGTAAGTATAAGCCCAGAGGCCGTAGAGCTTAGATCAAGGCTAGTAGGTATAAGCCCAGAGGCTGTAGTACTAATAGCTAGCTTGGTAGCTATAGAGCCTGAGGTAGTAGCGCCTAAGGTTAGGTTAGTAGCTATACTTCCTGAAGCCGTAGAACTTAGATCAAGGCTAGTAAGTATAAGCCCAGAGGCTGTAGTACTAATAGCTAGCTTGGTAGCTATAGAGCCTGAGGTAGTAGCACCTAAGGTTAGGTTAGTAGCTATACTTCCTGAAGCCGTAGAACTTAGATCAAGGCTAGTAAGTATAAGCCCAGAGGCTGTAGTACTAATAGCTAGCTTGGTAGCTATAGAGCCTGAGGTAGTAGCACCTAAGGTTAGGTTAGTAGCTATACTTCCTGAAGCCGTAGAGCTTAGATCAAGGCTAGTAGGTATAAGCCCTGAGGCTGTAGTACTAATAGCTAGCTTGGTAGCTATAGAGCCTGAGGTAGTAGCGCCTAAGGTTAGGTTAGTAGCTATACTTCCTGAAGCCGTAGAGCTTAGATCAAGGCTAGTAGGTATAAGCCCTGAGGCTGTAGTACTAATAGCTAGCTTGGTAGCTATAGAGCCTGAGGTAGTAGCGCCTAAGGTTAAGTTAGTAGCTATACTTCCTGAAGCCGTAGATCTTAGATCAAGGCTAGTAGGAATTAGGCCAGAGGCTGTAGTACTAATAGCTAGCTTGGTAGCTATAGAGCCTGAAGAAGTAGCGCCTAAGGTTAGATTAACAGGTAGATTATTTAAGCTTTTAGTGCTAATAAGATACATCGGGAGTAAGCCAAAGGTTTGATTGACACTCCCTGATGTAGTAACAGCACTATGAGAAACGCTAGTAACCTTAGGAATAAGAGGGGCTAAGGACACATAAGGTGAAGCTCGGCCCCCTAAGACAAACCCACCTCCTTCAAAAGCAGATATATAAGGTACTGGTCCAGGGTTAGTTATATATAGCTTAATATCTATACTGCTAGGAGCTATATTATCCGTAGAAGCTACATGTAATGTTACAGCATCGGATATAGGACCATATCTAGCTGTAAAGGATCCAGTAGTAGTACCAGATGGAATAGTAAATGCAGTTGGAGCTACAGTTATTGTATGTCCAAGAGCAGCGGTATAGCTTACTGTAAAGCTATGATCAACCGTACCAGTAGAGGACAGAGATATGTTGTACTGGACGCTACCTGATATATCTGGCGTCAGTACAGGTATAAGTCCAGATGAAGTGCTAAAAGATGCGCTAAATGTTAGCTCGCCATCCGGGATGACCGCCATAACTTATACCCTCTTAACTAAGATGCCCTAGATAAGGTACACTAAACCCCAGTATCTGTTGCTCTAAACTCTACATTCATCTCCACAAAATCAAACTCATTAGAGGGTAGTACATTCTCTAGGCGAATACCATACTCTGTCGGAGTGCTGGCAGTAAAGAAATTATTAAAGTAATCCTCCACATATTCATTCACATAGTTATTACCAACGCCCGTCAAGCTACGAGTAGGCCCTTGTGTAAGACTTACTTCATCATTACTACCTACCCCTGCTGTATACATAGAAAATCTTGCCTGTATTCCAGTTGCTGATGTATTCTGTGTCTTCCACTTTAGTCTTAGCCTAAACTGATCTCTAATAGCTCCATTATTAAATAAGCACCAATCTGATCTTTGTGCTGTAGTAGATGAAAATCTTAGTAGCCATCTTACACCACCATCACTATACTGAATTGGTACAAATTGAGAGCCACTTGTAGCAAACGTAGACGACATGCTAGGAGTTAGTATTATAATAGAAGGAGTTCTTATATACTCTGACCAGTATACAAAGGATCCATATAAATCTTCTTGAACAGTTGCTTGATCATTTCCAGGTCTGTTAATTCTAACCAGCAGCTCATCTCCAGGATTACCTAGTGGTATACCCATTGACAGTATTCTACAAATTCCTGCAGTAGAATGTAGCACACACCCAGATCCGATAAACGTTAGTGTTGGAGTACTAGTAATATTTCCAGTAGCAGGTATAGCAGTAGCATATATCATGTATGTTCCACTTACTGCTGCGGATGGAGCTGCTGTTGTACACCAATAAGTATTATAAATTGTGGTACTATTGGGTATAGCATTTGTAGGAAGCCTAAATCTAAAATCTACATAGGAGTCTGAGCTACCATCCAGTTTTATAGTTGGCATGGTATACCAAGCCCAGCCTATAATATTAGAGTAAGTTGCTGCAGTTCCACTAGTAGGTAATAAATAGGCATTACCGGGAATAAAGAATCCGGCATATGGGTAGGAAGAGTCCTGAATAAAAGGCATTATTACGGCAAGGACGTCTATAGGTTGTGGTAAGTTATTTCCCGCTGTTCCGGATGAAGCTACATCTCTTTGTAAGTGAATATTTTCGATGTGGCCTTCTGGATATGAAGGAGGAACCCATGCGTTAGGAGATGTAACCTCAAATATAGTGCCGGAAGGAGTCCCCGATGGAACAGTTACAACTATAGGACCCATAGTACTTATAACAGCCCAGCCACCATAGTTATTATAACTTCTAGCAGCATCAAACTTAAACCCTACGTTTCCACTTGCAGAAGCGTATGCTGTAGTCCTAAAATATATCTTGGGATAGTAATTGACATTATATCCAGACGCATACCATGGAAATATAATTGGCCATCCCGTATGTTGGCTAGTATCGTATGGAAATCTTACAGCATATTTGCTAAATTTCGAGTCGTTTATTTGTACTATAGTGGCTTTTGGGTAGGTAGGATCAGCAGGTGCCCAATATGCCTGTTCTGGTAGAAGTATAATATGTGAATATGTCATGAGTTTTTGGCAGGAAACCACCATACCCTTATGGTAATGGAGGAATGCCACCTCCTTCCTCTAATATGTTTTTTAGCCACACAACACTTAGCGCTTTTATTAATTACAGCTCTGTCTAGTTTTCTTAAATTAAAGTATACGATTAAGCACCTTGAGGAGGAGCCGTAGGAAGACCTGTTACTACTGGGCTATACTCAAGTAATACTTCTGATATGTCTATAGAATACGGAAAAGTATCTGTGTCCCCCTGCCTTATTATATGTAGAGAAGCAACCGATCCTGCTGTTAAAAGCGCTGGTAGCTGCATATCTATATACTCTAACATAATATTAGGACTATTACCGGGATATAGAGTCAGCAGTATACCAGTAGATGCTATTGTGGAGTCTACAACTACCCCGGTACCGGCTACTGAAGTTAGTAGCCTTAGTAAGGCATATCCAGCAGTTCCAGTAGGACATCTGGTTGTGTAATATATCTTATATCTGCCCTCTGAGCCATAGTTATCAGGAACCGTAAAGTTTATAGTTGAGGCTCCAGCCTTACCTGGATTAAATGCTATCCAGTTTCTGGTGATAGCGCTATTAGTATCGCTGACTTTCATATTAGCAGCATACCCAGATGATGTTACTGCAGCGGAAGTTCCTAGTAGCCCTAAAGAACATACTTGTGCACTGGGAGTCCACTCTAATGAAGCCCCAAGGAATAAGTCCGCTCCAGCCCATGTGCTAGAATCCGCCCCTACAGATCTTACGACCTTTAAGAATAGCTGCTGATTCCCAGCTACAGCACCTGTTAGAGGGACCGCAAAAATAATTATTGGAGTCATGCTAATCTCTGTCCAAGAGGCTGTGCCAGCAAGATTAAATGGAAGAGTGCTACTAGATACTACAGTACCTATAGGAAATGAGCAGTAATAGAATTCATAGTTTTCTTGCTTAGTACCATTTGCTCCTACAAATACCGTGGATAGAGTTGCTGAAGAGTTAAAGCTAGAGGGAGGAATGATGCTACTTAATACATAAGTGCTCGTATTATTAGGCTGATTCCACCCAGACCATACTCCATTACCAGCAGGTCCTGTTAGAGTAACAGGGGTATACAGCTGAGAATTATAGCTATAGCTATCAGGTACAGTTGCATTATTAGGTATCCATATAAACTGTTTTGGTATAGAATTATCTGTATCAAATTCATACACCACATTTAATATTTCTATATCACCATTTAAAGTATCACTAGCATTATTTTCTCTTTCTATATAGAAGGGTATATAATAAGATGGCTGAATATGATTAGAGTCTGTAAAGGTTACCGTAGTCTTATGAACTTTTCCAGCGCCTAAATATGTGCCTCCACTAAAATACGCACTTGCTGATATAGTTGTAGTTGTTGAAGAATAAGGACTACTATAAGTTAATCTAAGTACTTTAAAATATGGACTTCCAGAAGAAGCGTTCTTAGATCTCCATAGTATATCAAGCCAAGATGTACTGGATGTTAAAGCAGAAGAAGGCAATAAAAAATCAGCGTACCATCTATATGGTCTAGTATCTTTTGGCATTCCAACTACCCATCTAGATGTACCTGAAACAGAATCTTCTGATTCATAAACACGGGCAGCAGTAGGAGTAGAGGAGCTTGATGCTCCTTCTGAGGTCATTCCCTTACTCTGTAAAGGATGTATTATTACCTGTGCTCTCATAGCGTAACCATAAATCTATAAGAATTTATCTTAGGAGGTTGGTTAGCATACTGCTCTCTTCTTAGTTCTGCTTTATAGTAGATAGTATTTATTGGGCTATCTATATAAGCATACTTAAGATTAAATGAGGGCATAGAGCCGTTATGTACTCCATCTATTGTATAGTTATCTAGTGCTGGGTTATGATTTAATAGTACATATGCTGGATTGCCGGAGGAAGAATCCAGTCTCCATGACCAGTAACTATAGTCCCATGGAGCAACATTCCATTTTAAATAGAACTCAGATACTCTAGACATTGGCTTACCATCAGCCCATATAGGATACTCTGCAAGTTTAGGAGCAAAGCTAAATTGATCGCTAGTAGCTAGACTAAAGTTAAATAGGTTTGGCCTAAATAGTAGGAAGGCATTATATCCATTAAACCCAGGATCGATAGTACTAGGAACGTATAAAAGTACTTCTATCTTATTCCAGCCAGCCTGTATAGATACCGGGAATGTTTTTCCTTTAGTAGACACAAGGCTACCAGATCCAGGTACAGCTTCAGAATAGAACTTATTGTCTGAGGCTACTTTAGCTTCATTAATATAAACTGCCCACCCCCAAGCATTAATACTATTAACATCTGGTACACTTGGTACATTATCAGTATTATTTGGATTTCTTACATATACTCCACCAGCAAAGTTTTCTATTAAAATATCTCTATCGCTATAGAGATAAGTAGTTAGCTTATAGTTGTAGCTAGGTACAGTTATATTACCGGAGGTGCTCTTTAGCGCGATACCCCACCAGTCCTGTTCTGTGTTTATGTAGTTAAATATAAATGTACCAGTACCTATAGTTGGAAGATTATCTCCGCTATTAACTCCAGCGCTTTCCATATAACAGCTGTGTATACTTCCTAACTTCCCATTCCAATCCTCAACGTCCGGTATATGATATGTATCAGAGTACACATCAAAGTTAAACTGGAACGCGTTAACTTTAAACTGACCAATCCCTCTCCACAGCTCACCGCTATTAGCAACAATAGAAGAGCCACTACCTACACTATAGGACCATAAAGATCCAGGATCCCCAGTACTATCTGCTGTAAAGTTATTAGCATAGAATGCTACGCTATTATATATTGCTTTGTCTAGCTTAATAGGACCAGGAAATATCTTTAACCATCCAGCATTTGAATCTGTAGATAAGTAGTGATTTATAGTAGTTCCATATGGTAGATCTTGTGATACATCAAACTCTAGGTTATATAGTGGAACATCTGTAGTTAGTGCCTTACTAAAGAATAATGCGGTATCTGCGGTGCCTACCTTACTAACCTCTATTCTTCTTATACCTACAGTAGTGTTATCTGTTATAGTAAATCTTAAGAACAGTACCCACGTTGGGTCTAGCTCAAATACTTTAGTGGTTGACACCTTATCATTAGCTAGCATCGTCCAGTTTAGACCATCGGTGCTTCCCTCGATAGAAATAGTTAGAGGAGATATAGGATCTACTACTATCTTATTAATCTCTACTTCATTAGCATGGCCTGCTATAACATCTTTACCTGTTATATTAATTTCTATCTGATAGAACCCGCCCTCTGGAAGTTGTGCCTGCCAGGTTTGATCTATAAAATCGTTAAATACATTTAAGAAAGGCCCTCCTACAGACTTATAGCCTGGAGAATATCTTTCTGTACTTAACTTCATTGAGCTAGATGAGTATCTTATAGAGGAAGATGGAGATACCGGAAGAGTAACATACCCGTTAGTAGTATCTACATAGGCAGTTGTATTCTGTAGATCAACTTTATCACTATTTCTAAAGTTATCAAATAAAACTTCAGATCCTCCTTTATACTCTCTGAGTAATAAGGTATCAAGATCCTCACTTAAGGACTGTAGCTTCTGTCTAAGCTGTAAAAACTCTCCATAGCTACCATCAGAAGTTACAATCTGGTGCGCCAGCATATCGTTTAAGTCAGAAAAAGCTATCTCTAAATCCTCTTTTATCTCTTGTACATTTTCTTTAAGAAGTACTGGATCAACAACAAGTCCACGTGCGGCTCCACGTGGCATAAAAAATGGCTTCCCAAATTCCTTGAATCGAAACTTTTGGGTTAGAAGACTTATAAATTCTTTATAGCTAGGAATATATCCCTTCCTATAAAAAATGGAAAGTAGCTTTTCTGCTATTCTTTTACGCTGAATGTTATCTATCATACTGTGTTGTCTACCCTACCATAGACTACTCGTGAATAAGATGGGCTACTAGGATCCCAGGACCCTGCAGGATAAATAGCTCTGTACCTTAGCTTATCACTAAAATTAGGTATAGAAGATACTGTTGCATTAATATTAGGCAAAATAAAAGAAACAGTACCATTAGAGTTAGTTGTCCCGGTATACGTACCTGCTCCAGGAGCTATATTATTTGGGTTATCCTTAGGTGTGTATAGATCTACAACTACGCCTGCTACAGGAGAAGTTGTTGGTTGGCTACCTCCACTAGTAGAGATTGGCTGTACAGCATTTGGATTTAAAGGATCTACAGATACATTAGTATCTGTTCCTGCTTGTATAACTGGCTTAGTTAAGAATGGGCCAAGTGTAAGTGTGAAAGGCATATACTATCCTCCAACCTATGTCTTAGGTAATGCTTTGATTGCATAATGCTTAAGTATAGGAGATTCGTTAGGCTTATCTGCAGGCCTCTTTAATGTTATTCTTACCAGTACTCTAGTACCTGTAACAAATACCGTATCACTATCCCCCTTAGATCTATTCTGAGGTACTATCTTTTGCCAGGTATGACCATCGGTAGATACTTCATAAGAGATCCACTCGGTATTTGTGTCCCACCCATCCGGAATTTCTTCGGTAGATATTATAGAAACAGCGGAGATTTCTCGTACAAAGTAATGAGGAGTAGAAACTATAATACTTTCTTGGGCATATTCTCTAATTGAAATATCAATATCTTTTATTCCAATAACTCCTCTTCTACCATCAAATACATCCCAAGCATCACCTTGTCTTACTACTGAGGTAGAAGATCCCCAACTTAATAGGCTTCCTGCTATCTGTCCTATAGCTCCTCCAACAACTCCGCCTAATATAAGACCTGCGAGCTCTCCTACTGTAGCAAGGCTATTATTCTTACTACCAGTAGATACTCCTTCATCCGGATTTGGTAATCTTTCTGTCAATTGTTTATGTGACACAAAAGACACAAAACCTATCTTAATCTCAGACCTTTTATCTATAATACGGAAGTAATAATGGTGGCCTAGTCCAAGATCTGGAACATAAGACACACCAGACTCCAGAGAAAAGTTAATATACTTTATCTCCTTATCCGGGATTGTCCATATACCAGTACCGGTATAATTACCCTCCGGTACTCCTGCTCTATTAGCTTTTAATGATTCATTAAGCTTACTAGTTAGATAGGCATCTTTTACTACAGTTCTAGTATATCCACTATCTCCTTCTCTACTTACAGATATCTGTCTAACTATAGGATAGGAGCCGCCAAGAATTTGAGGAGAGATTTGTATAGTAGATATTTTTCTAGGCTGATCAAACTCTAAAGTAAATACTAACTTAGCTGGTTTATCCTCAGTAAAGTTAGCTATGTAGTATCCCTTTCCATCAGGACCTCTATCATACTCAGCTGACCCTGGCCACTGTACAAACTTTCTCCATCCAGCGGGCTGGTTAGAGGTGTCATTAGTTGAAGCTATAACATCAATGTTCTGCCCAGCTGCGTCCTTATGCCAAGCAGTTCCTATAGCTTTACATTTTTGATACCTTGGTACAAAGTTCATCTCCCATTCCATCCATGTATTAGGTTGGGAGTCAAACATATAAGAAACTTGGGATCTAAGATCTGTCTTACCTACAAGGGTTACTTGTGGTTCTGGGTTTTTATCATCTGGGCTGCTAGGACCACCTTCACTAGCAATCTCCATATTATTACCTGGGATTCCGTAGCTGTTCCCATGATCTATGGTAAGCTTAGTTACATACTTAAGTAAGCTGTCTAGAGAAGTTGCACTAAGCATGGCAATACCGTTAGATATATCTACAAATGCTGTTGTAGCTTCTCTATCTACTTTATCATAGGAAGTAAAGCTATCTGAGGACCAGAGGAATAATGACTCGCTATCAGAAGAGAAGAGCTGAAACTGAGAGGTTTTGTTTTGTACAGTACCTATTAAATTACTGATAGATATATTCTCGCTTTGTACTCTGTTAAATAAATCTCTTAGACCCGATCTTACTTTTCCTAGCTGGTCCCAGAGGGTATTAATATCATTTTCTGCAGAGAACACAGGATCTTCAAGCATTGACTTTATAGGTAGCTCACCGTACCTAAAGTCTGGTACTTCTACTGAAGTTCCTAGTTTGACAGAGAATACATTTCTCCAGTCGTTTTCTATGTTAGCTAAAAGATCTGCTTGTGAGGAAATTTCTCCTCTATCAAGCTTTTTTTCTAGCTCGTCTAAAACTTTTTTAGCTCTATCTTCTATTATAGCACGCGTCTGATCTGTATTTAAAAGCATTTTCTAGGTCCTTCTAACGTTTAATAGTAATTTAAAATCATCTACATATGGAGTTTGGTTAGTAAATGATGGCCTAGATAAATCTATTATTATTCTAGGATTAATTCCTAAGGTATCATACCCGACAGTTATGACAGCAGGAGTATCAGAATACTTATGCATGTTTTCCGCAAATACTAGGTATCCATCAGAATGTACATAGTATTCATATACCGGGTAGTAGTCTCCGTCTAGCGGGTCCAGTACTGGAGGTTTAAGAGTTGGTATTTCTCCTGTTAAGTAGTTAGTCATATTTCTAGTGACAGGATATTTTTGTGGGAATAGCTCTTGTTGTATAAATAAATAACTTCCACTACTAGGTAAGTTAAAGAAGTTTTCTCTAGGTGAATCTTCTGTTACCATGTACCAGTAGGTAGCTTTTACTTGAGTATAGCTAGGATCTGGTGGGGCCTGTAGTACTTGTACCAGTCCTAGATCAGCATCGATAATAATCTTTAATGGGTCTATATTAACATCACCAGATGGACTGCTCCATTTAGCTGTGAAATTAATTCCACTCTTTCCTGCTGCTATATTTTTATACCTAGTTTGCCATAGTTGAAAACTTCTGGTGGTAGTAGCCTGCTTAGAGCTAGGTGTAGATTTCCACGTGTGTGTATTATTACTATTATCAGACAGCACATTTGAGGTAGTAGTGGTTGAAGAGGAAACTTCTTGGAAGTGGTTCTTTTCAATTACAGAACTACTTACCTGAGTCATATCAGCAGGAGCTAGTATCTCATCTACAGACTGTAGGAAATCTTCTGGTTTTGGTTTTCCAATAGAGTCTGGGTTTACTGTTAGTCCAGTATCAGGAAAGTATAGCGTAGCCTCTATAGGCCTATATCCTTCTATAGATTTTATGGTTCCCTCGTCATCTAAATACTTGGGTCTTATAGCGTTTGGATCAAATAACGCTTTTCTACCACCCAGGTTAGAAGACAGGCTTTCAATAAGACCTAATATTCTTGTTCTATTAATGTATGGGTAGTTAGAGATATATACTCTTCCATATCTATCTGTTCCATCTATACTTTCTGATATATGTTTAACTGGAATAATAAAATCCGATCTTTCTCGTACAGTAAATCCTATATCATCAGAAGGATAGAATCTCAGAGTACCTACTCCACTATAGTATCCTTCTGTTTCTAATCTTCGTAGCATCATATAAGTACTATATGAAGTATAGTAGGTAGGAGTTTCTGCGGTTATTCTTATATGCCGTATATTATTTTTAAGATTAGCATCTATATTTGCTATATTTATTACAAACGGAGTCATGATTATATCACGTCTGCTCTGATCATAATTGTAGTTATCATAAAACACATCGCCAAAGGTTCCAGTAATAGGCCAATTATATCCATCTGATGAAAAAGCTATAGTAAACTTAAATTCTTTCTGGTCTTGTTGTTTATTAGCAGCAAATAGAAAAAACTCTCCAACAATAGCAGTAGCTCCTCTAAGATCTAGAGGAGTGTCTAGATTCTTTTGTATATACATCTTAGGAGCTAGATCTTTACCTAGCCGTACTAATAGTATATCTGCTGTTTCTGGTATATATTGCCATGTTATTGCTTGGAGCGCTGAACTGCCATATGTCCAGGTAGAATAATCTAAGTATGGAATAGTAGGTGGGGGCATTGGAAACTCATCTGTATCACTATAAGCTGTATTACTACTAAAGATCTTACCATTTAATAGCTGCTTTCCTTTTTCTGGAGGATCATTTTCAGTTAAAGTAATAGTATACTTTATACTATCTGGTCCAGTTGTTCTCTTAGCAACACTATCATTACTCTCTAGTCTTATCTCTCTGATTTCTCCATTAACTTTAATAGGAAGACTTACATACCTAGCAGATGGAGCATATTCTCTATGCCTTAGATATATCTCAAAAGCGCCCATCTGGTATTCATATACCGGGTAGTCTGTGGTACTGTTTTGTGGATAGGCGTACTTCTCTATTTCCTCAAGTAATTGCCATGAGGTACCTTCTATATCTCTTAGCATTCTTCCAGAGTCTATAGAATATCTGCTAGTAACTGGTACTCTAAGCTCACTACCTCTATTTATTTCTTTATCCCAGTCTAGTATTTGAGGTAGAGTATTTATTCTTCTAGTTAGCCTTTCCCATCTGGACTGCTGTTGCTGATACTCATCTAGAGAATAATGCTTAAATGTATAATTCTCCTGTGAGAATATCAAATATATTCTGCTAGCATTAATAGGATATGGTAGAAATATAGTTCTTCTGCCATCAACTTTTTCGTATATTATAAATTCTTTTATAGCTTCTATAAATATATCTGATAGCCATAGCTCAGACTTTCTTTTGAAAAATGGCGGAATTCCTATTCTAAAAGAAACAGTTTCAGTACCAGGCGGTGGATCGAATGTTATTACAACTCTAGTCCAGCCAAGACTATCTAGATGTATAGTTTCTACCTTATCTCCAAGTACTCCACCAGAAGCTATAAAGGATACTCCTACCATTATAGGAGTATCTCCATCAGTTTTTGCTAGGAAGCTAACCTCAAGACCTTGTGTTACGGAAATACTAAAAGCGCCATGGTTTAAGAATATAGACCCAGAAGGAGAAAACGTATAAAGCCTAACAGCAGGCAGACCATCAGGACCGCTATCGCTATATAGATCAGCATCCCCGGTATTTCCTGTACCAAACATTGAGCCGTCTTTATACCATAGCTCACTTGGGTTAGAGTTTATTCCATATAGAAATGTTGGATCTGTAAGACTATTACTTTCTCTATTAGTCCAGCCTACTGCTATTAAACTCATTGGATGTTGGCCATATGGTCTTATATCCAGCTCTGATACTTGTGTGTTATGTTCTAGTTCTACCTTTATTCTGCAAGCAGCTCCACCCTTATACCCCCTTGGATTTGTTGGATCGTCATTATTAACTATTGGTAGCCAGGGAAATTGATCTGTAGTACAGTATATTGGAGCACTAGCATGAACTACCTCGTTCCAGAAATTAGTAATAGTTCCATCAAAGGCATTGTTTACTGTATGTCCATCAGATACCGGAAGCCCTATGATTCTATCTAGATATACATTACTCGGAACTATACCGGGGGATGAGAGCTGGTTTAGGAACTCTCCATCTATTGGGAGCTTTAGTATTCCATCGGCTGTATCAATAAATGCTTGCGGTATAGTACCGGCTCCATAAAATGAGGGGCTATCCTCTTTGGTAGTCTGAGCATTAAATGTTTCTATTATGGTGTCTGTATAGCTTATCTTACTAGACGTTGCATTGTTTTTAGCCTGAGATACTTTAGTTTCTAGATCTTCTACAGATAGCCTTAGCTTTTTTATTTCGTTTTGCGAGAGAGCTTCAATAGAGCTCATATATCTCCATAGGTTATTGCTCTCAGCATATATAGATCCTAGGTCTGCATAAATAGTAGTTATAGCAGAGTTATACTCAGGTATTCCAGCTACAGTATTACCTAGCTGTGTTAATGGGCCAGGAGACTCGTTTATAAGACTTTGGATTTGATCCTCTGAAGTTATGAGACCAGTCTCCTTGCTTCCTAAAAGCTTATTTAAGGCACTCTCTCTACCTTTAGTAAGAGCAGACTGAAACACATCTATGAAACTAAATAACGCCATAGCTAATTTTTCCTTAGACGTAGCGAATTATCCAATGAACTCCAGCAGCCACGTGCTTTTGTACCGCCTCTTCAACTTGCTGAGAGGTCATCTTTCTGTATCCATTTGTACCTGTTAATACTGCAGCTGGAACCTCAAACACAACCACACCATTAATCATTACCGGGTCACCGTCATTACTTCCTATGTCCCAGTTCCACCCCTCGAATAGCCTCCTCTTAATTCTTATAATAGCAAAGAGATCACCAGATCCCGGTATACTACTATTAACTTTTAAGAACAGTAATCCAGTACTAGCTTGATTAGCAGCTAGATACCAGTTACCAGAAGAATCTTGCGTATATCCTATAGTACGAGACCAGCTATTTCCTACTTGGAACCCACTCGCTCCAGAGCTCGGAGTAGTCATTGATATATTTCCAAATAGGGAGTTAGAAGGTACTATAGCATATGGATCACCAGAGGAGCTAGCATATCCAAGGCCTAGTATAGTAACAACATCATTATTGTAAAATTGAACATGTGTATTTATCCAATCGTAACCAACTGGTATACGAACTCTGGCTTCTTCCACAAAGTCTACTGGTTTATAATTAGGATCACTACCCCAATCTTCTGGTAGTCCTCCTCCTCTGGATCTAATATCTAATACACTTACATCATTAATACTTCCTGGAGGAACAATAAATACCTTTCCTATAATAGCTGCACTAGGATATCCTGGTACTTCTCCTTCATTTGTATGAGTACCGACAAGGTGTCTTACAAAACAGGTAGGCCTAGTTTCTGGAGGAAGTTCAAACGCAGAGTGGTATGTATAGTTTCCACTAGCAACACAGCTAGCATAATAAGCAGCTGTGGGTATAAGGTAAATTACCACTGGATTGTTTAGTATATCAAACCCCGCCTTACCTTTATTGTCTGCACATAAGTTAAATCTATGCCCGGCTGATGGATTTAGATCCAGATCGTGCCAGGATTTCCCATCGTAATATCCTCTATAAATATATCTAGGTTCTATATATATATAACTAGCATATATTACATCAGTATCATTAAAGCTTCTCTTAAACTTTAATATACCTGCATCAGGATCTACAGACTCTAGTAAGTCCGGATACTCTGCTACTACGTCTTGAACTGATACTACCCAGTGACTTTCACGGGTACCTGTAATTACCGAAACGCCATTTATTGATACTCCGTAGATATATCTAACATCGGTATTACCTAACCACACAGTTTTATTATCGATTAGCTGGCATCTGCCTCCACTGCTCTGAAAATGCCTTAAGAAGTCTGGACTATCCCCTACCCTAATTTGACTTACTAGATTATACTCAGGTACTGTATATATAAGTACTATATCGTCCCCATCATTAAAGCCAACAGTCCTTAACCAACTACCACTTGGCTCACTACTGCTCATAGTAAATCTTCTTTCGAAGATTCCATCTTTTATACCCAGTCTCCAACCACCTGTATTATCCATGTATACTCTATCTACAGTTATTCTATTAGAGAACGAGTATACATTGATATTAGAGAAGCTACCACTTAAGTCACCGCTAGATGCTGGCGCATAACTATTTAGAGATACAGTATTTATACCAGCTATAGTAGCACAAAACTTAAACGTTACCCTAGCCTGTTTTGTAGCAGTATTAGAGAACCTAAATTTTGGAGTAGATATTACAATAAAGTACCATCCAGTTCTATCATCATGTAATACTTGATCATATCGTAGTGTCGTGTTCCGTGGATCTATAGTATATGTAAGAGGAGTTTCTGTCACGTTCCCGTTTATATCTAACCCTTCCACTATTGCAGTAACATACCCATAACCAGACACAGTCTCTGTTCTCAAACCCCACGGGGTATTTACATATATACTAAATGGCTCTGCAAATGCTCCTCTTAGGGTTGAATCCATATTTAAAGTTATGCCAGACTTTGCTCCAGGCCATTGTAGTGCATAACTTAGACCATAAGTGCTACCTGTAGAAACTGAGACTGGATCAGCCACCGCTATATGTTGGGTATTAAAATACTTATTACAAAAATCTTCTGTTAGCTGAAAGGTACCATTCTTATATATAGTTTTCCATGAATAGATATAGTGTAGGTTATCAGTTGAAGTACGTTTATTGTATACGCCAAAGGCAAACTTATTATTTGCCTCGTTATAGTCTAATACACCTGTTGAAGGATTAATAGCTTGAGATGGATAGAATGTCCAGTATGGAATAGGAGGAGCTACAACTTCCTTTAGCTCCATGTTATCCCATATCTCTTTTGTAAATGGATTTCTTACTGTACTATCATTACAGTAAATAACTAACTGCCACTTAGTAGTAGCTGAATACCCACTAGAACTAAATGTTAGGCTTACTTTTTGGTATGATGACGTACCAGTTATTGGTGCTGAACTTACCTCTCCAATTACATTATTAGTAGCATCTAAGAACCTTACTTTTAACTGACATCTTGACCATCCCTCACCAGTATTATTGGGGTCATATACCATTACATACATCCATCCCCCAAAGCTATATAATTTGTTATTGTCTAGGCCAGTAACATCTATACATGCCTCACTATCAAGATACCCTAACCATAGATAGTTACTGCCAGTTCTGGGAGTACCTCTACTAAAAGGTATATTGAACATCTCCTCAAAGTAATATTCTTCCCAAGTTCTACCACCAACAGACCACTCCCCATTTTCAAATCCTGGATCAGGACATAGGTTCATAAATGAAGTATCAAAGTCACCATCGCCATATCTATTATCTACAAACTCTGGATTAATAATAATGTTAGGGGATGGAACTGTTTCACCTAAGCCAGTATCACTTGACCATATTGTATCTTCAGATGAAGGAGGATACGCCCACGGCTTATAAGTATAACTTCTTAAGCGTACATCATCAAAGTATACGCCCTGAATTGCTTCTCCACCAATTACTATTCTAAAGCTTACTATTGAAGGATCATCTATTTTAAAGTAGTCTGATCTAAACCTAAGAAAGTTCTTTGTGCTTTGTGTAAGGTAATTGCTAGTATCTCCATACTCCTGGTTTATACTACCTGACCACATAGTAGCTACAGCATTACCACTAGCATCGTAACCTATAACGCTAAGATCAATACTGGTTTTAGTAATATCCTGATACTGCCAGGACTGAGCTCCTCTTCTATAGCCATAGTTATCTACCGGGTCGGTTGCTATCCACAGACTTAGTTGGTAGGCTATTTCCGCCCTATCATATTGATCTTCTTTCCCAGCTTCTCTAGCTACTATATAGTCACTAATAATTGAGGCGGATACAGTTCCTGTGTTCCAGTCGACAGTAACGCATTTTGGTGCTGCTGATGGATCTTGGTCTACAGCAGGCGTGTCTTCTGTATCATATAAACTGTTTAATGAGGTTCTGCCCCCATTAAGGTCCCAGTTCCATACTCCTCCTAAAACACTCCAGGAAGCTCCTGTGCTAGGTGCAATTCCATACATAAAACTAGAGTCTAATACCTTGTTAACCGACACTAGCTCGGATACAGATCTACTTATAGCTATAGCCTTTCTAGTAATGTTAACATTAGGTACAGTACTCTTTACTGTTAGACCATCTGTATTATATGTAGTATATTTTCCAGTACCTACTAGCTTTAAGTGCTGTCCAATATCAGAAGTAGGCACATTAATGTATGCCAGAGGAACTGCTCCATCCGGCACACTTCTAGCAAAATTAAACTGTAGCTGTTCTAGTTGACTGGGCATTATGTACTATTCCTTAGATCTATCAGCTTGAGATATTTTGGACTTCAAGTGGAGCACTTTCAAAAGTGTATCCAAGGTATGTCCATAGCGAAGGATTATTAGAGTCCATATTACCAGTGGGCCATGAAGTTATTCTATCACCTTCTACTGGAAAATACTTACATGTTGCTACTCTAAGCATATTAGTATTAGATTGAGAAAAAGATACCACTATAGACTGACCCGATATAGATCCAGAAGAGCCTTGTGTAGTTGTTTGGTATAACCTACCAAGCTTACATTGAACAACTGCGTTTAGGTCATCTAAATATGGAATACCACACTGATCAGTTAGGTATACGTATAGGTCATGTAATCCATCTGGTCCTTTATTAGGGCTTAAGTATAAGTAAGTTTTAGCTAGTCTAATTACATCAGAATGTATTAGGCTTTTTGTTACCCAGAAACCAGCTGTACTACTGCGTATAACTCTAGATGCTGACATAGCAGAAGCATAAATAGTAAATCCTTGTATTAGTTCTGGTTTGTTTTCCCATATAAAGTATCTATTTCCACTAAAGTCAGTAGTACCTCCCATAGGAGTATCATCATCTAGAGCTATTGGCCTATAAATAATACTTTTATTATCGTTCTTTGTTATCCAAACATCTACCTTAACTTTTGGTAAAGGCATATTATTATAGTCTAGAGCAGTTACTACTATCCTAACAGCCTCTCTATACACTCCTTCTGGAAAATCTGGAGTTTCACTTATTACAATTTTACTAAGATTCTCAGCTGGATGTCTAGGTTTACTTAAATAAACAAATCCAGAATCTGCTCCTGACATAATAGGATTAATCTGTACATAGCTAGAATCAGATGTACTAAATACACCAGTATCAAAACAACTATTATACTGAGCTTCTTCCCATCGTATAACTGCCTTCTCGTTCTTAAGTCTTAATATGCTTAGTACAGTATTTTCTACATTAGTATCGTCTTCTGTAATACAAAACGAGCCATCTACATAGTATCTGACTGCAGTGCGAGTGCCTTCAGGTAGTAAGGTAGATGGCGTTATTACGTTCCTATCAACAGAGGCAACGTTAATAGGTCCATAGCCTATAGCATATATAACTGGTGACCATGCTCCAGTAGCTACTCGATCAAGCATGGTTCTAAGCTTACCGTCAGAGTCTACTAATAGTATCTCTTCTTGTAAAAGAGAAGGCTTATCCTTTAAATAGGTAGCAAATAAAGCTTCTTGCCTATTTGGATCATTAATATCTCTAGCAATCCACGCTCTTCTATTTATAAAATCCCAGTAATAATAGTTCCTATCTATTAAGTGCCCTGTGCTTGGCACTGTTACCATATCTACTCCGCTTGCATTAGTTAAGGCTACTAATTCACCGGGAACGTCTATGTACAGAAAGTTATTATCATATGCTGTTGGAGTTACTTGATTAAGCACAGATAGATTAGAGGTAGCTCTTGTGTACCTAAACTCTTCTCCATCTATAATTATAGGCCCTTGCCTGGACGCTGCTCTGAGATCTGGGCTGCTAGCAAGTATAAGATTATCTGTTTCCCCAAACGGTACCTGAATATCTTCATAACCTTCTTGGGCATACAAATAATCCTCCTGGCCATTTAAATAGAACCAGCCGGATCTTACTTGTGGATACCATCTGTTTTTAGTACTTTGGTGAATATATACCTTTAGATCGTCTTCCCACCCAACGCCTGGTTGTACAGGATGAGTATTATACATGTCAGGCTCCTAATGTTCTAGGAATATATTCCAACTCTGGCTTAATACTATCGTCTGTAAACCAGACTACCTTTTCCCATTGAACTTTACCTAAGGTAACTTTAACTGAGTTTGATATGCTATTAGCTATCTCATATAGATAGCTTGTTCCACTACCATCTGGGTTATACAGCTTATTCTTATACTCATTTGATGAAAGAGTATAAACCTTAGCTGCCCTAGCTACGTATACTAAATAGGCCTGGTTAGCATCGATATTACCAGAGACTGGAGAGAGGAGGGTTATATAGCCCTGAGAGTTTCTAGTTATACTGTATGAGGAATATCCGTAGCTTGCAGTAACCGAGGTGTTAGAAGGAGAATTAAAGATAATAGTATTACCTACAATAGCAGAAACAGGCTGTGTAGAATACCCTCCTACTATAATCCTTAAACTTTCTGATTTAGGAATTTTAGTAGACTTATATATATTATCGCTTATTTTTCTTAGATCTTCAACCTTAATACTATCCTTATCTACCCCATAAACTATTAGCTCTACGGCATCTGTAATACCAACATCACTTAGTGCTACGGCTCCTGTTGGTACCCATGAAAAGAATGAGATTAAATCTATTCTTCTAGCTACTTCAGCAGATAGCTTGGGTATAGTAGGACCACCATTTATATAATAACAGGACTTCTGTCTGTTGTAATAATCAAAGTTATTTTCCCTAGGTAATCTAGGAAGATCTCTAGTTAGTCCAATAGCATCCCATGCATTATATAGATCATATTTAGATAATGGTTGCCATGGACCTCCATTTATTTGTATAGAGCCTGATGCATCAAGAGCTTCTACCATGTATACCGGGGAGTATCTTACTACTATAGGCGTATCATATGGTAGGTATATTACTCCACTAGAGGCTGATATATAATGAGACTGGCATGGGAGTCTTTCGAAGGCAGCTCCAGCTTTGTACCAAACATCACTATCTGGAACCAGAGGACTAAGCTGTATAGAGAAATCACTTCCCGGTACAGCTGTTGTTTCTAGTACCTCCAGATTCCTAAGTACGATACTACCATTCCACACAAAGAATATAGGCAGTGTAGAATGTGTAAAGTCAAACAGGTCTGTAGCTCTAGCTACAGTACCTGATCCTGCAGGACAGCTAAAGTTTATAGTAAGATCTGTACTATCTACATTTTGAGTATATGCTATCCATCCTAGCCTAGGATGCCCCCAACTGGAGAATGTGCGCTCTCCTAGATAATCATCAAGGTCTCTTCTTATATTTACGTATTGATCTAACCAAGCTGATATCCAGAACGTAGCAAGAAGAGAGCCAGATGTTGGAGGGTATCTTACAGACATCCATCTTGGCCAGTACTGTATATACTCTATATCGTAGGGCATTACTCTCCTCTCCCGGTATTATTCAAATGGGGGCCTAGTATAGGACTAAGCCCCCATATACTACTCATTACTAGCTTAGCTGAAGGGTACCTTTTGCAGGTAGCGGACCGACATTTACAGTAGCTTCACCCGTGTTCGCATTAAAGAGGGTGAACCCAACAGAAAACTGGTCACCAGTCTTTATTACCACATATCTAGCAGTAGCCCAATAATACTTAATACCGCTAGAATAACCAGGTACCCAGTTAGTTAGATCAGTATAGGAAAACTTACCACTATCAACAATACATACTGTAGTATCGCCACTACTAAATGAGCTCGCATTTGCTACATTAGTTAGTGCTACGCCTCTAAATGGGCCAAACCACGCCATGATATTTACATACCCGCTAATAAGGGTTGGTGTCTTGTTGATATGAAACCCAACTGCAATAGTATTCTTACCATCAAGAGAGATAGCCGATGCGCCATTCGGAACTAGTACGTCTGTATAAATTGCCATTTTCTGCTTCTCCTTTAATAAAACCACTATCACTTTAATAAAGTGATTAGTTTAACTTACGTGTCCATAGGTATAGGAATATAATCTAGCTGAGGAGATATTTCGTCTTGTGTGAACCAATGAACCTTTTCCCATCTAGCATATCCTAATGTTACATTAACCTTCTTTCTAATGTTGTTAGCAATATCCAGGAATAGTGAAGTAGGGAGACCGTCTCCAGTTAATAGTTTCTGTTCTTTATATTTCTTCTTGCTTAGTGTATTAACCTGGATTCCTGTAGTCCATGCTACTTCGTATATGTCCTCTGCAGTATTACCGGTTCTTTGAAGTACTGTAATATTACCGGATGGTTGAACCACGTAGTTAGTATATCGATAGTTAGCTATCAGAGAATTGCTATATGCACTGGAGGCATATATTCTTCCACTAGCTGGAGTAACATTTAGTAGAGCACCCTCGTTGAAAATATACGGCTGTTCGATTTCTCTTTTAGTCGTATAGTAGATAAGTCCTTGCTCCTTCATCATCTCTTCTAGAGAATAGCTATACTTAGGTAATTCGTGAATCCACACATCAGCTATCGAGGAGCTGTTCCATGTAAGTAATACCATTCCATTCCAGTAACTGGTGTCCAAAACCCCGAGTCTTCTTCCTACGGCCTGTTTTAGTCCATCTTCTGTAGAACTTCCTGGGAATGGGTATACGGACTTTAGTCTCTTCCAGTAAGACTGGTTGTCTTCTCCTAAAAATCTAGGTAGATCTACTACTAGGCCTATCTCATCTATTGAGCTCCAATAGTCCATATACTCCAGTGGTACTGCTGGGCCATTATTTATAGATACTGTAGCATTAGTAAGATCAGATAATAAAGAATTAGACTGATAAACAATAGTTACTGGCCCAGTAATGTTAGATATAGTAGATGTAGTTTCTGTAGTAGGTCCTGATCGATTTAAGCTTCCTGGCTCTTCTATATGCCAAATACCTGTGGCATCTTCTCTCCAATAGATATCCGTTCCGCTAAGTATTTCTCCATCTGGAAAAGTAACTGTGCCAGTAGCTACTACAGATAGTACACTTATAGTTAGTCCCATAAAGTATATAGCATAGTTATTATTATCTACTATATACGCGGGTCCTACAGCTGTAGTAAATTCCCACTCTGTTGAGCATATGGTGGGATAAATAGTTCTACTAGGAGTAGTTATAGAAACCGATGTTATTTGATTACTAGAAAGATCGGTACCTACATACCAACCTCTACTAGGTTCTCCTAACCAATTATTAAGAAACTTCTCTCTTTCTACCTTATAGCTATAGTATGCAGATGACAGTAGCTCTCTACCAGGAGAAACTAGAAACCTTCTTAATAGAGACCCAGTGGCTGGATCTGTATTATAATGTATATCCATCCACTGCGGGAAATAGCTGCCTATAGTATCTGCTCCAGAAGATATGATATCTGGAATATATATTAAAACAGAAGAGGCAGGTGTTCCGACTACTGGCATCTATATCTCCTATACTACCTTTAGGACAATATTAGTATTTGCAAATTCCTTTACATAAGTACTTAGCAGGTTCCATGGATAGTCTACTGGATCTACCTTTCTTCCAGGCGGAAACGCTATTTCTGCATGAGATTTGACAGATACCGTGTTTCCAAACTTATGCCTGAGATAGGCTACTACAAGAGCTGTAGATTTAACAAGAGCATCTGGCCAGGCCTCTTGCCCATCTATATGCTCCTGTTCTATACCTACTGTATATGTATTACTATACCTCCAGTCAGAAACGGTTCCACAATGAAAAGCTATATCCTTATCCTGTACGAAGTGATAGATATCCCCGGTAATGGTTGTGTACCAGTGCACGCTTACACGCCTATCTGTTTTTCCTGATAGAACTTGTATATCACCATTCTTCCTTCCATCAGTAGAATGAAGGATTATTCCATATATAGATGTTCTATCAGATGGAAGGTAATATCCACTCTTGCACTGAACCCAGTTATACTTTAGTACTGTGTCCATCTAGCCCTCCTAACTAACATTAATAACTCTAGATACAAATCTCTCTCCTGGATCTAATAGTTGATTTGCTTTTAAGGATGGTAGCCCATCTATAGTCATACTAACATCACTATCAACTATATCTGAAGAAGCCTCTTGAACTCTCGCTGCTAGCTCAGAGTATATAATACTACCATTACCAGAAGAATCTTCTATTGGTAGGTTGTCTAGATATCCACGAACTGCAGCAGATACCATAGACTTTACGCTAGATACAGCTGCTCCTGGTTTTACTACAAGCTTAACTGTTACATCAACAAACTTGACTACTGGAGCTTTAGCTATAGCAGATATACCAGCAGCGGTATTTTCATCCAGTACCCTCTGGCATTCTTGAATGACTGAGTCAGGAACAACTCTATCATAGCCATAGATAAGCACATCTAGAGTTCCTGTTCCTCTAGCTAAGTTCAGTATCTGGACATCCCTAACACCGGGAACGTCTAACAGATATGACCTAATGGCTGTTAGGTTAGCTCCTTCTTTTCTATAGATCTCCTGCTGAATTCTAACCCTATAGTTAGCATCAGATTCCAGGTCACTACCAGTAGTGATTGGTAGTTCGTTTGTAACAGATAGGTCTAGTAGTCCTACATCATGAGAGTCAATCCTACCTGCTCCTATATTGTAGTACTCTCCTGGAGCAGCTGCCACAACGTCTACGTACTCCCTACTTCCAGGCTGTATAACAATTTGAAACGCAGTGTAGTAAGATATAGATGGATCTGAAGAGGGCCATACTCTAGTATGAATAGGAACAGTAACTGATACAAGTCTATTGTTAGTAAAAACTACAGATAACGCTCCTCCAACAGTACTAGAAGCTACAGCTGCCCTTCTAGCTACTCCAAAGAATTGTCCTATCTTATCTAGATTGGTACCAGTAGCACTAGACAATAGTCCTTGGGATTCTATAAATTCTAGCTCATCCCACAAGTCTGTAAGCTCCTGACAAAATACCCTTAGTATATTAGCTGCAAATCCAGACTCACTATCATTAGTAAGTCCTGTTTGAGCGGATACTTTGTTCCAGGTTCTACGTAGCATTTCATCGAATGTAGGACGAGTAATCATAAAAAATCTCCTATAACCTGCAGGCTAGTAGCCATTAGCTACTAGCCTAAAAGGTTACGATGGTCTTGGAATTACCGGGAACCTAACTTCGCTTCTCTTAAACTCTAGGTTAGTTAGGAACTCTTCGACACTATACTTTAAGTCCCACCTGATGGGGGATATTTCTATAATATAGTCGAAACAGGAAATACTTCCAGATATGTATGGACCATCCTTTTCGTCAGTTACCTTAAGATTAACATATATAGGTCTGCCCATTAAAGGAAGAGGTTCCATACTATCTATAGGGCTGTCCTTTCTATCTAAAGCAGCTAGAAATAGCCCCTGTCTTACTCCAGAATCTAACATAGCCTTAGAAATAGTTGTCATTGGAGTAACTGTCTTAGGGAGCAAAGACTTTACTGTTACTAATACTTCAAGTAATGTCTTTGCTATTTCATGATTCATATTTAATAGCCTTTCTTTACCAAGCTGGATAGCACTCGCACTTCTTATACTTTAGCCCAGAGCCACAAGGACATGGATCATTACGACCTACGTTACCCCATAGTACCGGGTATTTTCTATAAATAGGTCTGTTTGATTTAGCCGTTTCTATAAGCTGATTCCATACTTTAGGCCATAGATGGACATTCTTTCTCATGTCAAAGTCTTTTTCTACTATGGCTTTCATAGTAGCACCCATCCTCTTTCTTTCGCTCTCGTTCTCAATTAGATAGGCAATATTTTCGTAAGTAATATCGTTAAACCCATTCTTGCCATTTCTAATAGTAGTAACGTATGGAGGAATCTTACTGGCTACACATGGAATTCCCCAGGCACCATACTCTAGTACCTTCAAGTTGCTGTTTAGAGTAGCAATTCCACCGGCTACGAACTTCTCTCCGGCTACCTGAATATTATATGGAGTAAGTTCTACTTCTTCTATTGAAGTAATTTGATCATAGACTATAGGATCTTCAACTTCATACTCTAACGTTTGAATATTTGTATGGAACTTATCTATATAGGAACCTACTATTCGTAGTAGTCCACCGTTATCTGGTTCTTCAAGCTTAATCGATACAATACCAAACCCTAACAATAGTTCCTGTATGCTACTAAGAATACTAGAGTCTAACGACCTCATATCTAGAGTGCCTTGATCGCCATCTTCCGTGTGTGCATAAACAAAGGAAGCTACTACATATCCTTTAATGAAGGCAGCTACTACTTCTCTTGGAGATCTAAAGATAATCTCTGGAACACGATACTCCTGCTCACCTTCCGGTAACACTAGCCCTAGATACGATAAGAAATCTAGTAGCTTAGGATTATTAACTACTACTCTATCATCAGACTTAGTTAGATTATCCTGATCACAAATACCTAGGCTATTAAGTAATGCTACCAATCTTTCTGTAGCGCTCTTATTAGAGAGTATCTTTATAGTTAAAGGAGCAATACTTTCTATACTGCTACCACAGATTATCCCTAGTACTTCAGCCCAATCCTCATTTATAATAGATGGGCTAGGAGGATCTTCTAGAGGAAAGATAACAGAACATTTACTGTGAGAGAACTGATAGCTAGATATAGGAAGCTTATCTCCAACCTGAAGCTCTTTAGCTAGCTTAGTACCATTCTCTGTTAGCTGCCTATGCTCTTCTGTCATAGTAAGGGTATAGCCACACCTAGTAACAACCTTTACTCCCTTCTTTCTTGATTGGGGGTCGGTTGCTATAACTTCTACAAACTCGCTACCATTCCATACTTTATCACCGGATAGTAGTGATATGATCGGCTTAATCCCGGTTGGAGTTGATACTCTAGTTCTCCAGTCTAAGCACTTAGATGCATTAAATCTACAGTTGATAGTAGGCGCTAGACCAATATCAAAGTTAGCAAGACCTGTTGGATATTCTTCAAATGGTCTTGGTGGTACAAACAAAACTCTTTCTGGGTCTAGTTCCCACATATCTACTATAGCCTGCATGAGCTGCTGACTAGTATAGATCCCAAATTTTACGTAATCATATTTCTTTAGAATTCTTGGAATGATGGACCTTAGTAGCTGAAGATCTTCTAGGTGGGTAGTTCCGCCCGACCATCCTACTACAAGATAGTTTGGATCTTTATCCTCAGGTAAAGTCTTCCAGTCTCTTAGATCAAAGTCAATCGAGTTAGGAAGCACCTCTATATTAAGATTAAAGTTACTATAATCACCAGCAAGCTCTACAGTACTAACAGTCACTCCGGTAACTTTATTTAGTAAAGTACTTACCATCTTTAGCTCTTCAGTACCTTGGTGATATACACTATATACTGGAGAGCTAGGTAGTACACTATGTAAGTTGTCATCAACTTCATAAATGACAGGCTTACCATACTTTAGTGCTTCATAAAGCATGCGCTCAGCAACATTTTTATCGTACTGTCTCTGAGCTATGATAATATCAGCATTTAGAACTTCTTCTAGTGAGCATACCTGTACATATCTACAATTAGCACCAAGTCTATTTAGATAGGTAAATGGATGTACCATCCTATAGTTGCCGCATGCTGTATCATCAGCAACTAGCCCTAAAACATTTAATCCTTTATAGACATTATTTACTACTGGAGGACACTCAACTTTAGGCAGATTAGTAGTATCCACTTTAGGCAGGCTAGTAGTATCCACTATACTAGTGGCACTATTTTCTAGAGGCATCTGACTTCCTTTCTTATCACACCGTCTTTCAGGTGAGGCTTTTTCAAAGACAGGGAAATTTTTATAGACCCTACTGGTATTATGGCATACGTTTAAACAGGATCCGGTGACCCCGCTACAGTTCCTATAGCCGGTCCAGGAGCAGTGAATGGATTAGGATCTGGTGCATGTGCTGGAGGATTGTCTCTAATGTTATCGGCATCATACCCAAACGTATGATCAGCCCTACGCTTTAGATAATCCCTAAAGTCATCAGCATAAATACCATGAAGCTCTGCTATATTATTATATAGTTCATATAAGCTTTTAGTAACATCAAGAACTTCTTGTAAACGAAGTCTTTTTGCTGGAGGAGCTTCTGGATCTAGAGAATCAAGCTTTGCTCTAACCTGTTCTCCAAACTGTCGAAAATGATGGGCTTCTAGGATAGCTTCTCCATGTAGAGTCTGATGGTAATGTAGTGCTTTATCTGGGTCATGCTCTGTAGCATCAGGATGTAGATCAAACATACTTGGTAATCTACCGGGGTTGGCTGATGGCATGTCGTCATCGGCATCATCCGTGGCTACACTCTTAGGTGCGCCCTTTGTAACGCTTTCTTTTGCTACTGCCATAGCTAGCTGGGTATGCAGTCTGGCCGCTTCCCAAAAAGCCATGCCTCTCTTTGAGTGAAAGTCTCCCATGGCTTCATGAGTTTTAATTACCGGGTCGTATTTGCTGCTGCCATCAGGTGCTAGAGGAACGTCTACAAACTGAGTCTCTGCATCAGGAGCTTCGCTCTTAGTAAACTGTAGAGGATTACCAGGATTAGGCACCATATCCGGAACCTGCGCAGGAGGAGCACCCACTCCGGTAGTTCTTGCCTTCTTTAATGCATCATAGTGCTGCATAGCAATTTTCAAGTCCTGGTTATACAGCTTGATAGTATACTTCCTAGCTTCCCCATGACTGATCTTACCCATATTACCTGTATCTAAACGAACAGGTCTATAACTAAACTTACCCATAATAGTATTCTCCTAACTAAGCTCTCGAATTTTTCCTTCTTTAAGATCTAAGGCTACTGATAAAGTAGACTGCTCTCCATCATAAGTAATTATAATGGTTGACATTATAGTAAACTTATCCACTGGTATTGTAACTATTTCTATCTCTTCTGATGTTAGAAATCCATCATGTGTTAAAGCTCCAACAATTAGCTGCTCCATAAGATCGCCAGTATCCTTACTATTAGGCTCTCCTACTAGCTGTTCTAGGGATGCCCCACACTCTGGCTCTAGTATCCAGTCTCCTATAACTGTTTTTAGTCTAAACATGCAGCTTTGTAATAGAGCATCCACCCCTTCGCTATGTAAGAAATCTCCGTCTGGTCCAATCTCTGGCTCACCATCAATGTTCATCCATATATCAGACAATATATTAGAGCTAGGCATTATTTTGTAACCTCTTTTAGTAAGTCCTTTATTCCAGATAAGAAGTCAGGAACTACAGCTACATTAAATAAAGGCTTACTATTAAATATTTCTGAAAACTTAATAGGATGCTGGTCTCCATAGGGCGTACCAGTTAGAAAGTATGCGTCTCCTCCTAACCATTGTTTAAAAGTTACCGGAGATAGATCTGGTATCTCGCTCTTGGGGCCTAGAGTAGACGTAGAGAAAAGGTTAGCTTTATAAGTTAGCCATTTAGAGTTAAGGGGAGTATTGTTTATAGCGAAGGAATTACTTTCAGTAAGATTTATGTTAGCATCTGAAGTACTAGTTACTAAATGGTTACCTATTATTACTACAGCTCCAGTCTCTCCATCTAATATTATTCTAGAGTTTCCGGCAAATAGTTCTAGAGCACCATCTTCTCTGATATGTACCCCAACATTTTGTGTCGGATGTTTTAGCCCTATTTCATTAGGTAGGGTAGTTTTAGCTGACTCAGAAAATTCCTTAAGTAATTTCTCCTTAGGCTTCTTTAAATCTTCCAGCTTTTTTTCTAGTGTTGCCTTGTCCATATCAATTCCTTAGCCTTCCAGAAACTGCTATAGTCTTACCATCTCTAGGTAAGGTATCTTCATCAGGTCTAGATGTTACTGTATAATACTCTCCAGGTGGTTCTATAGCTACAATCTTTGCGTGAGTATACTGCCCTTGTGGGCAGCTCATAACCGCTACAGCCCCAACTCTCACCTCACCCGGTATAACACCCTTTGGGGGTTCTGGAACGGCTCTATTATATAATCGTATATGCCCTGCTCCTGTAGGATTACTTATTTCTACCGTACATAGTTTATTCTTATGATCATAGTCTACTATTATTCCAGAGAAGGAAGTAGCTCTACCTTCTATACTTTTTGTTATTAGTTTTTCTATTTCCAGCTTAAACTCTGATGGCATTAGTACTATCCCTCTAATTTTATTATAGCATAATACATATTTTTATAGCCTACCATATGCATCTGGGTTGAATTTTCTTAATGGAGTGTTTAAAACTACAACTGAACCTGTATGAGGAGCCTCCATAACCATACCATCTCCAGCATATATTCCTACATGAGTAGCTATTCCGTTGCTTAATTTAAAGACTAGATCTCCTGGTTTCAGATCTTTTTCTTGTATTTTTGTACACATCTTATACTGTACATTAGCAGTTCTTGGTATATCTCTACCAAGATTTTTAAAGACTGCTTGAACAAATCCAGAGCAATCTAGTCCATTATTACTGCTAAGATTAGACATATCACCGCCATACACATATTTCTTACCCTCAAAAGATTTAGCCGCATTAAATAAACTGTCTTTAGTGATAGGTTGTACTGGTATATTTCCGGTTGTACCATCGTCCATAATAAGATCTGTATTAGTACCAGTACTATTAATAGTTTCATTTAGTTTATCAATATATTTATTAAAGTTGTCTTCTTGAATTTCTGGAATCTTAGGAAACTGCATATTGTTTTCTTCAGGATTGTTTGGATTCCACCCACTATCTGATCCAGGAAATACAAGATCAGCTAGAAATGGAACAATAGAACCTAGAAAATCTTTATCGGCAGAAGAGAGTATACTTGCCCAAAACCAATCGCTAGTAGATATTGGGTCTCCAATTACAGCCCCCATGTGTCCTTCTATACCAGCGGAAAATTCTAGATCATTAACTTTAAGTGGCATTATAACTACACTTTGGCTACTAGATAACCATCTACCTATCGTATCTCCTATAGTTGACGTTAAGAGAATGCCTACTGCTGCCGCTGCAATATCAAGAAGATCTATAGCTCCTTTTGCTCCGCTAGCTACACCTTTAGCAGCAGCTTTAGCTTTTTTGCTCCCTTTAACAACCTCAGCTGCTTTTACAGTTTTAGCTGCCTTGCCTGCTTTGTTAGCTGCAGCAGTCTTAACGGCCTTACCTGTCTTTTTAGCTGCGGCAGCTACGGCTTCTTCATCTTGAGCTTCTTTACTCATAAATTCAGCGACTTTCTTACCCGCTTTAGAAGAAGCCCAAGTAGTCTTTGCATAATTTATAATATTAGTAGTATGTTTTCCAACCTCTGCTTTCTTTATCAGCCCATATATCTTATTACCCCACTGATTAGCGGTAACCCTAGCGGTTACCATATCTTTTACTTCAGGAGCATATTTTTCTATAAACTCTGATGTCTTTACTACTACACCATTAGACTTAAGTTTATTTTTAATAGATTCGTATGCCTTTAATAGCCCATTTCTAGTTTTTATAAGATCCTTCTCAGTTACATTTTTCGAGAGCTTCGCTGCTTTACCAACAATAGCACTTTTAATCTTAGAGTTGGACAGTCTTCTAATTATATGCCCAAGTGAGTATCTCCATATTCTATATGAAGCATAACTATAGCCTATTCTAGCTAGAGAAAACCACATAGAAGACTCTACATGACCTGCAGTAGCTACTAAACAATCTGGAGAGACTACAGTAATATATCCAGCATCTAATGAAAAGTGGTTAGTAACTTCTTTTACCTGTACTAGTCCATTCATTAGTGTAGAAGCGTCTATAAGATAAACATAGTCCCATGGAAAGATATAAGGATCCCCAGATATAATAGATCCACCTTGATACATATCTGCTAGAGAATCTCTAATAAGCATAACTGAAGTAGTATTAGCTGCTGTATTAACAGTATTAATATTTCCAAAAGATATTGCATTAGCAATGCTTTGAATTCCTTCAAGTCCATATAAAGTACCAGACAATAGCCCACTGTTATTTACAATAGTTTTCTGGTGCTCTGGAAATATGTCAGAGTCTGCTTTCATTATATCGCCTTCTCTGATAACCGTCCTTATTGCCCCTCCATATATATACTTACTTTGACAGTTAGTTATAACATTTTCATCAGTAGCAATAATATTACTAGCTATAAGATTATGCCCACTGCATATAATATGTATCTGAGAAAAAGTCTTACTGTCCATAAGAGCCATATATTTTTCTATATTATCATTAGGAAGCTTACTGGCGTTAACATTTCCATCTTTATACTTGTAATAGAATGGGAACGAGCTTTTACCAAAGAATAGCGTGCTTCTATAATCAAATGGCCTAACTGCAGCTATAAAATCAGGTATTGCCTTCCTACATGTTTCAATTACTTTCCAAGGAGAAGCATCTTCTATCTGCACTCCTATTAAAGTTTGTCCTTGTAAATGGGCAAGCATTCCATTAACAGTAAGCCAGTTTTGCCATGCAGTACTGTTATTATCTGGATCCTGCTTACTGTTATATAAGTTTACTCCTATCTCACCTAGAGAGTAAGTAGGCATGAAATTATTATCAGAGCTCCATGCAATAGAATAGTCTAGTGATCCAAAGTGAGATATGCCATAGGGGTTATTATATTGCCATCGACCAGCTGATACTGCTGATACTAAATCCCAAGATGGCCTGAACAATTCTCCTATAATATTTCTAGGCTCTTTACCATGAAGAGCAAAGATTCCAGTATTTTGAAACATGTTGTGCTCTTTTTGTTTTTGTACTGAACTATCATATATCATATAGGAGTCTGTATCTGGAAACGGCTTCATAAGTTCTATGGCATCACCTAAGGCTATTACTTGACAATACCTATCTGCTACAGGTACTTCTGATATCACACCATTAAACTTTACAGGGTACTTAGATGCATCACTATTTCCTGTATAGTAAGTTGTTCCTCTTCTTCTAGCAAACCACGTGCCATTAGGCGTGGTTGGACACCACACTATCCCAGTATGTTTTATCTTTACCGGGAAGTGCTCTCCAACTTTAAGGTGTGGGGTATTACTAAAGGTTAGTATATATTCTAGACAGTTTGCTTTTCTGTTATACCGCTGGCGAAGGTTAGTCTTCTTACCAGCAAGAATACAAGCAAGCTCTATAGGAACTAGTTTCTCTGGTTCTTTTTGTATTATAGAACCTTCTTCCTTATCTAGATCTTTACCAGCTATTACTCGTAGTAAAATCTCTAGCTGACCTAGCGTTAGTTCTTTTATCCAGTCTGAGGAGATTATTTTTCTAGGAGCAATTTCTAGTAGATCTTTAGAAGCAGAACGACTTAAGCAGAAGAACGGAATATCCTTATACGAGCCTTTCTTTTCCGTCCATCTAGGAGGAGAGTTCTTTGTACTTGGACCTCCCTTACTAAGAGACGAGGAGATAGGCCCAAATAGTTTTTCTAGTAGATGGCTTATTCTATTACGACTTTCGTTACTTAGTCTTGCTCTCTTAGCTAGCTCAACCTGCTTTCTGTCTTGGTTAGGCTTTATAGTTCCTGCTACTATAAACCATCCTACTAGTTCTACTAGCTCGTCAGAATACTTTTTATCCTTAGGTAAATCATTATTAACCGCTGCTACAGGAATACTTTCGCTAGGCAACAGCTCTTTAGACGTAGTCCACTTCCTAGCTACGGATTCATCTTTCCCGGTATCTAAATTAATAACAGGCCACTTATGATCTAATGTAGTAAGAGAGGAGTGCTTAGGCCCATCTAGATATAGTAAATCCTCTCCTTCTACATCGTAGACGTTAACTCTAGATACTTGTTGCCACTCAGACTTTCCTGTGCTATGGTTTAGTGTAAGAACAGTGTCTCCTTCTTTTAGGTCTGTGTACTTACACCAGCCATTACTGGTTAATATTTCAGTTTCTTCATCCGCACAACCGTACCCTAGCCGTATATGTAGCCTAGCTCCTGGTCTAAGCATCATAGATCTTGCCCATTGGCTCCAACGTCTTTCTAGATCTTCTCCTATAAGTCCTGAAAGGAACTGTGATACACCACTAGTAACAGCCTCCATAGTCCACGTATTTATAGTGTTTTGTCTATCTTCAAGAGCTACACTTGTAGCGGTTGATGTGAGCTTACCGTATAAGTTTGAAAATGTTATAGTAGCTACATCTACCGGATCTTTTCTAGACTGTACTATGTCTATAGAATTTATTCCATGGGCTCCGTACATATGATCCCATACTCTTTCTACTCCAATCCACCTACCACCATCAACTATAACTACTAAGTACGCTGGGAAAGCTCCAACTAGTCTGCTTTCATGTGACTTATTCCTAAGATCATTAAACATATTTCTAATTCTATTAGTAATATTACCTATATCATCATCGGATTCTAGTTTTATATCAAAATTATTATCATCAGCAGATATTTCTACGTTATACTTTTTTGTATAGTCCTCAGGCATTTTAGCCATGTAGCTGTATAGCACACCATTACCACCATCAACACATCCAGGTGGAAGATCTTTCTTGAGAATTTTAGAATAGTGCTCTTCACCTTCCATTGTCCTCCACGAGCCATCTACAGGAATAAGCTCCTCTTCGTGTACATCATATGCATCATACTCAGAAAAAGCGGATTTTGGTATAAATGATGCTTCAAAACATAGTCTTGTTATATCATAAATCTTAATTTTTCTATTCATAAGATCATTTAGTAACTTTGTCTTATATGGTTCTGGTACTTTAGCTTTTGTTAAAACGTTATAATAACTATCATGTCTTTTCCTTTCTCCATTACTTGCACTTGGAGTATTATGTAGAGAAGATACATTTCCTCCTTGATTCCACCAGTCTTTCATTTCTCGTATATCGTCAACATAATTCTGAGCCTCAGAAGACATATGACCTCTAGCTACTGTACCTGTTCCAGATAAATGCGCCCATAAAGCTTTTCTAACATCACCATTATACTTTTCTAGGTATCCAGCTATTCTAGCTATTCCTACAGTTACATTGACTATAGGATCTTCTAGATTATATATGTTATGGTTTTTACTAAACCCACTATTTACCAAAAATGATTTTACTGCATTAACATCGTCTTTATTAAGCTGCATTAAACCTATATAACCTTTTTCATTTGCAGATAAAGATCTACCGTCAGACTCTCTAAGTATTATTCCTACTATCAAACCATCATCTAGTCCTTTTACATTATTAAAGTATCTCTGCCTAATTTCACTAATCTGATTTCGTATAGGACTAGTTATTCTATTGACTCCGCCCACATGAGCTGAAATACCTGTTGGTCTCGAATACTTAGATCTATCTACTCCATTAGCAGCTGGTACATTACTATTGCTAGATGCAGAGGCTTTATTAGCAGCTGGTACATTACTATTGCTAGATGCAGAGTCTTCATCATCATCTTGTGTATCTTCTTTATTTCTACTTCTAGCTCTAGCATCTAGTACCTTGTCATAGTACTCCTTTAGTCGCTTCTCTTGATACTTCCTAAATTTCTTATCCTTATCTTTAATATAGTCGTTAGGTGGCTCCTCCTCTTCTTCAAATTTTTTTCCGGGAGTAAGAAAGAACCTGCCTCCAAAGTCATCATAGCATAATAGGCTACCAAAACCGGGGCTAGTCTCTCCAATATTAGTATCTAATAACTCCTTAGTTATTTTTCTTGGATCTTTATGTGGCGGGCAGTAAAAGTCAGGATCCACGTATCCTAATGGATCTCCTGAAATATCTAGTAAAGTTATTGTTTCTAAGTTATCTTTAGATAGATCTATATTCTTTAGCATAGAAGCTAAATAATGCTCTCCCTCTACACCTCCTGCTGCGCGTCCCGTACTATAAAAATACTTAAGTAGACTAATCCAATAGTCTAGTTTTCTATTTGAAGGAAGGTACATATCTGGGTACAGTTCTATCATACGAAGTCTAGTAGCTAGTGTAGATGATTTCCACATTCTATCTATAGGAGATTCTCCTATTTTTTCTATAAGAATGTCTTTATAGTTATTGGTAGTTTTATTTATAATCTTTTTTATATCTTCTGGAGTATTACCACTATATGGTTCAGGAACTATATCTTTATATTTAGGGTTATGCATCAATTTAACAATAACCCTATCCATTTCGTCAAACTCTTCTCTGTTTCTTTGTGCTGGTCTAAACTCCATCAGGTCTAATTGAAAACTATATACATGTGGGTACCCTTCCATAGTAGAAATGGACAGACTAATAGGAATAAAATTGCTTACTCCTAATGTATTTAGAATAGTATTATCTATAGTCATAAAGCCTGCGTAAGGAATGTTCCAAGGTCTTGGTCTCCATTCTCTCGCAACTTTTCTTACTGTCTCTACCATATTAGTAAGCAGGTCTACATCGTCCTCACCGACTAGAGTCCCTTGTATTGATACAAAGGCATCTCCACTACCAAGATACTGATGTTTAGGTAAAGGATCTTGTTGTACCTGCTGAGTAGCCAGGTTTGTAGTAAACTGAACCGAAATATTACTTATTACAGATTCTGGAGATAGTGTATATTCATCCATATCAGCAATACTTATTTCTGGTTCATCGCTTCTATCAATTCTCTGAGCTATATATGCCCATATAGAAGAATTTCTTGGTACTAGAAAATAAGGGGAGTTATTATAAACCGCATCTGATTTATACGTTTCTGTTTTTAACAGATCGTATATATTTTTAGATATCGCTAACTTTTCAGAATCTTTTAGCCCACCATTAGGAAGCAGTTCTATCTGTTCAAAGGATTTATTTTTAACTGCCTCCTGTATACTTTTACTGCCTATAAGCTTATAGCTAGAATAGGCTGTTATAAGCGGGTCTTGTAAAGCCTTAATAATATTTCTAGCTAGCTTAAACTTAACTAGCGCATAGTCCTGACCATCAAGCTTTAAAGTTATTAGGTCTCGTCCATCTTCAAGTTTATATACAGAACTAGTATCAAGATCTATTATATTCGATACTATAAGAGCTATAGTAGCATCATCATCCATTATAAAGGTGTGTCCTTTAGAATCCTTCTTTTCTATATCTACTAGAGTAGGATTCTTATTAGAATATCTAGCCTCTAAAGTATCGTTATTAGGTATAAGAAATGTAGTGTCACCTGCTATAGAATCTACTGCTGGCTTGGGTCCTCTTACATTATCATTTCCATACGTGTCTTCACACCAAGCCCTGAATAATGGCCAACACCACGAATCACCAAAGCTATCATTCTCCGGTAAATACTGCCACCAGGCAAATGGTTCAGCTATTATCCTAACTGCAACTCCTTCAGGTGTACTGTCTAAAGTTTCTAGATGGAACTCCTTTATTGCAATAGCGCTTATATTCCAGTCTTCATTAAGATATACATTCTCAATAGGAAGAAACGGAGTTCTATTGTACTGCTGCATTAAAGGTATAACTACTGAGTTATACTGATCCTGTCCTATAGCAGTAAAAGATATCTGTATTTGGGTTATGGTATTATAATCGACTGCTTTAATAGATCCTTGATTTCTTAGAATCTCTATATTATCCATACCATTATCTGTTCTAATGGCAATGGACTGCGGAGGTATCATAAGATTAGTATATCCTATTCGAGTATAGGACTCTGGGTGTAGAAACTGCTCCTCGTCCTGTGCTAGTTCTATAGGCATTACTACATGTTTTCTTTCAGGCCTATCTTTACTAGAAGCCTGGTCACTACTAATAGAATCTAAAAACTCTTTCTCTGCTTCTACTAATATATCATTAGGGCTAGGAAACGCTGCTGAAGAGAAAGAATGTCCTGCTTTTAACATCTGATTCATTACTCTATCAATAATAGCTCTATCCTCTTCAGCAGTTCTTGTTCTACTATTTATTGGATTTTTTGCAACAAGTATTAGTCCTAAGTTCTTTGGAGATCTATTTATAGAGCTAGTGGTTTGTATAATATCAGTAATGTCAGTACTATTAGAGTTATTGCTATTAGAACCCTTACCACTAGACCTCATATCTATTATGCTTTTAGGTGAAGAAGTCGAAGTTGATATATAGCTATCTGCTAGCTTAATCTCTACCCTACCTTTTTGTTCAACGAGATACTTAGCTATAGTAGGACTAGATGATTTTGCTGGTAAGGTAATCTCTATACTATAGAAATTACCGGGGACTAGTTCTCTGGTCGCGTTGTAGGCTTGGTTAAGCTTAATCTTTCTTACTAAAACATTGCTACTCTTAAATAGGGATTGTTCGGGCTCGCACTCCCATATAACACCACCAAGATCTATGGGAGAGCTATTAAATATGGAATAGCTGTTATCTGATACCGATATACCAGCCCGTGGATAACTATCTATAGTAGCGCTGTCGGCTTCTATACTAAATGCGCTAGTAGCACCATTTGAATTATTATCTAGGGGATAGTCATTAATGCTAGAAACATTAAAATACCCAAACCCATCTTCTACTTTAGTTAGTAGCGCATACACACGAACCCTTTTCTGATTAAGCGACATTTCTCTTTAGTCTCCTAACTAATATCCTATCCAGCTTTTTTGTACTTACTGCACCGTCTGATATTTTAACATGAACATGGCTCTTCACTGGAGATATAACCGCCTCCTGTCTATGCTCATGTACTATATCAGAATCCATAGAGGGTTCTGATACTATATTTATTTCGTTGCTTACTTCTGGCATAGGAGTATGTAATGCAGAATCTTTCTTACCATATACTTCAGGAGCCTTTACGGCTGTACTATCAAAAGCAATTCTGTTGGAATACTCCTTGCCGGAAAGCATACTTTGTATCTGTCGTTTATCTAGTTTTACTAGATTCTTTTTTTCTTTAGGACTAAGAAATACCCTTTGTTCTGTTGCACTGGAAGAACTTTTTATGGGGGAGGCACTAAGTTCTTGTGATACCTCTTTTAAGTTAATCCCTCTTTTTCTTAGCTTGGAACTTAGTCTATCAGTTCTTAGCCAGTTAGATATCTCTCTTTTACTAACGGCATACTTATCAAATACTCTACGCATTATACTATCTAAATTTTCATAGGCAGTATTTTTATATGTAGAGGCTAACTTCATTTCTGCCAGTACGGCTGATTTTATTGGATTAGATATTCTTCTCTTAACTGTTTTGCTTACAATTCTTTCTGCATATTCAGCGGCTCTTCTAACATCAACAACTGATGAATCTTTATATGTTCCTAGTCTATTTGCCTGCTCTCTTGACGCTGGTCCTTTCTCTCCAACCCCAGCATGGCCATATGCATGTCTACTAGATCTGTAACTTGCATCTACAACATTTGCTATTTGGTTAAGCACTAGTCTAGTAGCACTAAAAGCCATTATATCAATAATAGGACCGCCTATTTCTTGAAATATAGGAGTTAGTTTTCGTACAGTATCTGCTCCTAACTTATTCTCTAGCTTTCCTATTGGTATAGCTTTATTGCCAATACCCTCCAATATCTTAATATCTTTTTCCCACTCAGCAGCCTTATTAGTAAACCATGAGCTATCTAGGCTATTGCCAATCCATTTATATAAATCCGATCCTCTGCTGACAATTCCACCAGCAATATTTCTAGCAGTAGGACTTGATAGAGCAGCTCTACCAAATGCTCTAGATAAAGGATAAGATACTATCTCATGAAGAGCAAATGGTAACGATCTTATAATTCCTCCAGGACTTCTATTATCCTCTTTATAGTCTATATAAGCTCCTATAGACCTTCCTATTCCATAGTATAAACCAAATACAGGATAAGCATTAGCTGTAGTAAATACAGATGCTAAAGATCTAGCTATAAATGGATCTCCTACAGACTGACTAAATGCAATTCCAGCTGATCCAAGTATAGGTATGCCTAATCCAATCGCTCCACCTATATTAGCATAGCTAGCAGCCTTATGAGGATCTACTCTTGACTGCTCTTCATAGGTTCCTAACCACTCTGACATGGTTCTAGAAGCAGGACCTTTTTCTCCTACACCCCAGTGACCATAGGCTAGCCTATGAGAATACTGTAAGGATGAATCTATACTAGGAAGTTCTCTTGGTACAAACTCTAATAAATATCTTAGAGGAGTCATACGTACAGGAGACTCCATACGGAAGTTACCAAGATGTGTTCCTACTATTTTCCTGGCAGACTCTGGATATGGTTGAGTATTCCAACCAATGTCTGATTTATTTATATAGGTTCCGCGTACCGACCGGTCATCAAATACACTAGCCATTTTCTACCTCAACAGCTTTTTTGCTATTTTATTAGCTTCTTGTTTAGTAATCTTTCTTCTATCATTAGAAATGACATGGCTTTTATCTGAGGCTCCAGTAGAATGCATATCTATAGCAGCATGAACCGCATTTACTATTTCATTAGGATCTACGTTACTATCTACAACACCCTTTATTCTTCCATGTATTGATTTGTGTATAGGAACTTCCTTTCGTACTACTCTATTATCCATCTTGGGCTCATTGATTTGGTCGTCTTCTGTCAATATACTAGGAGCTGACTTACGTATGCCAATACGAGAAGACATGACTCCTAGAGTAAGTAGAGCCCCTCCTATGGCTAGTACGCCTGAACCCTTAAGTAATCCTCGTAGTTTATTTCCTAAATTATCCATACTTGATGGCATTATTCCAGAAATAAATTTACCAAAGTCTTCTGCCTTACCAGAATTTATTATCCATGCCTGACCCACAGCATTAGCAGACCTAGCAACAGATGGCCCCTTTGGTGCGCTATTCGCTATTGCAGCATTGGCTGCAGCAACTGTAGCCTTAGCAACTGACGGACCGTTTTGAGTACTATTTGCTACAGCAGCACTAGCTATATTAGCCGCACCTTTATTGACAGTACCACCTACAGCAGTTCTAGTTGCTTTAGCTGTAGCTTTAGTAGCTGCTCTACCCACAGCATTACCGCCTATTGAAGTCGGTGCTCCACCAACCGCTCTTGGTTCAGCGTTACCAAAATACCTATGTACTGCTTCATAAAACATATTATTAGTATAGCTACTTTTATCTAACTCTTCTAATATTTTATCTTTTGCTTTACTTGCTAGAAGATCTCTTAGGTAGTATGACTTTCCTCCAAGAGGTACGATAGCTTCTCCAATATTTCTGGTAATACCGTTAACTTCTACTGGCTGTATACTACCTTTTGTTATTCCTTTAATAGATTCAGACATATCTTGCCAATTAAGTACTCTTTTTATTTCCTGTCTTTGTATGTCTGTAAGAAATCCACCATTAGCTCCATATCTAGATTCTTCAATATCTCTTATTAGTATCTTAGCAAGCTGTGTTTGTCCCTTAGCTCCATGAATTGATACCACCTGTCTTGGTGTTAGGTTAAGAACTGATGGTGCGTATTCTCCAGACATAAAAGCATTAGGTATCTCTAAGCTAGAAAGTCTAAGACCTGCTTGTCTAAGTTCAGGATTGGCTTTATACATAGCTTCTTCTTCGCTACGTATCATTTTGCTTAGCTCTGCAGGATCGTGTATTCTTTTCTGGAAGTTATTTAGGTAATCGAGCATTATACTTCTATTAACAGCTCTGCTTTTATATCCTCTTTGTTCTATTCCTTTCCACCAAAGAACTCCCTCAAACTCATTGTTAAGAGACGGGTTCGTAGCAAGCTGCTTCTCCATATTTGTCTGCATATAGCTTCTTATACCAAACGCTAAATTTCTAGTTGCGTCCATTCCAAGCTCAAGAGACACATTGTCAGGTACACCAGCAGCTTTTCTAATTAGATCTACTACACTCTTCCCTTCAAACTTAAAGTTGTTTTCTATTAGATGTCTTGATAAAATTTCCCTATATGCTACTTGATTATTTCTAAATACTCCTCCGTTCTCAAAGAACCCAATTAGGTCTTGTTCATTAGCAACTTTTCCTAGGGCTGTTCTCATTATTCCTAAAGCTTTACCGGGATCGTTTTCGTGTGCTCTATAGAAAGTTCTGAGTACGAATTCTTCGATGCCATACTTAGTAAGCTGTGGAGTTGCTAGTCTTATTCTATATGAGTTAGTTATATCTGGAGTTATGGTCCATTCATGGAAAGGCTTTTGTGCTACCTCTTTCGCAAAATTAAACAAAGCCCCTTCAGTATTCTGTGCTCCATATACCTCTTTCCAACGAAGCCTGATTAAGTGCTGGGCCTGCTCTGCATTTATACTACCAGCTTTCATTTCTTTATCTATTAGATTAAAGAATGGTCTATCATATATTTTATATTGGTTATTAAACCAATCTAAACCAGATCTATACTGTCTACGTATTCTAGGGTCCTTAAGAAACTGCGTATCAATCCACTTTAGTCTTTCTCTAAGCTCTGGGCTATCACTACTTTCTACGTACTGTGCAAAAGCATCTCTGGTAACCTTAAGTTTTTCTTCTGGAACTTCGGCCAGTTTCATCTTCCATTCAATATCTTCAAACCCAAACTTACCAGTTCCACTCCTTTCACCAGACAGTATCTCATGTATTCTTCTATTAAATAGATCTTTAGCAATTCTATCTTCTTCTTTTGCTACTTGTGTAGTATTAAGATTAGCTTCCCTAAGATTTTGTAGAACTGTAGATAGCTGCAGAGCATCTTCTGCAAATACTGTTCTTCTAGTGGTAGTATTTGCGTCTACTAGATCTACAGCCCACTGTTCACCCCCGGTACTTGGATCTATGCCTTTTCTAATACTTTCTACAGCTAGCATTCTATTGCTAATATCTACTGGAATGTTATTACCATACGGGTCTCTCATTCTAGTGGGGTGGCCATATAGTATTTTATCTTTAAACTCTTCTGCAGATAACTGATGCCACTTGCTAATATCAACTTTTAGATAGTCATTAACTCCCGCTTCCATAACCTTAGCAGTTAATAAAGCATCTTCTGCACCGGTGTGAGACTGTGCTCCTTTTAGTATGCCTCTTCTTGCTGCTGCGGTAGATAAAGCCTGGAAGCCACCTTCAGGAGCTATAGCAGACTCAAGGAACATCACGTTTATAGCTCTATTTTTATTAGCTTCTACAAACGTATTATAGGCTTTCTCCATCTCTGCTAGTCTTTTAACTAGTTGTGCAGCCTCAGGAGTTGTAGGTACTTGAGATGCTCCTGCTGCCATTTCAGCTATTTCTGCTTTTATACGATCTTGATGCTTTTTAGCCATCATAGCCATTTTCATAAGGTCAACGTTTTCGTTATACACAGCAATTTTAGCTGTTGGGTGCTTATTTATTATTTTAGCTGCTTCAGTTAACATTTGCATATCAGCTTTATTCATAGCAGCTATGTCATTAACATTACCAAGTATATCTGTTGTGGCTTCTTGTATTCTACGAGTATTCTTCCACCCTCTAAAGGACTTGTCATATATAGTAGTTCCCTGTTTCTCTCCAAACTTCTTTTTAACTATACCAACATTTCCTAGTCTCGTATATCTAGGACCGTATGTTTCAATATCTAGAGCTAAGTACTCTTCTTTATTTGCTGCCACCTCTTTTAATCTAGCTAGCTGTGCTTCTGGTCCACCCTCCATAGATGAAGCTATATACGAGTCATCATTAACTTTCCATATTGGAAGAGGGCCATCAACAGGTTTCATACCAAGTAGTCTTTCTTCATCTGTGAAAGTAGCGCTCCTCATCAGCTGATCAAAAGTCATCTTGGTAGTATAGCCTTCTTCTGTTGTAAAACCAGTTCCATATTCATCATAAACTATATGAGGAGCTGATGGGCCGTTTATATTAGCTATCTTAGCTCCAGAAGGACCCTCTTGTCCCATACCGTACTGGCCTTTTGTTTTTGCAGAAGGAAAGTCCTTTTCCCAATTTAGGGATAGCCCTTCCATAGGTACCACAAGATTCTTATCTTCTCCTGCTATTACAACTCCAGGTTTTCCAGCTACCTCTTTAGTTTCAAAGTTTTCTTTTCCTAATGTATTAATAATATTTTCTACATGGTTTATATCCTCAACATTCCAAAAAACTTTACCGTTCTCAATACGCACACCTCCCGGTAAAGCATTACTATATCCTACGGTCTTATCTATAAATTCTAATAGCCAGTTAGCTACTTTTGTATTGTTAATATCTGATTCGTCTTCAGCATATTTAGAAGCTAGTCTTAGTGCTACAGTCTTAGCATATGCTTTTTCTTCTTCAGATTCAGCGACTACTAAGTTACCTACTGCCTCTTCTAATAGAGGATGTTTATCATTTAAAGATTTATTCCATAATCTTGTATGTTCATTAAACCTTATCTTATCGCTATCATTAATTTCTAACCAATTTTCTTCGTTTCCAAGCTTCATGTTATATGTTTCTAGTAAATTATTAAATTCGCTATTGTACTTATCAATTTTGGCTATAATCTCACCATACTCTTTATGTTTATCGCTTTCTATAATTTGGTTAACATACCAATCATATTGGTTATTCAACTCAGCCAATTGGGTAATATATCTATTATTTTGTCTACGATACTTATCATATTGAGCCACAGCCTTCTTCAACTCTATTGTTTTATCTTTAAACTTATTCTTTATATCAGGATCATTATCTGTTAGAATATCCATAAATTCTATAATATGTCTATGTATACGTGGGATATTTTCACTTTCATTAAAACTAATATTATTATATATAGATGAATAGATATTATTTACAAGTTTCCACTTCTTGTAATTTATTTCTAGTAAATCATCTAGTCCTTTTAGTATACCTTTATTCTGTGTAAGTTTTTCAGCATTATCTTTAGCTTTTTTTATAATTTGGTTAATATACCAATCATATTGTTCACTATACCTATAGTATTGGTAAGCATAGTAATTATATTGTTTATTATACTCGTTCTGTTCGGCTATGATATTACTTACTTCTGCTAGTTTATCTTTAAATATCCTTCTTGTAACAGAATATTTATATTCTATAGTGTCATCAAATTTTATAAGTCCTCTTTTAAGGTACTTGTTACGTAAGCGAACTTTACTTCGGGTAAGCTTAATATTGTTAAATATAGACATTTGTATATTATTCATAGGCTCTTTAATATTTGCTATATATTCTTCCATATCTTCTACTCTAAACCCTATTATATCTTCTAGCCTATCTATAGATTTCATTATACTAACAGACTCTTCTGTATTTCTATTAGGAAGATTAAAAATTCTTCTATGTGTTCTTTTAATACTAAGCTTAGTTCTTAGTAGAGATTTTATAGAAGCTCCTTCACCAGTAGGCCTACTTTCCATACCTACTGCTTCTAGTAAATCTTCTTTTTCCCATCCACCAGCAGCTACAGATGCGCTAAATATCTTACCATAGGCACCCATTTCTCTATAGAACAGCTGTTCGGCATTTTTTCTGTGCAGTTTTCCAGCTGTTGTAGATATTAACTTAGCTATACTCTTTGCCTCTTTACTACTAAGGTTATTAAACAAGCCTAGTAAGTGGTCTTCTATAGCTTTACTATCTGTTAAACTAACTTCCTTTGGTATAGAGTTTATAAACGTTTCTATTATAGAAGTACTTCCGCCTCTTTTCCTTATCTCTCTTAAGATTCTTTTTTTACTAGGTAGGCTAAATATAGTACGATCTATAACTTCTTGTGCATATCCACCCTTAGAGGCCGATTCAATAGCTTGCATAGCATAGTCTGTAGGATCCGCTATAGTGTCGGCAATAGTTAAGCCTTCTGTATCAGCAATCTCTTTAGATAGAGATACAGTTCCTTGGCCTGAAATAGGCTTACCTATACGAGTAAATACATCTTCTCTTGAACCTAGCCTTCTACGAGTAATAGATGCTACTTCTTTCACAAACTTTTCGTTAAAGTTTTCTGCGGAAAACTTGGACTGGTTACTAGTTAAGGCAGCAATAATTTCTGTTGCTAGCTCTGACTGTAAATCTTCTAGTTCGTTTATATCCATAGAAGCAATAGTAGCGGGCGATATTCCAAGACTACTTAATATCTGCTCTCCTACTCTTGACTTTAGTACTTTTCTAGGGTCAATTGTTCCATTTGTGGCTACTCCTAACAGTTCATATACTCTTGAAAGATCTAGCGCTTTATCTCCTAGAGAAATGGAGGTTCTATTAAATACTTCTTTAGCACCACTAGTAAGGCTACTTATATCTGCATCAGACATATCTAAAGTCTCGCCTGCATTAGACATAATCCTTAGTAGAGCTTGTGCTGGTGTTTCACCCTCATGGTTAGACATATATAATCTATATAGTGGCTTTGATACAGTTTTACCTGCTTCCTCAACTTCAGTACGAAGAGGCATAGTTACCGGAGAAAGTGTTACCTTAGGCCCTCCATCAGCTAGTGGATCAAACTCAGTTATACGCATAGCAACATTATATGGTCTTAATATTACTGTGTCATTTACTCCTTTAACATCCTCTAACATTGGGCCTAAAGTATTTGTATATTTTCCAAACTCGCCTATACCACCTCCTTGTGCAGCTGTTGGAAATTTGGTCAGAGCTCTTCTAATTTTATTAATATTATTCGGTGTGTGGCTCCCCCATATACCAAGGCATATCTCTTCTTCTGTTGGAGGCATACCATTAGACTGTTTATACTTTTCTATAAACTCTCTAATCATTAAGTTATTTATAGAATCATTATTAGCTATAGACCCGTTAAGATATTGAGTCATTTTAAATCCAGGCTTATCTATTTTACCCTGTAAATAATCTCTAAACTCTCTAATTAATAAAACATTAGAACTATCCATAGGCTGCATTAGCTCGCCCTGTCTCATTACAAATTCATTCCATTCTCTAAGGTTCATATCTCTAGAAAAGCCATAAGTATAAGACTGTTCTCTTATGTCCTCACTAAAGAACTCTCCTAGAGAATCTTTACCCGCTATAGATTCGCTAAGAGATTCAGCTGTTCTAAATCCATGAATATTTGCTATTTTTCCAAACCTATCTATATCCTGTAAATACTCTCTTAACATCCTCTCTCTACTCTTGACTTCTGGATTTAACATCTCAGAAAGAGCTATAGCAGTTTTACGTACTCCCTCTCTTTTAGGGTTGAGATAACCTATTCCAGCCCCCTGGCCTAAACCGGTATGCTGTGAGAAAAGCTGAGAGGCTTTTGAGTGCCCACCTATATATTTTCTAAACTCTTCTATTAAAGATTCAGCATCTTGTTCTCGGCCCATCTGCTTAGCAACAGCCCTTATATCTTCAATTGCTTGGGCTACTTTGTCTGCTACTTCTGGTACATACTCTTTACCGGAGTAAAACTCTCTGAGTATTCTTTGTGTTTTTTTAATCCTAAGAATATAGTCTCTACGTCTTCTTGCTCCTCGCTCTAGCCAGGATAGTACATCTAAAGGTTCGTTATCAATTAATAGCCCCTCATTAAACCTAGCGTTAGGTCTATTTTTAAAAGTAACCTCTAGCTGTAGTCCATTTTCGTCTATCATTTCTGATAGAACTTTTTTTGCTATAGAACCTATTATCTTTTTTTCGTCATTATTAAGTACTGACGATACTCCTTCTATACCATATATCTTTTTAATTTCTTCTTCTAAGAAGTATCTAGATTTACGAATAAGCTCTCTTTTTTCTCGTTGCGAAAGACGTGAGGTATTATATACTAATAGTTTAGGATCAACTGGAACAGGTTCAGGCGGTGATTTAGGTACTCGCTTAGAGCGAGTAGGCTTAGCTGGAGTAGGTGGAGTAGGTGATGTAGGGGCTGGCCTAGGAGTTCCATGAGAAACTCCTACTTCATGAGCAGGACGAGGCACTTCAGGATGTGGATTTCTTAGCGCTCTATCTATAAATCCTCCAGCAGCTCTGTTAACGCTCCCTACAATATTAAGAGCACGTAGCTGTATCCTAGCTACATACCCCTTACGTATAAGGTATACAAATGCAGCTGTATTAATCCCAGCCCAGGCAATATTCTCTATTCGCTGGATAATACCAATTTCACCGCTCTCTGTATCTTTAACGGTATCTCCAACTCTAAAGTCTCTTGGGTTTTCTGAGTAGTGCTGTTTTCTCATGGCTTATTAATATAGGCCTCTATTTGCAATCACAATAGTGAAACGCAAATAGAGGCCTTAAGTGTGTAGTACTATAAATAACTATAGGTATTACCGTGGTTACTCAGTATCGTATAGGTCGCTAAGTGTAATCTTCATGCTACGTAGTCTAGCTCTTCTACTTGGTAGAGGTCTGGAAGCAGCCCTCTGTAATAAGATATTTTTCCTTAGATTTTCTACGGCTTTTCTGGTTTCTTGATAAGAAGGCCTAGTAGACGGTTCCGTCTTTTCTGCTGATTCTTGTATAGGCTTTTTCCACGGTCTAGGAACCTTTTTATTAACTAGCTTGTGTAACCTATCAGCTCTTCCTCTTCTCAATTGATTGCTCCTAGAAGGGCAGTACTTTGTTATATACCTGGTTGTCTAGCTGGGTAACGACTGCAGTAGCAATCTCATTCTCCATTGCTCTAACAACATCAACAGATACCTTATACTTTGATGCTAAAGACTGTAGTTGCTTTTCAGGAATTCTTAAAGCTCTACCGTGTACCCAGTCTACTAACATTGGTCTAATTGCGCTATAAACGAATTTAAGCCACATTGTTTTATGCTTTACTAAGACTCTTTATAGAGTAGTCTTAGAAGGCCGCTCCTTATCGGCCAGTCTTAACATCTATATTACTAGGCAATAGCTGCTGCAGGATGTTTGAAAAACTCTTTTGTGTTAAAGGCTATAAGGTCTCTAAATATTTCCTTAACACTACTAAGTGGTCTCTTGTCTAATGCCCATATTATGGCATTGGTTGATGATATGCCCTTCCAGGGGATATTACTTTCCTTGTCTATAAGCTGGAAAGTGAGCGGCTTCGAAAAGATCCAGGATAGATAAACTCGCCAATCTTCTCCAATGACTCCCAAACAATTAGGGTTTTCAATTAGAGCAACCTGCTCAGCAGTAGTTAGTACTTCACTACTACCCCAAATAGTACCATTAGACTCTACATATACAGAAGCAATTCCTGTCTTATGTACTTTACACCACTCCCATACAGTATCCCGGTATTCTTCACTAGCGTCCTCTGATATGGGAAATACCATATAGTAGTCATCTCTAACAGGCTTTCCATCCTCAGCAGCTATACTAGTCCTCAATTTAGTCTTAATAGACTTTTTAGTCTTACCCCTTACATATGCGTAAGGTATCATATAAGATGGTTCAAGATAATCTGTAATGTCATAGCTAGGTCGTAGGCCCTGTAAAGCCCTAGCAAAATCAGTAGTTACTGTAGAGAATATGCCATAGATATCTCCTGGAACCCCGCCTTCTGGAGCATTTCCAAGAAACTTCATCATATCCTCTAGCTTCTTAGCTTTCGACTCTTCTGAATAAGTATGGGCCATTTCTAGTGTTGGATCAACAGTATATACAAGGTCATAGCCAATATGTGAGGCTTCAGAAAAATCGTCTAGACTATATATGTTACTAGCTAACGAAGACTCAACTACTAGCTCTTTACACGATTCAGTAGAAACTGCCGCATCCATAAAAACTTGGTAAGGAAAGTACTTAATAGTTTCCCTCATAGCTCCTAGAGCAGCTAGCGTTTCTACTTCTTTTCCTGGAATCTTTACTAAGATCTTGATCACTCTAAGCCTTCTTTCTTATTGGAGGTTTAGTCTCTACAATATATAGATCATCTGTGGCCAAACAGTTACCTGAAACTTCTATAACAGAACCGTTTACTGTATAATCTTCTTCTGGAGCCAGGTATCTTCCATTGAAAAATACTATACAGTTACTAGCATCTACTCCCTCTGGTACTAGATATCTTCCAGGTCCCAATAGTTTTAGTTTTAATTGTAGCATGTTTTATCCTTATTGCACGTTCTTCCAGAGATATTATGGCACAAATTCTACTAGGCTATATCTTTGATGCTACCTCATTAGTTCGGTCATGAGATAGGTTAACTTCTATATTAGACTCACTACCCTTAGTAGAATTTGACATATTAAGTTCTATGGAAATATCTCTAACTCCCCTACCCTTTAGTAGGGTTTCTAGTGTTCTATGTACATCGGCTACCTCTCCATGAATTACGGGAATAGGAACCTCTCTAGTTGCTATCTTAGCATCCATAGAATTTATAGGATATATCCCCATTTCCATAGGAGTAACGCCTTCTTTCTGCGCAGTTACTACTCTAGCGTTCTCTAGGTTAAACTCTTCTTTCCATCCGGCCCAGGTATCATCTGGAAGTTGATAATTCTTAAAGAACTCTTTTAACGATTCTTTCTGTGGTGTATCTTTTTTACGTATACCTAAGTACTGTCCTAGTACTGATTTCTGTCTCTTAGTAAGTAATGAAAAGAACTCCTTCTTCTCTCTAGGACTTCCATTAGCTACTATATCCATCGCTAGCTCTCTTTCATACCTAGGCAATCCGCCCATCACATTATTTAACGGATCACCTGGAATAGCACCAGTTATGGTCCTTTTAGCTAGCCCTCTATATAACAAAGCTCTAGCCGCTAATGGTCCTATATCATACTCTTTTCTATTGGACTCTACAATCTTATTTATTTCTCTATTAATTCTCTTAACTTTTTTTCTCTTCCAGTCTACGCTAGCATCAGATAACATTATAGCTCTTTTTCTATTCTCTAACTTATCCAGCTCTTTTTTAATTCTATCTCCTTCTAGATCTTTTTCATCCGCAACCTTTAGAATATCTATACCTTCCTTTTCTAAAGCGGCATCAGCGTATTGTTTAGATAGTCTGGTATACTTTACATATCTTAGTGCATCATAGTACTCTTCTATTTCTCTTCTCTTTCGTACTCTCTTTGGAATGTACTTCTCACCGGTAAACACTTCTCCTAGAACTCTTCTTATAGACATTTGAGCAGCTAGCGCTCCTCCTACTGCAGCGCCTATCTTTTTACCGCCTACCAGTCTTCCAAATAGAGATCCTATAAACGCACCAGTAAGAGTTGCTAATATTGGATTGCGAGAAGCTATAGCATCCATAGTCGGTCTAACGTAGGTTTTTATCGGTGCTGCCCAGTCTCCTGCAGTAGTACCATATACCTGAGATCTTTTATATTCTTCGAGAGCCGATCTAACTCTTAATAGCTTAGTATGAAATGGAGTATCTAGATGAGCAAACTTTTCCCATAGTAGGCCATATAGTCTTGACAACTTACCATATCTTGCTACTATACCGGGAGCGCTGTTGTCTCCTGTCTTTTCTATACCTACGCCTGTATCTATTAGAGCTCTGTTTACATTAGTACCGCCAGCAAATACTGCTGCCCGCTTAGTTTGTAGCATATCATCAGAGATCTGGTCATCATCCTTTGTAGCCATTACGGCTCTTATCTTAGCGCCAGGTTCTATGCCAAAGGTTCTGTAGAATGCGGTTATTGAATCATCGCCCTTTTTTACTCTAATATTTTGTTCCTTAAGATACTTACGTATTCTATCTTTACTTACTCTAGTACCAGCCAATCGTATCGGATGCTCGTCCTCCTCGACTATAAAAGTATTAGCATCTAGTATAGACTTTATAGTATATTCCCTGGACTCCGTTTTTTGATTAAACCTATAGTCTCTTATTTTATATATTTTCTTCTGCTGACTTGCCCTCTTTACTGCCTCATTAACTCTTTTTTGCTTATACTCAGCTACCTCTGGAGTATCCTCCGCTATCTCTGCTCTTACATTAGCAAGCTCTGTTTTTAGTTCATTAGACCACGGAGCAACGTCAGATAGAATCTCTACTCTAGTTAAAGAACCATATCCTGATACACCGTGTATTCTTTCATAAGCCTCTCCCGGTAATCTTATCTCACCGGCAGGAATCTTAACGTAAGGATCTCCAGTCTTAAAGTTTATAAAGTAGTCTTCTCCAGGCATCCAATCAGGCATTTTGTTAGGAACTGGGTTATACTCATGTATATTTCTATTTCTATGTGGAATAATTCTACGCCAGAATTCTGAAAGATCACCGGGGATACCACCCAGATTTCTGTCCCAAAATCTTCTTTCGTATCCATACCCTCTATCTGCTGATTGTATTACCGGGGTGTTTATAGTCGGAGCAGTTCCTAGTGCTGTTGCTGCTACCTTTTGAGCATAGCCATAGATACCAGCAAGATCCCAGAACTGTTCTGTTAGCTTAGTACTCTGTACCTTAAAGGACTTTGAACTAATAGCATTACTATAATCAAAGCTACTATCAACTAAGTCTCCGCCTTTTATAGGAGTCCAGGTACCAGAACCTCCGGATTGTCCTCCGCCTGCACTAGAGTACGGCCCTTCTCCTCCTGTTCCAAGTCCTGTTTGTAAAGCACCTCCTCCTTGTAGTACTTTATACTCGCCACTCTTAGTGAAGCTGACTCTAGTAGCACTTGGAGCGCCATATCTACCGCTATCAGAACCTTCCTCTACGCCCTCTTCTAGATATTCGGGATGCATGATTCTTGTAGGTTTAAGTATCCTACCAATAGTCATATTACCTATATTACCTAGGAAAGTATCTGGGCTAAATAAAGTACCAGTTTCTATATACGGACGATCTTCTTTGTGCTTTTCTTCCCACCAATATGGGTCTAGTAGCTTCTTTATAGGAGAAAATGGATGTGATGGTGTTGGTATAGCACTATGCCCCCAGTACTCATCACTATTTAGATCTACATTAGAGGCTTCTTGCCACTTACTCTGAGATAGCTGATACCATGACGGGGAATAATACTGAATCTTATCTCCTACAAAAGCCTGTCTGCTATTATGAACCGCCTGTGCTATAAGGCAAAAACTTTCTCCTTCTGCTACTTCAAAGTCATACACAGTCCCACTATACTTAGTTGTATCTATACTTTTTATTTGAAAATAAACATAGTCATCTGTAAATACTGTTATGCTAGTATCGCGCAAGTTTATACAGTAGGGATATACTGTGCTTTTATTTTTTACTTTATCGTCATACTGTAAGGGCTTTTCAATAGAGCACTGTATACCAAGCTGTAGACAAATCTTTTGTATAAATAGCTGTAGTTGTCTGTTTGTTGTGCTACCGTTTATTATCCCTTCACCAGAAAAATCAGCCCCGCTCTCTAGTAAGTAGGACATTAGCATGAACAGTATACAGTCGCTAGGCGCGTTTAACAACTCATCCGGTATTCTCTTTTCATTATCTTCTCTAAGTAAAGTCTTTATAGATTTAGCAAGAGTACTATTATATAGAGTTACTTTTAGTACTGTACCAAGATCGCTTATATCTACTTGATATTCGGTTATTTCTTTTAGTAGGCTAGATATAGTATCAGCGTGCTCTTTACTTAAAGTAAATGATATACCGGAGGGTTCTCCTTGGTCGTATATTATTATTCCGTTGGCTAGATACCATCCAAATATGGGGAATAGGTCTGTAGTTAATTCTAATGTATCCGTGTTAGAAATAGTAATATTCTTAAGCTGCCCGGTTCCTACTGGTCTTGGATATGCTAGATACTGCCCCTCTTTTAATTCATCTGCTCTTACCCATTCCCAGGATATATAGCGCGAATAATTAGGCCGTGTTCTTTGCACTGCTACAGGAACAGGATGGTTTCCTGTTACTATAAAGCTAGCCCCATCTCCTGCATATGTTGTTATAGAGTATACAGGCTCATCTACGCTTCTTGTAAATACGTGAGTAATAGTAGTGTCTATTCCATAGATGTTCTTTACTGTATCGCCAATAGCTACTTTATCTGCTCTAACAGGGTTACCTTCTACCATAACTTCTACGTCTGGTAGTAAGCATCCAGTTAGCCACCATCTGCCTCTTCTTACTGGCTCTCTTCCTTCTGATAGATACTCCTGCTGTTCTTCATAGCTCCTAGGCTGCCAATAGTCCTCAACCCCAGGCATTAAATCAACAAGAGCCTTAGAGCGGTTAGTTATTCCAAGTATATCAGCGGTCCACGATCCTGCTAGTGCAGCATGCGCTCTAATATTACCAATAGCCTTATCTGGCGTAAAGCCTATTGTATTACTAGAAACATAGTTAGCATATTTCCAGGCTTCAACTGCACCAAAAGCTGGAAGAACTCTCTTTAGAGCTAGATTTTTGTATATCGAAGCAGTATTTTGTAGGTCTGAGTCTGGAAGTCCTAGACCATACTCCGCAAGCATTTTATTAAGTCTATATGCCATGTGGTATCCAGGACCTGGGTTGACGGCTCTACCCATTCCCGGTACTGTTTCCCCATATATATAGGAGACTATAGGATTTATACTTCTGTCTTTGATCGCCTCTAGCGTAGCTCCTACATAATTACTACCAGCAGGAACTGCATATAATCTAGTTCCTACACCTTCTATACCTTCACCATTAATCCATGGAGTAGCGCCTCCATGCCATCTATTTAGTACGTCTTTTAATATGTCTCCTACATTACTACCGGGACTCCTAATGATATTAGCTATTTCTTCTGCTCTAGCGCCTTGATCTAAGAACTTATTACTTAAGTATTTTTCATTAAATAAGCCCCAGATACTAGCCATCAGATCATTCTTAGCACTTTTAGATAGCTTAGGAATACTGTTTATATTCTCTCGCATCACATCAAATATATAGGGGGCGTCTGGATTATCGGCTATGTGAGAGAATATCTCATCATAAAATACTTCTCTAATCTTATCGAACCCTGCTACTGGATCCGATTCTCCTAACAGTCCGCTAAGATTAATTATACTAGGACTTGGATTCTTTAGTATCCCTTGAGATAACAGTCCTATATCATTTTGTACAAATCGTCTAGCATTAATTTTAGTATGTAGCCCACTAAATATTCCTGCTGATGCTCTATCAAAAAATCTAACGTTGTGTAGAATTTCTCCTCCTACTGCAGCATCTATTTCTCTTAGCGCAGTAGCGAGAGACTCATCAGAAAAACCTTCATTAATAAGACCTATAAATCCTGGATGAAGATTGCTGTGCTTTATTATTTCTGGGCTAAATATCTGGCTAGGTTTAATACCTTTAGGTATAGAGGTATACTTACGTACTGTTCCAAGAATATTTTCTATATCATCTATGCTATTACTTCCCTGCATAACTCTATTTAGTGAGTTTACTGGGTTGCTCGCATACTTATCTGCATTAGGCCATAGCCATTTTCCTATAGCGCTCCAGGCTTTTCCAAATTTAGACGGCTCCCCCTGCCTATCTAGGCCCATAACATCCATTATTTGGCCTAGTGTATTGTAACCTACCCACTTTCTTAGATTACCTTTTTGTGAATAATAAAGATTTGGGTTAGATCTTATGCGAGAAAACTCCTGCATAAGTCCAAATCTAGCATCTTTAATATTCCATTTATTAATTTCATCTGGAAATGGAACAGAACCTACTACTCTATTTCCACCTTCTCCTACCTCTTCCGTTCCAAATATTCTATTACCAACATAGTATACGTCTCTAAGAAGTTCGCCTTTATTATTAAATAGCTTAGAACGTAGTTTTTGTGGTGCAGCCTCATAAATTTCTCTTTGTAGGCTTCCAGCTCCTAGAGTACCAGCAAAGTCTTTTGCTCCCCCTCTTAACCAAGGCATGAACTTAAATGGCATTAGACCACCAAGTCCTGGAGCTACTGGTACAATGAAATTATTAGATAGTATATTAAACCCGGCCTCTGCCATATTCATAAGAGGCCCTAGATTAAAAGCTGACTCTCCTGTGCTTACTATATCAGTAGGCAGATTTTCTATAATGCTTCTTATAGCTAAAGTGTCTATACTCTTAGTAGTTGCTTTTACTGCGTGCTCTTCAGCTAGTGCTAAAGAATAGGCAGCTTTTGCAGCCATAATATCCGCTTTAGTTAGACCCTTCATACGATGCTGAAGAACTTTTATAAACACTTCTTCGCCAGCGCTTGGAGAAGAATAGAAATTGTTTCTAATAGTAGGATGTCTTAATATTCCTTCTATCTCAGGTAGAACGCCCTTAGAGGTTAATTCTCCTAGTCTCAGCCGTTTTATTCCGAAGGCTCCGAGAATTCCACCTGTTTTATTACCAGTAGCAATTTCTTTAAGATGAGCGGCAAATAGTTTATTAGCTTCTAGGAACGCTTGTCCAGGAACTACATGTACGAAGTTACTAGCTTTAATCCTGGCTTCTTCTACGTCTACTAGCAGCTGTTGTTGATTATGTGCCCTTGCTTGGGTTAGCTTAGAAATAACGTTCTTTCTATAGAACGGACTTGATAGTACCTTATCTGTAGTCAGGCTACTCAAGATATCTTGAGATGTACCACTAGCATTAAATAGTAACCTTGCTTCTTCTTCAGACCACCCTTTAGAAACAAGGTGCCTCATGCCTATAGCTCTCATAGACTGCTTAGGTAAGTCTATACCTACAAGTCTATTAAAGCTACGAAACGCTACCCCTAATCTACTTTCTTCTATAGCTAGTCTAGAAGCCTGTTGTATAGGAACTTCTCCGGCACGTACATTTCTTAGGGTACCAGAGTATACTCTTCTTTCAACAAACTTACCTAGTCTCTGAGCTCCTCTAATTACTTGATTTCCTATATACCGTCTAATATTAGGAGCAGCTAAAAAAACACCAAGACCAATAGCTCCAGCGGCTCCTAAGGCCCACCTGGTGCGTGATTGATCTTGGTCTCTATCCTGATAACTTCTAAAGTTTGCCATAATTACTATCTACTTATTACGGAACTATGCTCTTCCTCCCATTGTCTTAACTTGTGCTCAGGAATTTCTCCGGGTCCTACTAGAATAGGAGGAACAACTCGTCCACTTGGATTATTAGGAGCAGGAGGTACCGGCTTTTTATTTGACCTACGTTCAAACGGGTTCATGGTTATAAACTTATCTACGTCTAGCCCATACATAGAAGCTGCTAATAACTGTGCTGCTCCGGCAGACTTAAACCAATCTATAGGATCCATATTCCTTATCTGGTCTAAAGGTAGATGAAGTACTCCCATCATTAATATTTCTAGTTTGCCAGAGGATGAGATTATCCATTCTTCTACTTCTTCTTGTAGAAGTTCGGTACCCTCTTCCGTCATACCAGAGGCTTCTAGAATCTTTCTTGCTAGTGTGGTTGGTATTCCAGCCAGACAGTTGTCTAAATCTATATCTGGATAGACTACACAAGCTCTACAAAGAGAGTCTTCTATATCTACCTGAAATTCACACCTAAGGGCTTCTTCTAGCTCTGCACGAGTAGCTCCACGGTATTTATATAATGTACCAAGAACCTCTGTTTTGTAGACACGGGGCATGTATTTTAATCCGTACAAGTTATGGGCCAGCCCCTATCATAATAGATAGGGGCGACCAAATATTATTTATAGCTCTTCTACTTTGCTAGGATCCGAGAACCCAGAAAGTAGCATAATCTGTGCGGCCAGTATTGTAGGAACTCCTGCGCCAGTAGCAGACCAGTCTACATTCTCTGGCCAGATAAGACATCTCTTGACGCCCTCTACCTCTCCGTCCATTTCTCTTGGTAGCTTTTGTAAACTAGAGTACTCGGGTCTTAGCATGGGTCTAATAACATAGGTGCTATTACCAATAGTAACAGCTCTCATTGGGTAAGAATACTTTTTCTTTAGGGTTTCTTTGTCCTTATCTGTTAGTACCTGTACAGTAGGCATCTCTGTAAGATCTTCAACATCTAGATCCTCAAAGTCATTCATACCAGATGCATCTAGATAAGACTTTTCCTGGATATGCTTAGCTAATGTTGGAATAGCCCCGGCAGGAAGCGTAGCCCAATCTGGTGGGGCTAGCTGAGGCCACAATAAAGCATAGTCTACGATCTTTTCTTCTATGTCCGATAGCCTTACTCCCTGTCCATTCTCATCAATCCATCTTTGAATCTTAGCGTACTCTTCCCTATTTATATAGGTAAATACAAAATCCTGCCCAAATAACGTTTTCTTATACAGAGGCCTATTTGAAACCTGTTCTTTTAAGCTTGCAATGATCTCCTCTGTAAGTTCCTGTCTAGTCATACTTAATCCTTTCTATTGATAATATTGTGAACTTTAAGGTAAGTCAATACTCTTACCAGTTTCCGGAATAAGGTCTCTAGCTATAAAGCTATATATTTCTAGTATATTTCTACCGCTGTCGTCTATGGACTTACCTGCTACATTGATCTGAACCCCATCCAATGCCTCAATAGTTCCCGCAGTCTTTGATGGAAGGCCTGTTCCTATCTTACCAAATACTGCTCTCTCATCAATATTTAGTTTAATATCACCGTACTTTATATATATGGTAATCCCATCGCTGCCTACATCATATAGTGGAGAGTTAGTATTTCTAGCAGAGGTTTCTACTGACCTATCTTCAGCCCCCCAAAACTTTTCTATATTCTTCTGTCTGATCTCATCTAAGATAGCGTAGTTAAACCCACCAGTACTGTTGTGTCTTGACGCTCCTAATATCTCCTCTGGCGTGGAAGGAAACTGTGATATTATAGAAGACTTCATCTTATTACTTGTTCTTACGTCTTCTTTAGAGGAGCCGGCTTTTATATTTTTAAGTTCTTTCAGTACTAGTGGAATATAAAACGATCGCTTGAAGTTAATACTAAATGATCCTTGAATAATCCTACTTCCTCTAGCTACTGATCTATATGTATAATCTCCATAAGAATATAATGGCAGAGTATTTTCAGACACCTGATACTGTATATTTACAATATCATCTATATACATATCATTAAAAAATATAGAAACATCGACACCTGACCAATAGGCCGAGTTAAACTCATCTACAACAGTTTGGTATTCTCGGTCATTAGTCTTAGAATAAAGATATGGAGCAGTCTGAACTCTTTCGCTGCGGGATGTTTTAAATAGTCTAGATAGAGTAGAGGGGACAGATGTTGGTAGCATTATATTATTTATTCCTTACTTACCATAGAGTAACAGGAGTAGCTCCTCCTGTACCGTCATCTATTGGTGTTGCTAGAGGAGGAGGCCCCCATGCCCAAACATTAGGGTTGGGTTGAGGAGACGAGGGGTATTGGGAAGGATCTGTATTTGATGTCACTCCAGGAGGCAGAGGAGTTTGCCCAGTCATACTAATAGCAGTATTAGTAGGATCTAGAATAGGCACACTACTTTGTGAAGTGTTAGAAAAGTGACTACTATCTATTGGTTCCAAATCCTCTTTTTCTCTTCTCTTTGAGTCTATAGCTCCTGTATCAGGCATAATATCAAGAGGTTGAAACGGTATTCTATCAACTGCCATATAGGAGTAGGTTTCCATAACAGAGATATTATCTAGAGAGTACGTTTCTCCTTCATCTAAGATACTTACTCCCAATACCCCAGTATAAGACACTGTACCTGCTTCATTAACAAATGTAACGCTTACGTCAAATGGAGGAAGCTCGTCTGGTAAGAACATCTCTAATGGCCTATTAGAGCTTCCTCTAGGATCAAGAGGCTTAGGATTTTTATCTCTGTCTTCAGTAGCCATTACCATTCTATGCCATACAGTTCTATCAAACGAGGAGAATACCATAGTACCACCACAGGTTCTATGCCCTGCTGTAAATCCTCTAACTCTTATTTTACCTAGTGCTGTTACCGGGAACTTGTCTCTATGCGTAGAGATAGAGAGCATGTTTAGAGTGCCAAGAGTATAGCTTTTTCTTCCTGGAAGAACCACATAAGCGACTATATCTACTCCAGAGAACACCTTAGCAGTAGAATAATCATCTTCTGCAACATATCTATCTAGCATCTTTTCGTTGCTTACAAACATGTACTTATTAGTTTCAGCCATCTTATTCTTCCAACGAAGCCGTGCTTCTCATTATAAGATATTAGCCCTTAGTTGCTTCGACCTGTCTAATGGTCCAGAAGTCAGAGCATAGATCCGGGCTGGTTATGTAGGCATAGGGCATCATGAAGTACCCTGCCAGTCCCCACTTTGCACCCCAAGAATTTCTAACGATAAACATTTTCTTACTATCATCATATCCAACAGCCATAACCGCATGCCCGCCAACAAGGCCTTCGGTTGGGCCAGGCATTGGTAAGATACCGGTCTTAGCAACAGCATCAGACTCAAAGCTTTCGTATACTGACATTCCAAAAACAAATGGGTATCCTTCTACAAGACATGACTTTAGATGATCTAAATCCTGTACTATAGATAGATACTTAATAACAAGATGCTTTAAGCCGTCTGTATATGCAGATTTGGTAGGCTTTCTTGCAAACTTCTGAATATCATAAGGCATAAACTTTTCGTGGCATGCTCCCTTTGAAGCCATAGCCTTCATTGTATCTCTAAGGCTTGCACCACTATCTTGTGAGGCTGTATTCTCTAATACTCGAGTATTGTAATATACGAATAGTCTGGAGGGCAGATAATCCCCAAGACTAGATTTATCCTGTACAAATTCGTATAATGCACTACCAGCGTTAGCTGTACAGCTCCCAAGGTCTCCCTGGTCATATACAGGAGGACACACAGGTCTAAGATCAACTACTCCCGGTAGTGTTTTCTTAGGCGCTGCATCTTTTAATGGGAAATACTTAAAGTCACGATGGTCTGGTAAATCTGGCGTCCATCCATAGCGAGCTATTTTACGAACCATTGCACCCTCCCGAAAAATACAGTACAAATTTAGGAATCATTTTATTATAGCATAAAATAGGGGGAGAGCATTACCTGCCCTCCCCCTTTATTACTTAAGTGTTAGGCGGGAATCCTATCTCCAGCAGAATCGTTCCAAGACGTATTAGGATCGTTTGGATTGAGAATACTATCAAGAGGACTTACCGCTCTTGCTACAAACGTAAATGCAGCTTCTGAGTTTAGATCGTCTAGAGTATACCCCCATCCTTCATTAACGAGCTGTACATTATGGATAGCAGTATATGCTACCTGTCCTAGCTCATTTACCATTGTTATGGTAACATCGAATGGAGGAACCTGGTCAGAGTATCTTACTCTTCGAGTAGCAACTAAGGCGTAGGTTTCAGCAAGCTCTCTAGCAATTGCATTATATATTCCTGCATCATCAGTTAGAGATACCCTTGTAGAATTTACATTGCCACCTGCTCCAAACTGAGAAGCTAGGCTCTGAACATTGACGGTCTGAGACTGTAGGTTATTTAGTTTTATATTATTAGGAATTTGAAAATAGTCTATGTCACCAATAAAGTTAACATTCTGGTCTAGTAACTTAGACATCTTCAAGATAGCATGCTTATCGAACTGAGTGAATACAAGGTTACCGGCTATAGCGCGCTTACCTTTAACAAAGGCCTTTGGGTTAGGATCTCCCATTACAAAGACAGGCATTACCTCTCTAGTAATGGAAACCGTAATACCCTGTAAGCTAGCCACTCTCTTGTGCCCCATATAAGCAACAATGTCTGCACCAGAGAATGCACTAAACGTCTTCTCAGCCTCCTCAAAAGATTGCTTAGCTTTAGGATTGTTCTGAATGGTATTATAAATTGAGCCACCAGCTCCGATCTGTCCCATATTTTATCTCCTTTTAAGCCGTTATGTTAACAACGACCTTTACGTACTTAATCTGAAGAGCCGGTCTTAAGAACAGAGTAACTGTAATCTGTCCTAGAAGAGTTTCTACTGGGTCGGAACTAATAGAGAACTTAAAGCCATTCCCGTCTCCTCCAAGCAGAGCTCCTGCATCAACTAGTCTTTGTAAGGCAGAGCCTAGCTGAGTACGCATAGCCGTTCTCGCTTCAATACTGTTAGGCTCTCCAATGAATGGATACATAACAGCCTTAGTCATAACAGCAGCAAGATTAGCGATTCTGAGAACCTGTAGAGTTCTAAAGTCAGAGGTTCTTGCAGAACAGGTATTATCTGCTACGACAACAGGTCTGTTAACAACATTATTTGTCTTAAATGTTACATAAGCAGCCTGTCCATAGTCACCTGTAGAATCGTCTCTACCAATACCCTGGTTAAGTAGCTCATGAATGGTCTTTGTAAAGTTACCATTAAGAAGCTTAACTGTACCTAAGGCCTTATTAGTTGTAGCAGACTGAGAAGGAAGATTTGTTATCATTCCTGCGTATACTGCGGCACCATTTTCAATATAGTACCCAATCTCTTTCTGGGTAAGAATTAAATCAGGCCCCGCAACAACACTAATAAATCTACCAATATCTACAGGTGCGGTCTCGTCTGGATCATTATAGTAAAATCCCTGATTCATAAAGTACCCGAACTTAAGCTGCTTAGAGTTAGCATCATAGTACCCAGACGTAGTGCTTAGTAGAGAAGCCTGTGCATAAGCAGCTAAGTCAGCAGGGCTCTTAAGACCAGTTGGTCGTAGTCCTATAACACCGTGGCATGGACTAGTTTCCTTGCTTACTGTGTATAGGAACTTAGCAAAGTCCTGTGCTACAGTAGTAGTAGTATTTCCTTGGACAGCCTCATCATCCGCATAAATACCTACTAATACTGCTACATCAAACTCAGTAGTAGCGAGGGTATCAAACGTACCAAATGGCTGTGTTAGAAGCGTATAGTATCCGTTCTTGCTAGATGCAAAGTCTTCACCAGCAGCAGAGGTACCGTTTGTTCCAGCTACAGTGCCAGATAGCGCAACTGTACCAGACTTAATACTACTAGCTGGGCTAGTTACATTAGCTGCAGGTATAGTCATTACGATACTTCTGTTTCTATTATCATTGTTGATAGTAGATACAACATCTCCTAGAGTTTTAGTTGTATCAAATGCCCAGGAGATAGTACCTCCCTTGCTAGTAGGCTGATTAAGAGTAATTGTACATCCAGTAGCGCCTGTGGTAGCAACAGCAGTAACCGAGTTATATACTCGACCTGGGTTAGCAGCAATAATATTAATTACAGTCTGCCAAGCTCCAGTAACCTGAGCTGTTTTACCTCCGACTCTAACACAAATGATATTACCACCACCACCCTGTAAAGCCTCATTTACTGCTTTAGTAAGGTTGTTATCCGCATATGCACCATCTGCGGTTCCCGTCTGGGGATTGATATAATCACCAGTATAGGTTAGTGGACCAAAAATGTCCTCAGCGTCCGAAAGATTTCTAATGAATATTGGCGAGTTAACAGGACCATCAAGAGCATTACCAATAATCAGTAGCCTTTCAGTAACAGGAATCATAACAGCAGGAACTAGCCCACCATCCCTATAAGTAAAGATAACCCCCGGTAGTTTTTGATTTGCCATAACTATTTCCTCCAGTCAGTTGAAGGTAGTCCTTTATGTAGGACTAGTCTTTGTAGCAGGAAACTTGAGTCCTATATCTCTATAGAAGTAAGTCACATAATACACCTCTCCAGGTAGTGGATGTTTTCCTCGTGGCAGCCATTCTATATACGAGGCACCATCCGGTATAGATAGAGTAATCTTAAAATCAACCCCTTCTAAGTATTGAGTACCGGAAGATGATATACTACTGTACTCAAGTTTGTACTCTTTGGTAATAGACCATACACTAGATATCCAGTTCTTAGCCAGTCTATCTTTAGTAAGAACATCGCTTCTAACTACTGACTCGTTCTCAACCATATGGTTTGCTTCTATCCCAAGTTGTGTCCATATGGACTGGATAATTGGTACGGACTTAACGAATTTCCTCTCAAGAATACATCTAAAGCGTAGAGTTCTTTTGTATATTTCTTGAGATACAGCTCTTTCTAGCTCTTTATCTACTAGCTGCTCATCAAATATCCATTCACTTACTCCTAGCTCTCTTAGTATAGGAGTTATGTGAAACATGAGTTCATCGAACTCTTCAGTTAGATCATTAGTAGACTCGTTATCTATATCATAAATATCGAACTGATATATTATTGTCATCCACTGAGCGTATTGATCATAAGTTATAGTAGGATCTTCTTCGTCTGGAACAGTTCCTCTTAGCCTAGGCTTATTGATTTCTAGACCATCTCTACCAGGAACTCTTCTATATATACTCCATACTATAGTAGGCGTACCTACATTTTCTCGTGGGTGGGATTGTGTGAATACAACTCCCTTATCTGCCCAGTTAGCTTCTATTAGGTCCCATATAGCTATAGGTAGACTATATGGAGTTAGCGGTAAATGCTTATTAAGGTCAAAGTGCAGTTCTACATTGGCCGATGAACTTAATATATTGGTTATATTAGGCATTCTCTGGCCTCCTGCTTATTAAGTTCATCTGTATGTATTGAGTTTCGCCATATACTATAACATACACAGTTATAATTATATAGTAAGTCCCTATCTCGCATGTATATTGTATATCTCTAACATTGTCTAAATCTTCTAGAGCTTCACCAGTGATATCATATACTCTATCAGGCAGTATTCCCTGCTCCCCTATAATGTACTCAAAAGCTGATCCTATTCTATTAGCTATATCTATTTTTACTTTAGTTATTAGAGGATTCTCTCCATTAGTTGGACAGCTTCTCCATGGAGAAAGATTACTAATAATGTACTTATTAAATACACAGTACTTATTCCCAAGAGAGTGCAGCTGATCAGTACTCCATATAGGAGATATGTCATATAGAGAAGTACTCTTGTTAGTTGGAGCAGAAGTATTTGCTAGCCATAGCCCAGCAAATACATAGGATAATGGTATCCATGCTGGATTAACTGGACTTGCTATATCTGCCCCCCAACCTGGAACATAAAATAGCTTATTACTATTAAACGGTAGCGAGTTTAAGAATGCCTCTAGGTCTTCAGCAGAAGCACCTCTTAGTGACCATGGAGCGGATGCTATCAAACATGCTGGACCAGCATACTCTCCCTGTGATTCTATAAATCCTAGCGCAGAATTAACTACTTCAGAAGGAGGACTACCAGCAATTACTATCATTCCTACGCTATCTAGATCCATGGAGTCTAAAGCGTTACATACACTCCAAGAATTTACTGTACCATTAGCCCCACCACTAGTAGCATAAGTACCACTAGGAATAGCAGGATTAAATACAGAGTAGGCCATTAGAGGATGCTTATTAGTATAGTGATCTTTATTAATCTGGTCCACTAAAAGATTAGCTGGCTGATGTATATCATACGATATACCGGAGGGCGGTGCGTAGTCAGAGGTATAGACTATTGTGAGAGTATCATTATCAACTATTACAGGGATGTCGTTGTACTTTTCTCCTGAGTACTCTGCTTCTAGCTTTAGCCCCCCAATGATAACATTCGCTTTAGTACCTGGCACTCTATATAGATAGGGCATATCTGCCCCTTGGTTTAAGACTGTGTGCATTGCCAGTACGATATTGTCATCGTTAGGTACTCTTACATAGCTAAATATATAGCTACCGCTAGCTCCAGGCTGACCAAACGTAACATAGGTACCAGAGGCTTGCACTCTTAACATGTATAGAGGATCTCTATATATCCTACTACCTACCTTCTTATATACATCAATTAGTCCGCCCCATATAGGATATTTTGTAGAGGCTGATGCTTGATCAGACTGAAGAGTATAGTACTCTGTTTGCTTCCAACCAAAAACTGTTTCTGCGTCATTAGGGGTTTCTGGTAGAAACAGAGTACCATCTGGTCCATCGTCTGCGGTACCAATTATTACGAGAGGAACAAACATTATTTAACTTCTCTCTTTAGCGGTATATTCTATATAACCTTTTTAGAAACCCAAACGTCACCAAGGTCTTTAAGCCATTTCTCTTGATCGCCTATTGTAAAGTTATAGGTATCGCAGCCACAACCAAAGAACGTAACTTCATCTTCTCTAAATGCTATTGGCTCATCTATCTGGAATGCGTTAACTATGGATATTGGCTTTCCATATAGCTCTACATCTCTCCAGTCTACATCCCACTCTACTTCTAGATAAAGATCCTTGCTTTTTGGGTAGTAGTATCTAGGGGTATATATAATAGTTTTGAACTTAGCTAGATAGCCGAACTCTTCCATAGGAGATTGTGCATCTGATGCTCTTACTACTCTTCTAACTGCATGCTTTTCATACTGTACTTTGTATCCCATACCGAAGGTAGCTGGGTCATCAGTATCAGGAGACATGCTATGAGGATCATACGAAGTAGAGCTAGGGTATCTAGGGTCCCTTCTTACATAGACCATCCAGTTTGGTCTTTTATCAATAAACTTATTAAACCCTGTGCGTAATGAAGTAGAGTCGTTTAGATTAAAAATATTATTCTTAGTATAGGAGGTTAGATTGAATATATCGCTCATTAAATATTATCCCTCCTAAAGGAGTTCCAAGAGTAGTCAGTTGACTTCTGCCAGACCGGCCATCTCTCAGACTTTCTAGTAGAACGAACTCTAGCTCTATGCCTGGAGAATTCAGATATCCACTGTAGAGCCATTTGTTTCTGTCTTTTTATTTCATCCTCAAGGCTTCTTAGCAGATTAACACCATGCTGCTCTTGGTAGTCTCCCAGCCTTTTCATGCTATCAGCAGTATCGAGTAGTTCGTAGTACTTCATAGTAAGAAGTCTGACAGCCGTCTCACACTCGACCCATCGCTCCATAGCATAGCTTAGTAGGAAGGTTTGAGCTCTTACTTGTTCTTCAGTAGGTCCCCCAATCAGTGGGTTATAGTAAAGAATCCAATGTCTATTAACATCCAGGGATACTCTAAATATTTGGAAGTTTAGAATATCGTCCGGTATACCAATTAGAAACTGTCCAAAGTTAGCTCTTAGTACATTAGACCCCATATATAGTGGAGAGTATCTGGAAGTAAAGTATCTTGTTACAGTTTCTTGTAAGTAATTACCTGAGTAATCACCAACACCTGTAGTTATATATAAGGTATATCTGCTATTTACAATAATAGGATCTTCAGGGTATATGTATAAAGTTCTTCCAGTAACCGAAAGGTTCAGAGTTACTCTAAACTTATCTGAAGTAGGCCAACCGTCAACTGATTCTCTGGTCATATAGACTGTATCTGGCGTAACAGTACTTGGATCTATATCCCCGGAGAGTATGAACACCATAGACGGGAAGTCTAGTTGGTTACTTAAACCATTTTCAAACCCAGAAGTAGCGTCTACTTGAAACGTAACAGCATCTGGATATGTCTGTCTAGTAGAAGGACTGGGTTGAAGGAACGTTCCATAGTACCATACGAATGGGTCAGACCACTGCCCAACAGAACTACCAGCACTAGTTATAAACTCGCCACGAACTCTCCAGAAATAATGCTTACTAGGAGTTAGTGATACGCCAGGCATTGCACTACTATCTGTAGTTAAAGTAGACCACCCATTAGAAGCTACAGATTTAAAGGCTATTGTATCATCTAGCTCTACTCTATAGAAGATAGTCCCGGTAGAACCGCTTGTTGATACAGATATTGGATTCCATATAAAAGGACCAACACTAGAGGTAGAAGTAAAATTAGCAGGCTCAAGTAGTTCAACTTGTGGAACGTCAGTTTGAGATACTGTAAATACAAAGCTTCTATTAGCTGAAGCTTCTCTTCCTTCTACAGATTGTATGGTCTTGAGAACTGTAACTTGATAGGTGCTGCCTGGATTTAGATCTTGTGCGGGCTCGAACTCAAGTATTTTTTGAGAGTAGTTTATAAACTTTACGCCTATAGTACTATCAGACGATTCTTCAACAAGTATTATCTGTTGGTTTAGCTTTTCATCGGAGTTTATCAGATCTACTAGAAGCTCTATATTAAACCTAATAATTATACTAGGTCTTACACTAACAAATGGTGTAAGTATATTAGGTTCAAAGCTTATAGGAGATGGGAAGAAATCGTTTAGTCTCACGGTATACTCCGAGTACTCCGATAGTATGTAGGGGGCCTACTGGCCCGTAGGCCCCCTATAAGGACTTAGGAAGGCGTTACATTAAGGTATGTATTAATTGGCGACCAGTTCTGCTCAAGTCTCACATTAGAGATAACAGCAGCGGATCGCCCGCCATTAAGCGTACCAACCCCATACCTCTCGCGAACCTTTAGATTAAGGATATCTCTGCGAGGATCCTTAAACTCTTCGGTCTCCATGGGGTCCCTCTGAAGGATAAGTACGCTATGATTCCTATCCACAATATAGATGTCAGTAATATTAGTTGCAGGAAGTGACGATGCAGGACCAGTAGTAAAGGTTCCGTTTAGTGTAAATGGAACGAATGGTGATACCTGATAGGCAACGTTCCAAGGAACATTAACTGTCTGATCAAAGTCAGGCTTGCTAGTCCAGACGGACTGGCCAATCTGACCCTGCGTGTACATAATATTACGTAGGATAGGATCCTTAGCAAATACCGCCCAAGCTAGCGGGTGCATGATAATATCCGTTGGGATATATTCATGAGAAACTAGAGCGCCCATAGCATCGATGAAATCATCAAACGTTGCGCTGAAGTTTCTTGCCTGGGAGTAAGACTTGCCATTAGTCCACATAGTAGAATCGGTAGAGCTGTTGTCAAATACCTTGTGCCCATGTGCCTGGAACTCAAGGAAGATCTTCTCTTCCTTTCGTCTCATCATAGCAAAGCCAGCAGCTTCGACATATAGCGCTAGAAGATCCCACATAGAATCCTTAATAAGATCCTCTGAGAGTGAGATCATGGTACCAACCTTGTTGACCTTGATCTCAGTCAGATGCTCGGTGAAGGCAGGTAGCTGCTCTCTGTATTCACCTACATCTGTCATATCGAAGGCCCTGATAGCGCCCATTACTGGAAACTCAATAGACCTTACGTTATCGACCTGAATAGTTCTGGCAAGTAGTGCCTGGCCAATCATAAGCGGCTCTTTTGGCCTAAGCAGTACGTCAGAAATAACCTTTGGGAATAGAATAGAAACGTCAGCTGCTCTTAAAGCCTCTTCCATAGGAATACGAGGACCTCGATAAGAGCCGTCCGTCTTCATCATATTTTCTAAAACTTCTACATTTTTAGCAAACTCTACCGGGTTGAAGTCACTAGCGGTGCCGGGCTTCTTGGTATGTTGCTCTAGAATTTCAGCAAATTTAAGGGACATAGAAGAATCTCCTTATCTGTTAACCAAATCAGATTGGGGAGGGGAGGGTTAATCCACTCCCCTCTCTAGTTGGTATTAGTAGATAATACACCGTAGAGATCCGACAACACCGGCAACCTCTAGGTTTGCAGGGGTTCCAGGAACTCCAGAGTATCGACCATCGGTAAGACCAATGATACCAGCGTTAAACAGACGACCATCCCTATACGAAGTTTCGTAGCTGTAGCTTACAGTTACAGAGTTTACAGTTACGTTGCTAGCAAAGTATAGATCGCCAGTTACCGGGTTGACATTGTAGTACTGACCCATGGTATAGTCTACAAATGGCATGTCAGCAGTAGAGAGCGGAGTGCTTGTAAGTGTTGTTACTGTTCCGTCTGGAGCAACTAGAGTACCGGTTACGGTTACAACGATAGACTTCCATGGTGCGATTGGCTTGTTAGCTAGTCTATACCAGGACCCTGAGGTTATAGTAGCGGGAGTCTCATTAGTTACATCCGTAGTAGGAACTCTTAGTAGCTGCGGAGGATATTCCCAAGCAAGGAAGTTATCAGTCACCCACTCTAGCCAGCCACTTAGATGATGTGCTGCAGAGATAGGCTCTACTCTAACTACTTCTCCTGCGATCTGGTCAGCCGACTGCCCAAACTCGTATACAAGTGCGGTAGCTGATCCAGGAATGGTAGCAACCCAACACCCGAAGGTAGGATTCCATGCTACCGATACAGTACTACCATCAACAAGAGTTGTACCATTCCAAGCTACAATAACTCTTGGAGTAAATGCAGGAAGGTTAGCTGCTGATAGCTGTACCGTAGCCGAAGCTGAAGAAGTCTTTAGATATAGCTTCTTCTCCATCCACTTTACAATCTTACCTTTGTCATTAGGAACCGCAGTAGTGCTAGTAGCAGAGCCATAGTAGGCAGTAATTTTATCACCACCAGCAGGTACACCATATGCGCCATTAACTGAAGCGACATAAGGTACCTCAATAAATTCCTCTCTGCTCATAGAAGGCATCCACTGAACCTTCTCTTCCCACTGCCGGAAGATATTAGTTTCAGTATAGCCTGCAGGCTTGTTACTCACACCATCAGCAATGGTGAGTACAGCCTGCCCGGTATAAGAGGTTGTATCTGGCCTCACAGCAAGAATTCTACCACGAGGAATTACAATCTGATCGCTTGAAGGATATCGAGGATCGGTTCCTAGTGGAACAAGATTAGGATCAACCACCCAGGATTCTGCAGGGGAGTTCATGCCGGAGATTTTAACACCCGGAGTCCAAACTCTACCAGCAAAGGGCTGAGAACCTATTAATTGTCCTGCCATAGTTATTTCTCCTTATTATTCGGCTAGTCCTAGATATTGCTAGAGGACTGCATTTCCTTAAGTCTTTTTTCTAGTTTCTTTGGATCTAGTCCAAAGTGTACATAGACAGAATCTTCTTCTACCTCAGTCACTTCTCCTACCTTACCCAACTGCTTAGGAGCTACTTCCGTTTCATCGGTTTTGATTACCGGACTCTTTACCTTTTCTATGGCCTCGATGCTAACTGGAGCACTTCCATTGAACTCTAATAGCAGGTCAGATAGAGAGTCTTCTAAGGATTGTGTAGTCCTCTTAGAGAAATCTTTTATACAATCGTCTAAGGACCTTTCTCGAATAGCTGGTTTATTAAGTACCTTAGATAGGATAGCAACCTCACTAGCTAGTCTTAGGTGAGCCTGTACTCCTACCTCCATACATTTTTCATTTAGAGCCTCTATCTGCTCATCTAGTTTATGATCTTCTTTATGAGCAGCTTTAGCTAGCTTCTTATTCTTCTTTCTGGCCTTATCCATACTGGTAGAGAGCTCCATAGTATGCTGCTCTAAAGCTTCAATCAGAGCATAGAGCACTGGATAAGTTGACTCGTCTAGTGGAACGCGTACCGGCTGCCTGGTACTATTCTTTTCGAGAGTCTCTATAATATGATCGGCTTTCTTAAGGCTCTCGGGTACATCGACCTTTTCTTCCTTACAGTAGCCAATCAAACTAGCATACAACCTATTCTTATAGTCCTGTGGAATATTAGAAGACTCTACAGTCGCATAAATAGGCTTAACGCTATTCTTACTTAGAGTAAGTAGAGGATATTCTACGTTCTTCTTTTCATCCTTAAAAACTATAAGACATGACTTCTGTGTAACTTTAGGTTCTTCTGTAGTAGTTACTTTGGTTTCAGGTACCTTAGTCTCAACTACAGGCTCTGTGTTAGTAGCTTGCGTATTTTTCACTGGAATACTCCACATTCTCTTGAGATTGTTAAAATCGGATGCGTGCTCCTTAAGAATGATCTCACCCTTATTACTACTCTCCCCACCTAAGATTTTAATATCTTCTACTTGAACCTGTTTATTAATTACTCTTGCATCAGTATCACTAGGTACTATCACGAAAGACACCTCATGAAATCTCACAGGACCTACTATATAGTAACATTCCTTAAGTCTTCCATCTATAAAGTAGGTCTGACCTTTAACATGGTCACATCCGTCTTCTAAATAAGGGCTACCATTACAGATAGAGCAGGTAACACTTTCCGTTTCAACCCCAATAGAAACCGTTAAGAATCGTTCAGTAAGAATCATTTCGATAGCAGTAGGATCTGTAATAGCCGGTATTACTGAAACATATCCACCACTACCATTACTTCCTGGAACAAATTTAGCATATTTCGCCCTACCATAAACAGGGCTGCTCTCACTCCCTAATAATCCAGTAGCTGTTGCATGATCCTGTATTATTGGAATAGGATAGGGGTATAGTATTGAATAGACTCCAGTACCCTCAGCTTCATTACCTATTAAGCTTTCTGATGGATAGAAGGTTTTATTCCTTGTTACTTTATCAGCAGTAATAGCTCTTATCTCAGGATAAAGGACGCTTGGTATATCCCCGCCAAATGCCTCCATAACACGCTTTTCTAGAGTATCCTTACCAGGGCTAAGTACAACGGATTCTACTAGTCTAATTCTTCCCATAGTTAGCTCCCTATTTCTTTTTGATCAGCTAACTTATTTTCTCTTAGCTTCTCTTCTGCTTCTCTAATCCTAGCAGTCAGTCTTTCATTAATCATTTCCAGCTTTAGATTCTTTCTCCTTTCTTCTAGAAGCTCATTGTATAGCTGCACTTTTTCTATTCTGCTTGATCTGACTTCAGCCCACAGTTCTTCAGTAAGTTTTGCTCGGTCGTCTATTTCTCTTATTTCGACAGTGGCGTCATCACTTTTCTGTCTGTCTTTTTTACTAATCCAATGGCCCAGGAGGAAGACTAGTAGTCCGCTTATTACTGACGCTAGAAATGGTAGATACTCCTTCATTTACATTATTTCTCCTCTGGCTTCTAGACAGTATGCCTGTAAGTCTTAGGTATACTAGAGCAGAAGATAGAGCGAAGGTTGAGGATAATATAGCAAATATATCATGAGTCTTTCCAATAACTACTGTTAGATATGACCATATAACGCAAGATAGTAGACTCGCTAATCTTCTGTAATTTACCTTGTCCCCCATCATACCTATAATATGAAATATACCGAGAATACAAACTGCTACTGATAGTATTCTATAGTCTACCGAAGTTTCTATTGCCTTATATCCGGCATCATCTACATTAGGTAGATTAATTAAAAATACTACTCCAAGTATTACTTTAGCTAAAATAGACTGCAGCTCGGCAATCTCTATATCATATCTATACAGTAGATTCCAGATTAAGTTCATAAAGCCTCTCATTTCTCTCCTTCCATTAGAACCAGTAAGACTGGTCTCTCGTTTGAGAGTCTAGCATTAACTCTTATATATCCTGTAGTTTCGTTATTAGATAGAACATCATTGACTATCATATTACATAAAGGTAGGATATACGAATCGTTGCTAATATTACCAAATGCTTTAGCTCTTAGATCAGAGGCCTTTATAGTTCCTTCTTTTATTCCTGGAATGAGAGAGACTACGGTTTCACACATATTGCCAAAGGCTTCTATATTACTCGAGTAGTTCTCAACTGACATCTTCTGGGCAGTAGGAGCTCCAGCTTTAGCTAATGGACCGGTAGTTTTATTCGAGGGGGATATAATATTCTTTGTTTGCTTCTTGTCTTTAGTAATACTTTTGGCAGCTACTTTTCCAGAGGACTTAGGTGCAGCTACCATATCTTTAATTTCCCCGTCCTTAAGATCTATCGGATCCATACCAATCTTAGAAGCTACTAACTGAGGTATCTGTACCTGGTGAACGTAGTAGTCTTTCCAATTGGCCTCATCCGATCTACCCAGTGCCTGTCTAAGTTCCTCCGAGCTAATAGCATTCATGGTCCACAGGTTTAGAGCATGGGTCTGTTCTTTAATCTGGCGCTCAACTTCGATCTCGTGCCAGCCAAGAACTACCTGATCCTCTGGGTTATTCCACGGGTCAAACCCACCTTCTATTAACAGCTCATTAAATATGTACATAGTAATGTAGTGGGTTAAAAGTAATTGGTACATCTTAGCACGATTGTGCATTTGTGTGGTAAGGGCATCTGCGGTACCGGCAGGAGCACCAACGTTCTCCCCCATAACCAGCTCTGATACTCCAAGACCTGAGAATACTCTCTGCTTAAAAAGTTTTAGATATCCTTCTGCTCTAATGGCTTGAGATTCAGCTCCAACAACCTGAATCTTATGTCCTGGGGGAGTTATTATAAAACCATCTGGGGCAGTAGTTTGGAAATTACGTATAGCATCGTCTATATCTTCCTGCCTACCCTCACCCGTCCCGGTAATGTCTGGAACCTGTTGATGAATAATAGGATTAAGATGCTTATATATAAGCTTGAGAACATTCTCCTCTGCCTGTCTTAGAGCTCTAATGTCCTCAATAACAGATACTACCGGAGGGATTCCCCATATGCCGCCAGCTTCCTTACAGTAGGTAAAGTGTAAAATATCTTCTGGCTTAAATGTTTTTGTAACGTTCCTTACTTTTTGTATCCAGTAGGCTATATCACCATTTTCATTTAGCTGGGGAGCCATCTGATGTGCGGGTAGATTAAAATACGCTCCTACTGGAGGCTTGCCCTCATACCCTTTTAGAGATAGCCCTGGAATAGGATCTGGGCTATTAGTTCTTACAGTTACCAAGAAGCAGTTACCATATTTTACAAAGTCTCGTATGGCATTTTCTAGTATAAGCTCCCAGGGTTCTCCACTAGCAAAGCCCATAATCTTTAATCTTTTTTCTATATAAGCTTTAGGAGCTGGTTGACCTTCTAGCTTCCATCCTTCTTTTATAATTATTTCGATATATTTATCGATGCCTTGTCTAATATAGCTGTCTACAAGATAGGCATTTCTTACAGCTTCTATATCAAAAGGAGGAGCTGTACCAACTTGCTGAGCTCTAAGCCCTGATCCAACTTGATAGTTTAAAACTGGATTGGCTACTCTCTTTATATTAGTAGATTTCTTTTGTACGTTCTTACTACTATTAAGAGCCTGTATTCCAGTTCTTGTTGGTAGCTTTATGTTAAAAGATGCCATAGTTTATTCCTTTTTTGAAAGGGCTTGATCGAGCACTATTTTCAGACTTATAGCATCTACTGGGTCGTTCCAGTATATAGGTACTAAAGGTAAACCAATTTCTTTACATGTAAGACGTAACGTACTTTCAGCTTCATTAGCTGCTTCCCATGCACGCTTGTTCTTACAATACTTTCTACATGTTTCCCAAGAACCTACTTCTGGGCCATATACTTGAACAGCTAGGGGAAGATCTGTAAATATTATAGTAATAGGAGGATGCACGCTAGAAGAAATGTACCAGCTCCACTTACCGTCTATAACATAGGGTTCGCTGGAGTCAAGGAGTGTAAGGAGAGTTTCTATAACTAGTCTACACCTATTCTTGTAATCACTTTTAATATGGAGACCTCCTAGTATATACAACCATACTATATCAGATAGCCACCATATAAGCCTTCTAAGAACCATATCCTGCCCTTTCTACCGCCATCCCTTGGCCACTGGTAGTTGACCAACTCTATAAAGATTCGCTCATACCGCCTTTCTCGGCAGAGAAGTTTGGTAAGGCGGCAGGGTTATTTACTCTTAGCCAATCTACCTTTTACGTACTGTACCATTTGCTCATCGAGGCTACCAGAACTCAGTATAGTATCTAGAGACTCGAGAATTATATCCAAGGTTGCTAGATGCTTATTCATGGTAACATTTTTATCGGCTAAATCAACTAGAAGGCCTCTTACTTCATACTTTTTATATATCTCTTTCTGTAGCTCATATATTTTTGATACGTAATCAAATCTAAGATTTCGTGCTTCCTCTATTATTATTCCAATAAGTTCATCAAAAGCATCGCAATCAGGATCATTTATTAAATCCACAACATTGGTTAGTAGATTTATTAGCGGATCATTAAGCTTGCTTTGTAGCTGTCCTACTACAGAAGCTACCTCTTCTAATGCTTTAATAGCTAATAGTTGAACGAACCTGTTTAACAAATTCCTTCTAGTAGATTTCCAGTTAACCTTATCCTTAAGTACAGAGTATCTAATGATAGCACGAGCAGCTCTAATAGTATTAATGAAGTCTTGCTTAGATGATGCTATGCTAGATAGTGAAGAAGAAGGTATTATACCTGAGTTATATTTACTACCATACATGTTATGTAGCATTCTGGCAATCTTTCTGATTGCACACTCAGGCAACTTCTTCTTAGCTCTATCTAACGCCATTTTAATCCTATCTCTAAGAGTTTGAGCCTGGTACAGGTTATCACGATGAACATCTCTTATCTCAGGTAATATATTAGGCCTATTAACAGAATTAGCTAAATAAGATAAGGAGTTTTCTAATTCTTGCTTTACTTCTAGTAGAGTTCCATACAGTATTCCCAGTATAGAGTTTCCATTGTTCCAATGGTGCTCCTCGTACTGTACAACCATATCTGGCCATATAGTATTACCGGTGAGTAACCAATTCTGTATATCTGCTATAGTAAACTGTTCCTGCTCTACTATATCTTTGTACTCATCTGGAACCGGAACTACTACATTAGAAAGTTCTGCATTAGCCTCATTTATAAGGCCGTTCCATTCTTCTATCTCTGAAGTAAGCTCGTCTACCAGGCTATCTATAGGAGATTCATTATTAACAGATTCCTGATTAATAAATTCCTGTCCTGAAGCTGGTTGCTCAACAGAACTATCCTCAGGTAAAAGAACCTCCGGGATCGTTTCCTTAAGTACTCTCTTCTTAGTAATCTTATCTAAGGACATCCGCGTTCCTTTAGAATTTAGTTCTTTCTGGCTCTTTGCCTAAGAAGCTACCACGTCCAAGATTTTTATATACTCTTTTATCTGTAAAGGCGGCCTGCATATTATCAAACAGCTCTCTATTAGAAGCTATAGTTATCTTACTTGGAACAACTTTTGGAGCTGGCATAGAGTAGCTGATAGAAGCAGGTATAAATTTTGTATTATCTGAATGATTAGAGTATATTGCATAACAGGCTAGACCACAGGCATCTATTATATGCTCATTAGATCTAGTTGTTTTTATAGTATTGGCTCCGGCTTCTATAACTTTGTAATTTCTTAACTGAGTTTCAAATGTTCTATCGTAGGTACTGAACTCGAAGTTCTTATCCTCAAACAGTTTAAATAAAGTATTAAGCATTACTGCTTTAAACTGTTTCTTTATCGGAGTTCCGTCTATAGGATCTTTAATGGTTACGTTCTCATTAAAGTTAAATCCCTTTAGCTTTTCATATAACTTAGAACCTGGATTATTCTTACCGTAAATCTTTAGCTGTTCTACAGCATGCTCTCCATATCCACGATCTACATAGATATAATCTGGAGCAAAAGCATCGTTTAGAGCAATGATTCTTTCTACTCCGGTAGTAAGTGTATACTCTCCGCGAGGAACCTCTTCTCTATAGATAACCTTATACTTTGGTTGTCCTGGTAGCCATTCTACTATACATATATTTACACCGGCCTGATACTTATCCCAGTCAACTCCCATTGCTCTATATACACCAGATCTTATAGAGCCTTTATCCATATATCTATAATTACCCATAGCAGCATCTATGTCAGAGTTCTTAAAGGCATTCATACCGGAGTCTAGAAACTCTGCTAGCTGCTCAGTAATCCACTCTACCTCAGTAGATAGCGCCTTTCTTTCATTTACTTCTTGCTCTGTATAGTCTGGGTTCTCTGTAATAGGTACATGAATCTGGTGCCACTCACCGGTAGTATCATGGCAGTTATGTACTGAGAATCCATTAGCTACATAGCTATGGCTTTGGGTCTCGAAGTTGTATACTTTACCGGAGTAATTCTTTATAGAGGAGGATAGTACTTTTACATAGAAGTAGCCGTCTTTAATAATGTCACTACTTTTACCTAGGTAATAGGCTGTATCAGTCTTGTATACTGAGCATGCGATTCCACTACGTAGCATTACCTGCTGTATCTGATCGCACAGTTCTTTAGAAGTAGTATAAGTCTTTTTATACGCTCTTATAGTTGCCTTTGCATGCTTAGATAAGAATATGGCAGGATGTATTTTATCATCCTTACCTAGATATTCCATTAAATCTTTAAACCACTGGGAGTATACAAGTACTACTGTCTTGGAGTCTACTACCTTCATCTTTACCAGGACATCTTGAAACAGCTTGGATACTATATAATATACATCCTGTATCTGTTTCACCTCACCGGTAAACACAACTCCTTCTGTAGTAGACTTACCTATAGAAAGGTAGTATCCTAGTAGCTTAGCTAAATAGTGTCTATAGTCCTGATCGCTAGAGTTATACTTATCTACGGTCTCTATAATTTTACTATTAGCTACAGCTGGATACTCCATAGGAATATCCTGTTCCTTTACTATACAAAAGCCTACTCTATCACCGGGAGATATTTCTTTTATGGGGACATATCCCTTATCAGTCCAGACTGGATGTTCTGAGGTTGCTACTAAGGAATGAGGAGTAGAGGAAACTATTAAGGAGATTAGATTATCGGAGGACTCATGCACAAAGGTCTTTACTACAGTATCTAGAGAACCATCTCCGGCAATAACCACGTCACCAACTTTAATATCTTCTATATTCCTTACAGCACTATTGCCTATAGTAACAGAAGTCCCCGGTAAGAAGCACCACTGATAATATCTACCATGCTGTTCTGTTGGAGTACTTGCTGCAAAAGTTCTTATTACCTTACCATCGCTAGTCTTATACTTATCTCCTAGGATGATTGGGTTTAAAGCTTTAAAGTCTCCTTCAGCTAGATAGGCAGCTTCATCAATAATAACAAGATTAGCCCCCTTTCCTCTTAGTGCCGCTCCTTCCCTTTTAGATGCTGCTCCAGTAGTCTTACCTTTTATAGTAGATCCATTCTTAAACTTTATTGCGTGAGGACTTTTTGTTTTCTCGGCAAGTGCATCAAGTACTACTGGTGTAGAATTTATAAATGACTCAATAGTTTCAAACAGCTCAGATACCTTATCATCGTCAGGGCAGGCTATTAGTACGTCATAGTACTTATGTACCATACATGCCCATAATGCAAGAATAGCTAAGGAATAAGACTTACCAGCTCTACGATGTACTCTGATTACAACTCTCTTTTCATTAGAGCCTAGTATCAATCTTTCTACGTAGTTAGCAACGAACGGCTCTCCAGACTCTGGATCTTTAAGTATTGCTTCAGCCCAGAGTAAAGGGCTTTCTAGAATCTTAGCTATTTTTGATAGGTCTGATTGCTGATACATAGAGGTTAAGTATAGGCCAGCCACTTATTACTATAAGATAAATGGCTGGCCTATTAGTTTTTACTTCGGGCTCTGATTGTATGAATCGTAATTAGTAGGCATAGGAATCTTGCCCGCACTCATTGGCTTCTTCCTATTACCGCCATCATTAGCTGGTACACCAGGACCGCCCTTACCATCTCCTGCACCGTAGGTAGTCTTATACGTAGGAGGAACTGGAACCTTCTTAGCGATCGGTGGAACTCTTGGTGAATTGGAAGTACCGCTATTCCCACCACCATTTGCTGCGCTGCCGGCAGGGGCTCTCTTATCTACCTTTGCCATGCTTTATCTCCTTTAAACTATCTTCCATCATACCCTCTAGCAAACGTGCTAGTCTTACTACTAATGGTAACTCGTAAGTTCTACTATTTGCTACGCTATCGGCAAGGGTTCTCTTATCTACCTTTGCCATGCTTTATCTCCTTCTAGTCTTACTACAGTTATACTACCTATCTTCTACTATACCTTCTAGCAAACGCACCAGCCTCACTACCAATCATATTTCTTGCGCCTGATATAGCACTCATTCCTCTTTGCTGTTCTCTCCATGTCCAGTCTGAGTGTTCAAATCTTTGAGAAAATGGAGTAGCTGCCAATCGAATATTATCGTTTCTCTCTCTAGCCATACCAACACCATAGGACATTAGAAATGGTGAGGCAAGAAGCAGAGAAACCCCAGTCATAGCTATAGTTGGGTTAGCTGTACCTAATATTAAAAGATAGGTCCAGTTATTTTTAATAGCAGATGTAGCACCTGCCCACAGAACAGACCTATTTTCTCTTCTAGCGTTATCTATATCTTCTCTAATTGCACCATAAGAAAATAGTAGCTGTCCAGGAAAGTCTCTAAACCCCTTAGCAAATGTTGATATATGCATAAGACATAGTACCTTTATCGTATTTATTATAAATACGAATAATAATAGGTAGCTTATCTATTATTATAATACATGGATAAAGCAAGATCGCCATCAGCACCCATATCATTTGAGCTATTACTATATACAGGGACACGTCTATCATGCCCTCCAGGACCATTCATAGCACCAAGAGCACCTATAGCTCCAACAGCCATGCCGCCATAAACTAGTCTTTTTCTAAGAGTAGGGTTTAGTACAAGCATCTCTCTACTCGCTTCTCTTCTTTTTAGGAAGTCTTTAAGCGGTTCGTCTTCTTTTCGAAATGCAAGACCAAGCCTTTCTAATGTTTCCTTAGACGCCCCCATTCTTTCAGCAGCAAGTATGTGTGGGTTTTCTATTACTTTGAACAGTCCTTCTCCACCCATACCCCAGTGGTAAAACACCTTAGCAGCAGTCTTTCCACTTTCCCATGTTCTAGTTGCTAGGTTAACAGCATTTGGCCATGCTATATTTTCTATACCCGAGCGAATAAGAGAAGGAGCCTTCTTAGCTACAACTGCTGCTTTTTTCAGTGCAGCTTTTTGGAGCTTCTCACTAAGCTCTGTTCGGGCTTTTGCAAATGTTATTTCTGGGGCAATTCTATACCTGTAAAGGTCATATAGGAATCTAAACAACACTAGCCTCCTGAAGCAACAGCGCTATTACTTTGTTATACTTAGAATATTTTAGTTCTTATACTAAGCTTGAACTATGTAATATGACTACATAATACTTTCTGGGTCACTCGCTGAATATCTTCCAGTTCCCTCGAATACAGATCCATATCCTACCATCTCTGGATCAGCTGACCCTCTTGCTATACTTTTTGCCGCTGCTGCTGCTGCTCTTCTTCTTGCTTTTTTTCCTCCTCCCGCAATTCCTGGCCGTTCTAGGTCATTTAATGCATATTTTCCTACTACATTTCCTGCTGCACGTCCTGGCCGTTCTGGGTCATTTAATGCATATTTTCCTACTCTATTTCCTGTTCCTAGTACAGTTTCTGACATTTCTCCTACTTCTCTCATCATACTAGCCTTTGCTTTATTCGATACCACTCTATTGACAGCTCCTTCTTCTAGTCCTAGAGGACCAACGTTACGTAGCATGCTCCAAATTGATCCACCTGCTAGGAGGCCTGCAACACCACCGGCTCCAATTCTTTCCCACCCAGGACGGTTTTTATCAAGTGCAACTCTAGCACTCATATAGCCCCCAAGCTGTGAGCCAGCTAGTGCTCCTACTCTAAGGGCTTTACCCCAACCGTTAGTACCGCCCCACCAGTTAGTAGCCATATTCTGTGCTGCATCTCGTAAGTAGTCCTTCATATGATATCCTACGGCTGATGGATACATAGATAGACCCTTCCTAGCCATAACCTTTCCTAAGCCCCTAAGACTAGGCATAGTAGCAAGCCTAACGCCTGTGCGTCTTAATATTCCAGCCATTACAATACTTCTTGAATTAGCAATATCTTCAAATCCTATGTCCTTTAATAGGCCAGCTAAACTAAATGCCATTATAGCACCTCTTCCGTAGTTGTTCCAACTACGGCTAACGTAGTTTTATAAACTACGGCTACGTATTTATTCTAGCCGCATTTATACTAAATGCGGTAAATACGGTTTACGATAGATCTGCTAAATCTGGATCTACCTTTACTATATGTGTGGTTTTTATATTACCTAAAGCTTTACTGGGATCTTTAACTATAGTTGGTTTACTTGGGGATTTCTTATTAACGGAGGAATCTTTCTTTACTGCGTGCGTTGTTGGTCTTGCAGCTTTCATAATTCTAGTCTCCCCATTCTTTGTTCAGTAGGGTTATTAGTATCTTCCAGCTTCTTAGCATACTCAAGTAAATCTGCCATCTGGTTACTAACATCAGCTTTTCTTTGCTGCTTAGCTTCTGCATCAACCTTAGCTTGTCTAGAGGCTACTAGTAGCTGGTAGATCTTATGTATATCCTGTCTAAGTCTTCTCTGTGCTTCTAATAACTGATTAGGCTGTCTAGTATCATGCTTAAGACCGGTCTTAGAATCTGTACCAACAACCATAGTTTCTACCGGGGATTCTCTCCTGATCAGCTTGTCACATCTACCCATAAGAATCTGTAGTCTAACCAGATCGTTCACCATCTGGATATCTACATAATCCGTTGGGGTAATAGACAGATCGTTGATATATCCAGCAAAGTGTCTGAATGCATCAACTACCTCAATAGGACAGCCTACTCCTAGCCATCTCTTAACTAAACCATTACTTACTAATGGACAAATGTCTGCGAAGGGACAGCTATCACCTTTACAAACTATAGGTAATTCCTTATATATAGTTAACTGTTCTTCAACAGCACTTATCTCTTCAGCAGTCCATCCGTCAAGATACCAGATCTTTCTTCTAAGAGATAGCACATTGGGAGGAGAAAACAGATATTTCCCCTCCGAGTCTTTCTCATCAAACTTATCGTAGTCCACATTCATGGACCCTAATATTCTTTTCTTCTTTCCCTCATTATCATTATCACTCATAAGTATACATCCATTAATCCTAATTATCAATAATTATTTTCTATGCTCATCAACGTCTTTTCGATTTTTATAATATTCTTTCTGGTAGCAGATTTTGCAAAGACCATTACCTTTGTGTGGAACATCATCTCTCTTACATCTAATACACCTATCATAGTTTCTAGCCCAGCCTATTCTAGGTATATACTCACACTTAATACCGTACTGGTCTCTAGCATAACAGGCTACACATAAACCTCTAGCGTGATGAGGCCAGGTAACATCCCCACATCCCTGGCATCGTGAATATTTTCTACTCCACTTCATTAGCTAGAGGAATCCTTTGGCATGAGATTCTCTGACTTTACATAAGAAGATAGTTTCTTTAAATCATAGTCGCATCTTCTTAAAGTTATTACAGTTATCTCAGTACCCATATGAATATCTCTTCTATACTCAGGGTGCATCTTTCTTAAGGAGCGTATAGTATCTCCTTTTGTTTTAAACCCTGGCTTCTGTCTAGCTAGGTCAGTTGGCTCCAGATCTCCTATGCAGCATTTCTTCACGCTTACTACTTCTGCAATACCAAAGTGTGTGGGGACTTCACCGGGATCTCCTATCGTTATCTGAATAGGTTCTAGTATAGATACTTGAGGAGCCATAGAGCTAAGACTAAATATAGAGTGGAGGGGCTTCTTCTTAATATCCTCTAGCGAGTTACGAAACCAGTGTATTCTTTTAATTCTGCTGTTGTTCATCACTCCCTCCAAAGCCGTGCTTATTATAACCGTGTTTACCGTATTTATTCTAGCCGCATTTATTCTAAATGCGGTAGCCGCATTTATATTAAATGCGGTAAATACGGTTAAAAATAAACACGATAAATAATACAGCTCCTAGCTACACTAACCATATACGGGTAGTGTAGCTAGAAGCTAGAAGATTGACCTGTGTACGGCCTTATTTTACAGTAGGAACTCCACCACTATCTTTAATACAAACACCTGTAGTTATAATTCCTTGAGTATTATTAACAGTTCCACCTGTAGTTGTAGCAGCTGTAGCCGTATCTACACTAGATGCGGTAGCCGCATCTATAGCGGTATTGGGTGTTTCTATAGTAATCAGACTCTTAATATATTCTTGAGCGCATGATAGAGAGCACAGAACCCTTCTCTTCCTCTTATACCCAATAGTTACAGCTTCTTCTATCTTCTTACCACACTGCGCGCACGTGATACCAGCAGCTATATCCTTCGCGAGCTTAGCTGACTTTACTTCATCAATCAGTTTAGTACAGCTCCACTTATTATCATGAGCCTTCTTAAGCCATGTTATTGGATCTTCTACACTAGCACAAATTCTGTAGTGAGTCCATGTTACCGGTAGATGTCTGATAGCCTCATCCTCAAATGTCTTGGCAACCCATCTATACTGAAGGAATGTACTTCTCGCTTCTCCAGTCTTAGTAAGGAACTGATCTATGATATCTGACTTACCCTTCTCTTCCTTTTCTTTATTATGTAGATCGGTTATTAAAGAAGCAATGTCACCTCTAAGCCAGTTATCTTCTACCTCAGCTTTTAGAATAGCAGAATACTGGTTGACATACTCTTCAAGTTCCATTATGCTTCCTTTCTTGTTTATACTATCCACAGACTCAGTATTTATTCTAAATATAGTGTGTATATAAGATGCGTCCATTTGAACTTCCTTATACTTCCATATTTATCCTAAATACGGGACACTTCTATCTTATTATGGCACAAACTACGTATGTCCCACAAGGCTGATTTAGGAGTCACCCAGCATATGTCTCTTCGGAGTTTAATCCCCGGTACACTCTCAGCAGCTTCATAATGTTTATTATTGATACTACCTAGTTTTAAGAATTCCTTTACAGGTAACCATCCAAGGAATTTTATGTCTTGGAATGTGTACCCTTGAATTATTACCGGGTGAGTTTCTGATGGCGATGGGGTCGCATTCATACTAGGTACGGTGGTCTTACAGACTGTAGGTATTACCTGTACAGCTACAACTACATCAGAGCTACTAGCATTATCTAAACAATCCTTAGGTATCCAAATGGATTTAGGTAGCGCTACTGATTTAACTATAAGTTTTCTACCGTCAGGTAGAACCCCGTCCGGTTTAGACCTATCTCCTCTCTTCCCATACAAGTTCCAATCCATAGTAGCGTTTAAATACTTTTGGCAAGCATACTCTGCATAAACCCCCATTACATGCTTTATTAAAGGTGGCCATCCTCTAGATATGGTCTGGTTAGTTTTTGGTTTATTCCTTTTAATCGCCATATCTACACAGAATTTAATATCTTCTTCTGTAAACTCAATCATTAATATATCCTTGTTTATTACACGGACTAGGTCTTACTAAACTCTACATTATTATGGCACACTCAGATTATCTTGTATAGCAGGGTTTAGCATAAATACGGACATAGTTTATCAGGCCAGAAACCAATCCTGCCTCTAGGTACTATATTACCTAGATGATCTAGGGGGTGTGTCTCAAATTTACCCACGGTAAGTTTGAGATGTGCCAGCGAGTGCTCTGGGGACATGAGCCCCTGCACTCAGAAAGGTAAGAGAATGTCCAAGGTTAAGGAGTGGTTGGAGAAGCTTGCGGGGCTTTTGGCCCCAAAGGCGAGGATCGTGGAGAGCACGGCTACCGGTGACGATCAGACCGGCATCGTCACTGTCGCCCTTATCCAGGGCGATGCGCGCATCGAGATGGCGGTCAGCTATGACCGCCAGAATTTCCGGGTTGGCTTCTCCGTCAAGAAGGCGGAGGGCTACCCGGTCTCTTCTGGAAGCGTTACCTTCGAGAACAACTGGTACGAGGTTCATCTCGAGAATATTCTCGAGATGAAGTTCAAAAGTGCATCGATGATCCCGTGGGGGATCATCGGGGCTGAGATCGAGAAGGCTATCAGGTAGCCTTCTCGATCACCAAGGAGGAGGGGCTAACGCCCCTCCTTCTTGGGCTGAGTGCTTAGGGGACATGAGCCCCTGCACTCGGAAAGGAAAAGGAAATGGAGTTGAAGATTGAGAAGTTTCTGCGCCTGGTGACGGGGCTTCTCCTGCCCCCCGACACGGTCTGTGTCGAGGAGACCGTGCTCGGTACTGACGAGTCGGGCATCGTGGGGTACATGTTCCAGATTGGCGAGGTCAACCTGGACGTTGCACTCACGAACAACCGGGACGAGTGGACGTTCACCCTTGATACTATCAAGGGAGGTCGGAAGATCCTGATGGTCACCGTCTTGTACCAGCACGCGTGGTACAGCATGTCTATCCGGGCCAAGGACGTGGAGACGACCCGGAAGTTCCGGGATGCCTCGAGCATTCCCTGGGACGAGGTCGGGAAGGAGATCGGCAAGGCCCTCTCTGACATCTAGAGAGGGCCTGGGCCTAAGGAGGAGGGGCTAACGCCCCTCCTTCTTGGGCTGAGCCAGAAGAATGTACCTCTGGCTTGGGAGGAGGTGAATAAAATGGTGGGCCTCGTTGTGGTGGTAGTAGTTGTGGCGGGCCTGGTTAAGCTCCTCGAGTCGGTTCGTGAGGAGCAAAACCGTGCCCTCACCTTCTCCTTTATGGAGATCATGAAGGAGGAGAAGGAGGAGGAGAAGTAATTCTCCTCCTCCAGCCTAAGGAGGAGGGGCTAACGCCCCTCCTTCTTGGGCTGAGTGTTTAGAGGACATGAGCCTCTGCACTCAGAAAGGTAGGAAGATGAAGCCTAGCAAGAAGATCCTTGCTGGGTTCCAGGTCCTCTTTGGATCTGGGATCCAGCAGGGGGTGACCCCAGAAGTTTGGGTCACTACCAGCAAGCGGACTTTTAAGATGGTCCGCTGTGACATCGGAACCCCCGTTGTGGGGGTCATCACCCGCAGCGGCTGGCAGGTTGCCGCTATCCAGTCCGAGGAGAAGTATGTCTGGCTCGCTCCTGGCGAGAGCGAGCCAAGGATCGGGTCTCTCGTCAAGCTCCTTCAGGAGTTCTTGAAGGATAAGGGTGATGGCGTGTTCGACATCATCCTTGCCTTCAAGAAGGAGGTCGAGGAGACCAAGGCTAGCAAGAAGGATGATGAGACCTTTATCGACCTGCTTTATAAGCAGGCCGAGATGGTCTCCTCAACCATCTCGAGCACGTACTCCAGCGTGGTGGAGTACGTTACCAACATCCCCAAGATTTTCTCGTAGGGGATGTTGGTAGCCTGAGGAGGAGGGGCTAACGCCCCTCCTTCTTAGGCTGAGTGTTTAGAGGACACGAGCCTCTGCACTCAGAAAGGCAGTGCAATGACTTGACTGCCTTGGATCGCTGATCGCTAGGCTAGTTAATGCTTTAGGGGCAGTATTAACTAGCTAGAGTGCAGCCTTGGTATTAAAGTGTGGCTGCAATAGGGCTAACGCCCTTCCTTTTTATGCTGAGTGCTTAGAGGACATGAGCCTCTGCACTCAGAAAGGAAGAAGAAGATGAAGTTGTTGATCCGGCTGTTCACGATGTATCTTGACTTCCTCCTTAAGAATTCAATGGAGGTAGTTAAGATGGAGGTAGTGGGCGGTAGCTTTGACATCGATTCCGTTCAGGATGGTGTCAGGCTCTCTGTTTCTGCAAAGCTTACCCAGGAAGGTATGCTTTTGCAGTATGTGTTGGGTTTTAAGGAAAGATACCTAGTAACGACACGTTTGGCAGGTAATAGTGGATATGGACATAAGTCAATGGTGGCAAGGAAGCCACATGAGAAGAGAAAGATCCGTCTGGAGAGTCGGCTCCTCCAGACGGAGGATGAGGTCGTTCGGTTCCTCCAGCCAGGGGGAACCGATGAGGTTTCCGTTGAGGATGCTATGAAGATTCATAGCATCCTTATCTGGCTGGATGAGTAGTTTCGACCAGCCAGCTTGAGAGGGAGGGGCTAACGCCCCTCCTTCTTGGGCTGAGCACTCTGGGGACATGAGCCCCTGTGCTTGAAAGGAGACAGCGATGCTATATGCTATCGCTGAGGCGTACCGAAGCATCTTCGGTGCGCCCGTCCACGAGACAATCGTGGACGGTATCCTCCACCAGGCTTTTCTGGTGGGGGATGGTGTGGTGGAGCTTTCGTTCCACCATACCATGGACAAGATGATGATGTCTATGGTCTTGTCCATTGTTCCGGCCTCGGTCGAGGTCGGATATGATGTTATCCTCAAGGACAACATCGTGACTTTCCGTCTTGCCCTTTCCAAGGGCGAGCTTGACTCTGAGGAAGTTGCGCTTAGCGCGCAGCTTCCTTGTGGGGTGCACCCCATCAAGGTGTTCCTTCCTGGGAAGGAGGGACCTGTTCCCTCCTTCCTCAACCTCAGTGAGGAGCAGCACATGCTCCTCAAGGAGTGGACTAAGAAGTTGATGGGGAGCATGTAGTGGTTTTGTATTACCGGGAAATGAGCTCACATCCCGGTAATACAGACGTAGCTAACTACTAGACTAAGGAGGAGGGGCTAACGCCCCTCCTTCTTGGTCTGAGTGCTTAGGGGACATGAGCCCCTGCACTTGGAAGGAGAAGGAAATGGAGTTGAATATCGAGCAGATGATGTACAATCTGATTGCGGCCCTGCTTCCCGGAAACATTTCCGGGATCGATCGGACGCTCCAGATCAATGTCAAGACCATTGATTTGGCGCTCGGAGAGTTCGGTCTCGAGGGGATGCTTACTCTGGAAATCGTTGAGAATGACAACAAGCTCGTTAAGGTTGTTATTCGATACGAGGAGGGTGAGTACACTCTTGGCATCCGGACCAAGGAGATGCATACGATCCGGAAGTTCCGGGATATCTCGGTGATCCCCTGGAACACCATCACGGATGAGATCGAGGAGGCTATCAAGTAGCCTTCTCGACCCCTAAGGAGGAGGGGCTAACGCCCCTCCTTCTTGGGCTGAGCCAGAAGAATGTATCTCTGGCTGGAGAGGAGGTGAATAAGATGGATGTTCTCGCTGCTCTTCTGTCAGTCGTGGTTTTCGTAGCAGTAATGCTACGAGTACTCGGCTGTGCTCAGGAGGAGCATAAGCGGGTGATTACCAGCTCCTTCATCGAGGTTTGCAAGGCGATGAGGGAGGCGGAGGAGGCGGAGGAGAAATAATCTCCTCTAGCCTGAGGAGGAGGGGCTAACGCCCCTCCTTCTTGGGCTGAGCCAGAAGAATGTACCTCTGGCTGGAGAGGAGGTGAATAAGATGACCGTCAAGATTTTCGATGGCTTTAATGCCGTGGTCGATGATGATGGCACCATCATCGGGTTCTATACGGACCCGGGTGTTCTCATCGACCTTTGCCTTGACGAGGCTAATAATATTATTGGCTTCGTCAAGGCCAAGGAGGAGGAGAAGTAATTCTCCTCCTCCAGCCTGAGGAGGAGGGGCTAACGCCCCTCCTTCTTGGGCTGAGTGTTTAGAGGACACGAGCCTCTGCACTCAGAAAGGCAGTGCAATGACTTGACTGCCTTGGATTGCTAGTTGCCAAGCTAGTTAATGCTAAGGGGCTAGTATTAACTAGCTTGAGTGCAGCCCTAGTACTAACGTGTGGCTGCAATAGGGCTAACGCCCTTCCTTTTTATACTGAGTGCTTAGAGGACATGAGCCTCTGCACTCAGAAAGGAAGAAGAAGATGAAGCTGTTGGTCCGGCTGTTCGTGATGTACTTGGATTTTCTCCGCAGCGGCTTCGCGGAGGTTACCAAGCTTGAAGCTGGTGAGGAGGGCTTCAAGCTCGAGGCGGTGGATGCTTACGGAGGGATTGTTCTTACGACCTCTTTTGAGGTCGTTCCGACAGGGGTTGTCCTTCAGTATGTTCTTCTTTACGAATCGCGCAACTATCTCATAACAACGCGATTCGTTGGGAATGACGGATGGTCGTTCAAGTCAATGACGGCAACAAAGTCAAATCCGTCTGAGACTAGAAAGATCCGTCTAGAGACTCGCACCCTCCAGACGGAGGATGAGGTCGTTCGGTTCCTTCAACCAGAAGGGACCGATGAGGTTTCTGTCGAGGATGCTATGAAGATTCATAGCATTCTCGCGTGGCTGGTCGAGTAGTTTCGACCAGCCAGCCTAAGGAGGAGGGGCTAACGCCCCTCCTTCTTGGGCTGAGTGTTTAGAGGACATGAGCCTCTGCACTCAGAAAGGGGAGGCATATGACGCCTCGCGAGAAGTACCTCGCGGGGTTCCAGGTCCTCTTTGGACCTGGAATTCCACGGGGTGTCACCCCCGAGGTCCGCATTGCCGTTGGTAAGCGGACCAGCACGATGGTGCGATGCACCATCGGGACCCCCATTGTGGGGGTCATCGTCCGCGAGGGCTGGATGGTCGCAAAGATCCAGCCTGAGGAGAAGTATGTCTGGCTCGCTCCTAATGAGAGCGAGCCAAGCGTTGGTTCTCTCACTCAGCTCCTTCAGGGGTTCCTGAAGGACAAGGGGTGCGTGTTCGATCTCCTTCTTGAGTTCAAGAAGGAGATCGAGGAGTCCAAGGAGGATGTCACCTTCCTTGACTTGATGTACAAGCAGCTCGAGATGGTTGGTGATACCATCTCGAGCACGTACTCCACTATGCTGGAGTACGTTACCAACATCCCCAAGATTTTCTCGTAGGGGATGTTGGTAGCCTGAGGAGGAGGGGCTAACGCCCCTCCTTCTTGGGCTGAGGAGATATTAGTATCTCCTCTTATTACTTTGGTATTACCGGGAATGTGAGACACTCTCCGGTAATAAGAAAGGAGTGGTAGAATGACTTGACTACCTAGTGACATCCGTAGCTAGGCTAGTTAATGCTAGGGGGCTAGTATTAACTAGCCAGAATGCAGCCCTAGTATTAACGTGTGGCTGCAATAGGGCTAACGCCCTTCCTTTTTATACTGAGTGTTTAGAGGACATGAGCCTCTGCACTCAGAAAGGCAGGAGAAGATGAAGTTTGACGTTGTGGAAATGCTGGCATGGTTTGCCAGCATGTTGGGCGTATCCGCTGATACGTCCAACATCGAGACCGGGATCTCTTCTCGGTCTAAGTATGCCTCCATCGATAAGACTATCGATGGGATTGCCTTCTCAATGAAGGCATCAGTGGCTCTGGACGGAGAGTGGTGTATTCTCGGCATGGTGGCCGAGAACAAGGAGGGTAGCTGTGCTACCCTCTCGGTCTGTGTCGACCGTGACGTTACGGTCGGGATGGAGGATGGCAATGGTGTTTACACCGTTGCCATCTACGAGTCGGCTGCTGATGTTCCGTGGGAGGATATCAGCGACAAGGCTAACAAGGTCATCTCTAGCCTGTAGAGGTGGCTTTGGCCTGAGGAGGAGGGGCTAACGCCCCTCCTTCTTAGGCTGAGTGTTTAGAGGACATGAGCCTCTGCACTCAGAAAGGCAGGAGAAGATGATGTTTGATGTTGTGGAGATGCTGGCATGGTTTGCTGGCATTCTCCTGCCTGACGCGTACTACCGCGCGTCAGGCGTGGCAACCGGTAAGTCTGATGATTCTTGCTACGCTGAGACTGGTTATCTCAGCAGCAAGAATAGCGGACTTGCGATCGGTGTGAAGTGCACCTCCTCGTTCGACAATAGCTGGTGGATTCTCGGCTTGGTAGCCGAGAATCTGGATGGGGAGTTCTTCACGCTGTCCCTGTCATTTGACAGGGGGACTGTCACGTACTCGGTGGAGGATAAGGGGCTTTATTCCTCCTATGAGTATGACAACATCACTGATGTTCAGTGGGATGTTGTCATTAATGAGACCATTAAGGCCCTCTCTAGGATGTAGAGAGGGCCTGAGCCTGAGGAGGAGGGGCTAACGCCCCTCCTTCTTGGGCTGAGTGTTTAGAGGACATGAGCCTCTGCACTCAAGGAGGCAGTGCAATGACTTGACTGCCTTGGATTGCTAGTTGTTAAGCTAGTTAATACTTTAGGGGCAGTATTAACTAGCTAGAATGCGGTTCTAGTGTTAAAGTGTGGCTGCAATAGGGCTAACGCCCTTCCTTTTTATACTGAGCATTCTGGGGACATGAGCCCCTGTGCTTGAAAGGGGAGGCATATGACGCCTCGCGAGAAGTATCTTGCGGGATTCTGGGCGTTGTTTGAGCCCGTAATTCCCGCAGCCCTCCGGACGGTAGTCCGGAGGACCGTCCGGCTTAGTAAAAGCCGTCAAACGTTTGAGACTGCTCTCGTAGTAGTCTCAATCGAAGTCGGTGGGCGAACCCTTAGGATGGTTCGACAGCCGATCAAGGACTCCCAAACGGGAGTCCTTGCGAGCAGTGGCTGGAAGATCGCTTGGGTTTTCCAGCCAGATCCAGAGAATGGAACGTATGTTCCATTTCCCGAGGGCCGGTGCGTTTGGCTGGCCCCGGGATCCGACCAGCCCAAGATCGGGTTGGTCGGGGACCTTCTCCGGGAGGCGTACGGACTCCCGGAGAGGATCAACCGGTAGCTTTGTATAAGGAGGAGAAGGCTAGTATTTTCTCCTCCTTATACTACGACTGGTGATTTTTTTACCGGGAGGTGTGTTCCGTCAGCTTATGCGTAAGTATAGGCTCGGATCACATCTCCCGGTAGAAAGGCAAAAGTAAAAATGACCTGACTACCTATTGGTAGCTGGCGCTAGATTAGTTAATACTTTAGGGGTAGTATTAACTATCTAGTGTATAGCTCTAATATTAAGGTGTGGCTGCAATAGGGCTAACGCCCTTCCTTTTTATATTGAGTGCTTAGAGGACATGAGCCTCTGCACTCAGAAAGGAGATGTAGATGATTGCGGGTGTCTTGGTCGGGCTCATCGAGCAGCTGCTGCTCGGTGACTTCAGCATCTTAGGGCGGTATGTGCTTGGTAACCCTAAGATGCACGAGTGCTGTCACAAGACATTGGTTGTTGATGGTGCCGCTGTGTTGGTCACCGTTGCCGTGTCCGGTTTTGGTCACGGTATCGTGACCGTCTCCTCTAGCTCCTCTAGCGGTACCTATGGTGCTCGGTCTGTGGAGGTAGTGGGCATCATGGGACTCCCGGATCATACCTGGGCCGTCAACGGGCATACCGTTGATGGTGGGAGGCTGATCTCAGTGGAGGAGGTCGTTGGAAAGGTTGGTGTTGGTGGAAGCTTCGCGTGGAAGGGCGTATGCAAGGAGGTGGTGGACCTCTACCTTAAGTTGAGGTAGAGGTCCAGCCTGAGGAGGAGGGGCTAATGCCCCTCCTTCTTGGGCTGTCTGAGGGCTAAAAGTTTGTTACTACTCTCTGACAAATGTCTACATGTTTAGGGGCTAACGCCCCTCTTTTTAGTGCTGGGGTATAGTACTATACCCTAGGAGGATGTTACATGGTACGTCCAGATGGCATCCGATTCGGGGCCTTCGGCCCCTGTTGCTATGCCGGGCATACCATGACGGCAATCTTCTTTACTACAAAGACTACCGGTAGGGTGCAATCCTGCCTGTACTTTTAGTAATAGCCTATACTCAAGTAAACAGTACCGGGAAGTGTGCACACTCTCCGGTATATCAGTCATAGCTACGCTATGGTATCAGTAGCAGCTACACTAGAGCTTTAGCCGGTAGGTTTCAGTCGCAGCTAGGCTATGATCTTTTGGTGAAAGTGGCCACCATAGGGCAAAAAGTGCCACATTTTTGGGCCGAAAATGGACAAAAATGGGCCAAAACATGGATGGGTACTTTTGGGGCTATGGGAGCCACTTATCCAATAGCCTATAGCTACTTTACCTGGGTAAACAATACTCACCCTGCGGTAAGGGTGTTTACATATAGTGCACAGTTGGTAGACTACCAGAGAGGAGGATGGATATGGTAGTCAGAGTCCTCTTGGGGAGGACGACAAACCCCAGGAGGGGGCTGGATACTACGGTCAAGTCAGGAAACGGACTTGGCCGTACGTTCGCTCCCTCCTGGGAGCTGGTCCTGGGATTCAAGAACTACCAGGACCAGCAGGCGGGCAGGGTAGCTCGCTTCCCAGGGTATAATCCTATATCCTGGGAAGAATACTCCCTTTTCTACCGGGAGATGTTGAACAGTCTCCCGGTAGACGGTAAGGGGATCCCGTACGCTGTGCGGGATCTTTACAACTTCGGAAAGGAGCAGCCCGGTAACGTGCTGCTTCTACGTTGCTACTGCTCGGTAGCAACCCCGTGCTGTCACAACCAGCTAATCATTGATTGGCTGGTTGGGAGGTGGCCGAAGGCCTTCGGCCTCCTCCAGGATAGCCTCCCCGGTATCTAGTATATCGGGGAGAAAGCCAAGCAGGACGTGGTGCGTTCGATACTACGTCCTGCTTGGCACTACTCAAGTATACCATCGGAATACCTTTTGCTCTGATCCTGATGGTGAAACTAGCCTTGCACATGAGAGCGAGGCAGAGAGGAGAGAGAAGTGAATAGTATGGATCGGGAAGAGGTGTGGCGTACCTGCCCACCGTGGCTAAGAAACGCTGCCCTGGCTATAGCCAGGGGATATGACCACGGATGGTCGCGATCGACAGCCGTTCCGTCAGCTCCTTACTTTTGGGAGTATGACGACCCATTTCCTTCTCTCAGTGAGATTGAAGAAGGGACACCAGAGGGACCCCTTGGCAAGGGGATCACACAGCCTGATATCTCGTTCGAAGATGGGCGATACTTTGCCCGACATAGAACGGGAACTGGTAGGGTCTTTATAGAAGTTGCGGTAGACCCTACGAATGATTGTGACCTTTCTTATACGGTCATTGTCTCCAGACCCAGTGGAGAAATCGCCTCTGGTACCAAGGTTGGTAATGAGGTATACGTGACTGCAGATCGGGCAGTTTGGGGGACTCGCCATGAGGACGCTTGGGAGAAGGCGTGGAAAGCTCTTGGGATTCCTGCTCCCAAGTTCCCCAGCAAGGTTCTTAGGACCATTGAGAAGAACCTTGTTGTAGATGGTAAGGGACTGAAAGTCGATCCCTTGCGCTGTAGGGTTACGGTACTCCCTACAGCAGTGCTCTCAGTAGAGGACCTTCTAAGCCTTAGGAGGGCTGAGAAGGTCGAGATAGTTGATATTGTCGGTCAGAGCTATGACCTCACTATCAGCTGAAGTCGTAACAGCCTTGCACATGAGAGCGAGGCAGAGAGGAGAAAACAGCATGAGCCGGGAAGAGGTGTGGCAATCGATGCCGGTGTCTTTGCGGAATACTGCGCTGGGAATCGCCCGTGCCTATGGGCACGGGTGGGCGTGGTCAACAGTAGTGCCAGCTGCTCCCTACTTTTGGGAGTACGATGACGTTGTTCCTTCCCTCGAGGAAATCGAGGAAGGAACACCGGAGGGTCCCCTCGGGAAGGGGATCACTGGGCCAGATATATCGTTCAGGGATGGACGATACTTCGTCTTCCATAAGACTGGGACCGGTAGAGTCACTATCGAGGTCTCAGTGGATCCAGTATCAGATCCGGGGACAACCTACGAGGTAGTAGTATCCCGCCCCAATGGGGATAGCGCGGTCGGTATTCGGGATGGGAAGAGAACCGAGGATAACGTACGGACGTTCGCGGATTGGTCCATCTGGGGAATTCGCCACGAGAACGCCTGGAAGAAGGCGTGGGTGGCTCTCGGGATTCCTGCTCCCGAGTTCCCTGGAAAGCTCCTTGAGAAGGAGCTTGTTGTGAGTGGAAACCTGGAGGGTGATCCTCTGTACTCCAAGGTTAAGATCCTCCCCAAATCGGTTCTTTCTGTGGAGGATCTTTTGCGGCTCAGAAGGGCTGCATCGGTAGAGATAGTTGATGAGGTAGGGCAGGTCTACCCCCTGATCATCGGGTAGAACCGCCACAGAGGAGAGGGAGATCACACCCTCCCTCTCTTCTGAATACAGGATCTAGGTGTGAACAACACCCCCCGCGCCTAGCGGGGAAAGGAGAGAACAGTGGGATTTCTGAAGATCGCTGAGCTGCCCGAATGGGCAGTATCAGCAGTACGATCCATGGTGGATCGGAGCATTGACCGAAGGGTTTTTGTACTTTCCGGGGATGAGATCCTCGGAAAGGTCGAGGAAGACGAATATGCAGTACCAGGCAGTCCGAGTCTGTCTGGTACGATCTCCCTGATGACTGGGGAGGTCTTGGAGTTTAACAACTCCCCGGTGTATCTAGCCACGCAACTGGAGCGTGGCTCCCGTGGTATTAATCCTGTCTGCCGGGCAATCGTGCATTGCCCGGTGTCCGAAACCCCTGCGCGGTTTGCTATCGTGCAGGGGCGCTTTGGAGCGTTCCCCGCTACCATGGGGATACGTTCCAAAAGCGTTGTAGAGTTGATCGAGGCGAAACCCGCCTCGATCCCAAAGCTCGCTCAGGCTCGAGGTCTTGATGTTAAGGAACTCGAGGAGCGAGTTGCATTCCTCCGCTCCTACGCTGTTAAGAGCGGAGATTTTTGGAACTGGAGAGGCGTCCGCCTCTCTAACAGTTCCTCTTCTATTCTTGCACAGCTCGGAAATGCTGTGCAGGGAATCTCCATTGTGTCGAGGGATGGGACTGAGTACCCATTCCTCGCCCCGGTCAACGCCACATCCGTCACCGCCTCCCCGTTCGAGGCGGTTACTCCGCTTGCAGTTTCCGTTACAGTTCCGGAGGTTATCGGATAACCTCCAGTACAGCTAGAGGGAGGTGCTCATGGATGAGCATCTCCCTCCATTCTCACTACGTTGTACGTTGAAGGAGAATGGGATGAAGGCTGTCTTTGTACAGCAGCCTCGGCTGCTGGAAAGGGTTGGAAACGTGTTCACCGTGCGGGTGGACACGGATATGACGGGGACCGTTCTCCACCAGGTGTCGCATCCGGAAGAGCAGCCTGTTTTCAGGCTGCTTGGCAGCCGCATTAAAGTACCGGATCTTCGGGCATTCTACATGCCCGAGCGGACACTTTGGAACGCGAATGGTGTTAGAGGCACTATTCGCGTGGTAGACTTACCGGAACCGCTTCGCATCATCGATTCGGTGATAGGCGATGCGAAGAATGGTAAGAACTCTGCCTTTAGGGCAGACTCTATGCTCCCGTACATCTCTAGGATGTTGCAAGTCGAGGTGTCCCATACCCAGGTAAATGCGCCTGGGATTATGGGCTTCGCGATGGGAGCTGACGGGCAGCTCTCTAGCCGGGAAGTTGCAATATCCTCCAGAATGGCGGTACGGCTTCTTAGGGTCATTTCCACCCTGCACTGGGACTGGGTGGAATGGCTGGTAAGCCGTACCCCGGAACCTACGGCCACTAGTCTGCAGCTGGTGGCAGCTGCTCTAGCCTCCTCTCGGGAAGTATCAAAGGAGGAACTCGGAGAGGCCATACTGGCCCTTGATGGAGTGTCAGTGATGGCTGTCAGGTACCCGAATGCGTCTTCAACCTCTTACGAGGAAAAGACGCTGAGGGTATATAAACGCTCCCCAGCTGACTGCATCTTTATCCCTCTGGAGGACCTGGAGATCCGTCACCAGGGGGATTGTGATGGAGACCGAATAGGTCTCCACTTGACACGTGGTCTTCGGAAAGCCCCCAATCCTCTTGTCTGGGGCCGAACATATCGGACAGGCAAGGGGATCGATCTGGATTCCCTCGCTCTGAGCGAGGAAAAGTCCCCACTCCAGCTGATGGAAAACTTCTCGGAGAGAGGCCGGTGGGTCGGCCTCTTGACGTACAACTTCTGGCTCCTTGTGTACTCCCTTGCACCGCATGCCTCTTCCATGGGGCTCTCTGCAGGGGAGCTCTGTCAGAGGTGCCTCGACCTCTTCACACCCCTTATCGAGGGTGTGATGAATGCGAGGAAGGGAACCGGATCTGGGCAGGTGGGCGGGGAAAGCCTTGCCCAGGCCGTCTGCGACCTCTTTGCAGGTCGCAGGGGGCTTGACGTACTTAACCTCCTTCCTGTCAAGGAGGATGGGGAGGTGGATGAGGAGAAGTTCTCTAAGGAACAAATCCGGTGGCTGTATCAGGCACTCAGCCTGATAGCAGTCAACGGGAAGGTTAACGTGTCTAACGCGACCTGCACCGATCCGGTGAAAGTTGCATTCTCCGCCCGATTCAGGAAAATCGCAACGAAGTTCCTGATCGGGCGAATACCCGAGTCTGCTGACTTCTATACTCGGGTGATTAATAGCCTCCTCTGCATGGAGGCTGCACCCTGGAATGGCCCCAAGACGCAGCTTAGGGGCCTCTTTACTGAGGAAGGAATGGAGGGGGAGTAAGATGACCGAGGAGCTTAACGGTAAACTCGAGTTGGGGCAGGTCTTCCCGTTCCTTGAAGAGAACGGGATCAGCATTCGTCCCGTACAGGATGTTGCCCCGGGCGACATCCTGGTGGATTTCAGGGGAGTAACTTTCCCCATCCCCGTCCCTCAGGTTAGACCCCTCGGAGATTTTACATTCTCCGAGGTAGTCTGGACGGGTTCCCCCAGGAATGATAGCAATGGGAACCTAGTCCAGACCAGGCGAATATTCCACCCGGTCTTGCGGAATACAAATATCCACAAGATTGCGGGTGGTATTAGCACTGCCCGCGAAGTTCTTGAGTCCGGGAGGTGGTACGTCTCGGGCTTTTGGAACTTTTACACCGAGGCACTCATGTTTGCCGCTACCAAGGCGGCAACCATGCGCTACTTGACTGAGGCATACGCAGCCTCCTTGTTCTATAAGGAGGTTTCTGCTTTCCTCGGCAAGCTCCCGGTTGTGAAGTCCGATCTTCACCTCCTATCCCACTCCAGGGTGTGGGAGATGGGATATCCGGGGAAGGACTTTGTGGGAACCTTCCCAGAGATTCCTTCTGCTCTATTAGCAGAAGTCAAGAGAGTCTTTCACGAGAAGGCTTTGGAGGTCGGATGCGATATCACCTTTACCGGGAAGAGTCATCCCGGTAGGAGGGTGATGTATGCACCGGCTGGCGTCTCTCCAACGGCAGCCCAGCTGTGGAGCTGGCCCAACTTCGGTGCTCAGGCGAGGGCACCAAGGGAGATGCTATCCGCGCTCGCTAATGCCGAGGAGTTTGGCAACGATCGCCACTCTACTCCTCGCGTGACGAGTGAGAAGAACCGGGTGGACTTTTCCCGGTTCATCAAGCACGTCAATGTCGCACTTATGGACCTTGACGAGATCGTCCCGGTAAAGAACGGTCGTACATTTAACGCGGATCAAGTCCTTGGAACCGGATGGTCCCATATCGATGGAACTTTCGATACCATCTCCGAGAAGCAGATGGTAGTTCCATTCGCAGATGGAGACACCGGAGATTCCATCCGTGAGAAGTACTCATACCTCGGTAAGCTCAACGTTACTCTTAACGTTGAGCCTGAAGGGATGTTCTCTGCACTCAGCTGGAACATCTCCTACGAGGAGCACGAACCCAGCAGAATGCTTTGGAAGGCCATGACCCCGGAGGCAGTAAAGGGGATGGTGCTTCCTGAGCGGCTCCTTCTTCTTGAGCAGCGCCCAGGTGAGGACTTCCTGCGTCCGATCTACCTGGTCATCTCCGCATCTTCTGTCAAGAAGAAGGACGCGGGACGGATGGTACTTCGGATGCTAGCTTCCCGCCTTCCGGAACCCTACCAGGCCGATACCTCTACCCCACGGGAGGAGTTCGGAAATATCCTCTCCGACATCCGCAACAAGCTTGCTAACACCGGAGATAATGGGTACAGCCGGATCTTTCGATTCCGGCCATCTGTCCCGACCAAGGGTAGCTCCGCTCTTAAAGAGGTCTTGCTCTCACTAACCTCGGTGAGAGTACTTGGCTTTACTGAGGAGGATGGCCACATTGTGCCAATCCCTGAGGATCAGGTAGGTACCCTTCATGGTGACCTTCTCCCAGTGGTGCAGAGTGGAGAGGAATCCCCAGTGGAGACGGTAGTGGGCGAAGTGCCCATCATGCGGATGCCTGAGGACGAGGACTTTGGAGACGAGATCAGAACTCCGAAGCGCGGTAATGGCATCCGAGTGGATCCCTTCATGGTAATGGGCAAGCCAGGTCTCGACTGGCCCGTGGACGAGTCGGTGAAGACCCGCCTCAACTTCGCGGTACAGCTGTACCGCGCCCTCGCAAAGTCCAATAGCACAGATGATCCCCAAGTCGAAGAGTGATCTCCACTAAGACGTAAACCCAGGAAATCGTGGCAAGAGGGGGAGGCTACACTCCCCCTCCTCCCCTTTTTTGACGCCTTCGCTTAAGGTGCTGGTACTAATCTGTGGCTCCAATTAAGTATGATAAAGAGTCTCTGTTTACAAGATCCGTTTCTGAACAAATCTTTTTAGGAGAGAACAATGAAGTGCGAAGAAGCTTGGAACACATGTCCTGTAGAAATTTCTAACACTGCTCTTCGTATTGCCAGAGTTTATGGACATTTGTGGGCTAACTGTTCGGTAGTACCACAGGGTGATGAGTTTTGGAAGCCTGGAGACAAACGTCCGACCATTAGAGATATTTGGGAAGCCTCTTCTAATATCTCTGGAGAAGGTTTGATTAGACAGCCAGATGTTAAGGTTACTGAGGAGTATTATCTTGTAAACTATATGTACTCAGTAAGTGAAATGGAAGGTAATCCGGAACTAAAGTTTACGGTATCACTTGATAACTACTTTAACTGTAAAGATAATAGTATGGACCTTGGTGTTATCATTACCCGTAATAAAAAAGAGGATGTAGCTTGTTGCTATATGGAGGTTGGTAAGATTGATGCATATGCAGATCCTTCTGCATGGAGCAGCAAGCATGTTAGAGAATGGAATAAAGCTTGGAAAGCTCTAGGTAGAGAAGCTCCTAAGTTTCCAGGAGAACTTAGAGAGCGTGTTGTCAAACTAGAACCTAATCATGCTGCTATTGATGATGTTAGGTTTGCTACCGTAATAATTTCTCCTAACACTCTGATTAGTTCACAAGAACTAATCAAACTTTCTGAGGCAGATAGCGTATCTGTTCTCTCTGAAGATGGCTCAATCCATAGTATTATCTGATCCTGTTTCAGGATTCAAACCCCCGGTAATAAACAATACCTAGGTAAAAAGGAGAAGAGCAGTGAGGTACATAGTTTCTGCAGGAGTTGCTCCTATTAAGAAGATTGCTAGTACTACCTACGAAGACATTACGGAAAAAGGTGAGAAAGATCTAGCTGCTAGTCCGTCTGTTCTCAACGACCTTGATGTCATTAAGGCTACTCTTAAGTTTCCTGACGGGTCCTATGTTATCTGGGCAACTAATCTCCACGAGCTAGAGAATATCGCCAATGATATTCTTAATAATAAGAACCTGGATCCTAGCCTTTGTTCTTTGCACATTATTTATGGACCTATTGGTTACTTTGGTCTTGATAATGATACAAGGGATTGGATTGTCTATAAAGTAGCTGCTAGACAGCCTTACTGGGAAGAATTCGATTCGGATGGTAAGTATGTAATCTCTTACCGGGAAGAACTCTCTTACGGAGAAAGCAGGAGAAGGATCAGAGAGACAGGAGAAGGATCAGAGGGAAAGGAGTAGGGAGATGAAGTATAACGTTCCTACAACAGTTCGTCCTGTCGAAGAAGATACTGGAATTACTTATCAGGATATCATAAAGAAAGCTTTTAAGAGAGGAGCACCTGAGCTATGTGTTCTTGACACCCTTGATATCATTAAGGCTACCTTTAAGTTTCCAGGAGGATGTTATGTTGTTTGGTCGGAAAATATCAATAACCTGGAAGACTTTATTGATGAACTAATCGATGATAGAGATTTAGATCCTAACCTCTGCTCTCTAGATCTCGTTCGTGGTCCTCTCTGTCAGTTTGGACTCAATAAGAGTACAAGAGATTGGATTATCTATAGAGCAGCTATTGGTCAGCTTTACCTTGACGTGATTGACGATAGTTCCTTAGGACATTTCGTTGCTTTCAAAAAGAGAAAAGTAAGAGTTTGACAAAGGAGAGATTAATATGGATGGATATGATCCGTGGGATACTTGCGTACCCATCATTAATAATTTTGCTTTAAGATTGGCAAAAGAGTTTGGAGATCCTTGGGTTAAGTCATCTGTAGTTCCTCCAAGATCTGAGGAATGGGATATGGAAGGTCCTGACTTTTGTGTTCCTACCCTTAAGGAGATTGAAGAAGGTATGCCAGAAGAGCTTCGAGGTGAAGATCTCAGGCTACCTAATGTTAAAAGATCCAAAGATGATAAAGATGTTCTAACCTATACTAACAAAACTGGGGAGGTTAAAGTAGAAGTTAGCTGTACAGCAGAAGCTGACTTCCATATCCTAGTTAGTGTTACATCTCCCGGTAAAATTGCAACTGGATTATACCATAAGGAAAATGTGTTTACTGACGTTAAGGGTATTGACTGGGATCCTTCGTATGCATTCCTATGGTACAGGGTGTGGCATGCTCTACGTGTTTCAGGAGACATTCCAAGATTCCCTGGACCTATCAGTGACTAGAGAAAGAGGAAAACTAGTATGAATGATGAGCCTACGTTTGCTGACTATGTTGTAGCTACTGTTATCTCTACCACTGTAGCTATTCCTTTGCTATCAGTGCTTGTTTTGTTGTATACTGTAATAGCTTTCTTCCTGTGGAACTGGTTTGCTACATCAGTCTTTGGAGCACCAACGCTAACATTTGTACAGACAATTCCTATTGGGATTGTTATCCAATATCTCATTGGATTTAGTAACAAGGATGATATTAACCACTCTAACGATAAAAGGCTACTTGTTTTTAAGCACATGTACTTTGTGCTAATACGTCCATTTGTACTGTTGCTAATCTCCTATGTTGTCTACAGGCTTTTCTTCTAGAAAAAACGAACAGGAGTATGGTTATGAGTCCAGAAGAGATCTGGCAGAACTGTCCAGTAAACCTGAAAAATACTGCTCTGGCTATTGCCAGAGAGTACAACCACGGATGGGCACAGTCGTTGGCAGTACCATCAGCTCCATACTTCTGGAAACATAATGACTCTATCCCATCCCTCGGAGAAATTGAGGAGGGTACTCCCGAAGGTCCCCTTGGTAAGGGGATCGTTGGACCGAAGATCTCGTTTGAACATGACCGGTACATCCTTCGGCACGAGACTCGAACCGGTCGTACCTTTATCGAGGTATCAGTTGATCCAGAGGATGACACTGACCTTTTTTACGGGGTCATTGTTTCTAGGCCTAGTGGGGAAATCGCCTCAGGCACTAGGTTTGGAGACGGGTTGTTTACCAGCGCGGATTGGTCGGTATGGGGGACTCGGCACGAGGACGCCTGGAAGAGGGCGTGGAAGGCTCTTGGAGTTTCACCTCCTGAGTTCCCTGCCAAGATCCTTGAGAAGGAGCTTGTTGTGGACGGGTAGGGATTGAAATCGGTGAGAAGTATGATTTGACTATCAGTTAGATATGGAGGATGGTTATGAGCCCTGAAGAGATCTGGCAAGCATGTCCACTGGATTTAAAGAACGTAGCTTTGTCTATTGCTAGGGAATACGACCATGGATGGGGATTTTCTGAGGCAGTACCCCCGGCACTCTACTTCTGGGAGCTTGATGAGGAAATCCCCTCTCTCAAGGAGATAGAAGAAAAGACCCCGGAAGGTCCCCTTGGCAAGGGGATTGTTGGGCCGAACATCTCATTTGATGGCAGCCAGTACATCCTTCAACATAGAACAGGAACTGGTAGAGTCTTTATCGAGGTGTTGGCTAATCCTGAGATTAGCCCTTGCTTTTCTTACAAAGTTGTTATTTCTAGGCCGAATGGTGACAATGCTGTTGGTATTCGGGATGGTCAGAGAGCTAAGGATGGTATACAGGTAACTGCAACTCAGTCAACATGGGGAGTAAGACACGAGAACGCCTGGAAAAAGGCGTGGAGAGCTATTGGCGTTCCCGCCCCTGAATTTCCTAGTAAACTACCTAACAATAAACTCATTGTAGAAGGTGATGGGCTTAAAGATGACCCACTGGATTGTAATGTGGTAATCCTACCTGGAGCTGTACTATCTACAGAAGACTTGATGCATCTTCAGGAGGCTACATCTGTAGAATTTCTTGATAAAGCAGGGCATACTTACTCTGTAAAGATAGAAAAAGTTTCAGATTGGCCAGTACTCTAACTATTAGCTTTAAGAATGAGGATGTATAGAAGGAGCTAATAATGGAAGACGATGGGCTTGGAAGTAATTCCCCGTACTGCAGGGTAGCAGTATTATCTGGAGGTGTACTCTTTGCTGAAAATCTTTTGAACTTAAGAAAAGATACTTCCATTGGGCTAGATAAGGATCTTTCTAGCTTAAGAAAAGCTGCTTTCATTGAGCTAGTTGATAGTACTGGTCAAAGTTATCAGCTACCTATTAGCTCTGGAGGTAAGACAGACCACTCCTAAGACATAGGAGGAAAACATTGCTATCAGATTTGTTAACCATAGAAAAGTTTGAGAAGGCATGGAAAGAGTGCCCACTATTCTTAGCTAACATAGCTTTGTCCATTGCCTATACGTATAGTCCTGGATGGGAAAAGTCTACTGTATTACCTAAGGAATATGGTTTTTGGACACCTGATAGTGTACGTCCATCCATTGCAGAAATCATAGATAATACTCCAGATATCTTAGAAACTAGGAGGTTTGAGTACCCTGACATTTGTATGAAGGATGGATTCTTCCATCTTAGGTATCAGAATGTTCACGGTAGAATATACATAGACGTATTCAGGACCTATGCAGAGGTACGTGGAGCCTACATACATGCATCTAGAGACCATGCAGACGTACGCAGTCCGTCTTATAGTAGCGAGTACTATCTACTAGCTGAATCTACTTTCAGTAAGAGTGATAGGACTCCTTACACTGCCATTCGTAATGGACTGCGCAACACTCCCGGTATCAAAGTAGTAGATAATCCTAATAAATCTATTCTACATTCTAGAAACCTTAGATCTCTAGTATCTAAGGCTGAGAATAGAGCGGATTTATTTCTACTCATCTCCTCTCCTTCCTAGAAAAGCGGGTGCTGACAGGGTGGCTCTACCCGCGGCCTACAATCTCATGACCCTGTCAGCATTAAATTTAAAAGGAGAAAGTGATGTACCTCTACAAGTTCACTGAACCGGAAAACATTAGGGTGCTGGGAGAAACAGCTACTAACGCTCCGGCTATTCTCATGCTGTCAGAAGAAAACCTGGAAAATATGGTAAGGGTACAGGCTAAGTTTAGGAGCAATCTCCTATTCTTTAGAACTATTACTCTTGCCAAAGTTTCCTCCCCGCTTTCCACGGCTCTTCTTAGGTTTGATACTGAGACTAAGCGCTTTAATTCTATTATCTGGGAGGCTAGTCTTGACATTGCACTAGCTAATGAGGTAGCTAACAGAGCACTAGAGCTTATCTCAGCCCATGGATTTAGTGATCCTAAGATCATTGATGCTGTGTATGCTGTGGGAGATGTGGCTATCTATGGGATGACAAGTAAGAAAAAGCTAGAGGAGTATAATACCTACATCTTTGATACTATTCTTGCTCAACAGAACATTAACATCTTTGTTGCTAAAGAGCTATATGCTATTTCTGGTGCAGTTAGAGCAGCTATTAGCATGCTTGATAAGAACTATAATCTGGTTGCTACCTTTGCTTCTCTTACCTGTGCTGCAGAAATCTCTAAGGTAAAGTTCATGGAGGATCGTATTAGTAGTGGGCATAGTGTTAACAATACCGGGATAAATAGTCCTATGTCTACTGATCTCTTTGGTAGTAAGTCAGCGTCTGAGTATAATCTAGAGCAGTCAATATCGGCCATAGCTAACTTGCACAATAGATGTCTTCAGATGGTAGGGTGGGAAGAACCTGACTAGGAGATAAAAGATGGGAAAAGTACAGGGTATCCATCATTGTAGAGACTGTGGCAGCTTGGATATTAGATATGGTCATAGATGGCACCCAGGTGCTGGTACCATGATGGCCATTGTTAATATCTTTACGGCAAGGGTAGGCCTTAATCTTGGCACAGGTCTATGTGGTATGTTGGATTACCGGGATGAGTACTACTGTGCCAAGTGTGGAAGTACTGACCTTGCTCCTAAGGATGAGCCATATGATCCACACCATAAAGACGAAGATGGATGTGGATGTCTAGGCTGTCTTGCTATGTTGGTCTCGGCAGTCTTCGTATACATTTTGTTCGCCATGTTCATGCATTACATGTTGACTAACTTTTAGTAACTAATATTCCTGGAGGAATAGTGATGTACAAATTCTTTACTAGCCTACCTGATAGTAACATCATCAGTACTTCAGCTTCTAATAAGTTTTACTGGTTTACTGGGTTCGAAACCGTTTCTGACGCGATAATGGATGGGTCATCTGGTAGATTTCTTGTTAGTGCAAGAGATCTTTCAGGTAATCTAGCTATTGCCAAGCCTTACATTACTTCTAACTCTGTAGAGATAGAAAAAGTTTCTGACTGGCCGGCCAAAAATACAGCAAAGGTTGCTGTATTTTCTGCTGAAACTATTTTGAATAAAGTATTTCCTCTTGGTACTACAAGAATGCATGCATCAGGAGTTCCTATTGTAGAAGCCTTGTTGGAAAGTGCTGTCTCTGTCATTTCTGATTCTCATACTCAAGTAAACGTATCTATAATTGATGCAGCTGTTCGACTCTCCTACTCTTCCATGGATGATAATGATTGGAAGATGTACTATCTGGTTAACACATCACGCTATGCACTTTCTGCCGCTCTGCACGCAGCGGGAATGTATAAGGATCGTGATGATGTTAACATGGGCCTATGTGTTTTGGATGCAGCTAGAGCTATTAGAGCAGCTAAAGTTTGTGCTATGCATGAGGGATACAAAAGTCCACAGGAAGATATCGAGAACTATATTAACTCTTTAACTAATTGGAAAAAGTTTTCTGAGTTCCAGAAGGAATAATAATCATGGAAGGAGACTTTACTCAAGAAGAGCTGGTATATCTACTTGTAAAACATAAAAAATGGATGAGGGTAAAGTGGGGGGCAGAGCGACTTAACCTTTCTGATCGTGTACTAGTAGGTCTTGATCTGTCTAATTTTGATCTTAGCTATTCAATCTTAGCACACACTATTTTTGAGAGGTGTAACTTAAATAATACAAGAATATTTGAAGCTCTTGCAGCAAAGTCTAAATTTATATGCTCAAGCCTAGATCATTCTGATCTATCGTATTCGATTTTTTCTAATGCTGGATTCTATAGGTGTAGCATGACTGGAGTTGATCTGACATACACAAACTGTTCGTCAGTATGGTTTGATGAAACAGCACTTACTGATGTTAAATTTAAGGAAACCATACTGCAGGGTTCTATGTTTGTTAATGCTATTGATGTTCCAGATTCTGCTCGAGTTTTATCTACATTTGCTCCAGAAACAGGATCACTTGAGATCTGGAAGAAGTGTAGAGGTGGTGCAATAGTAAGACTACTGGTTCCTCCTGATGCCGAGAGAGTAACTGGAGGAACGCGTATTGTTCGTGCTTCAAAAGCTATTGTACTAGAAGTTATCGGTAAGGAAAAGGTAGCGTATAGCCTTTACGATCGTAACTTCAAGTACGAAGTTGGAGATACCGTTACTCCAACGGAGGAGTTCTACCCAGATTGGACACATGAATCTGCTTCTGGCATTCATGGATATCTATCCCGTCATGAGGCTGAGGCGGAAAAGGAATGGAATAGGGATGAGGAACTAGAGTGGCAGAAACGAAACAAGGATAAACGTAATGAAACAAAGAACACCAATATATGACTTTACTGTTAGGCAATTCTTATCCTGGCTTTTGGAAAACTCTGAAAGACCATTGCCTTACTCTGTTGCTGACCTTCTTGAAATGTGGAATGCGTATACGAAGGATAGTATAGATAACTTTCGTTCTGATACTCCTATATCAGAGGTTACTGTTCTTATGTTTATTGGTACCGTCTTTCGTAGCAGCAACTATATTGCTGATATTATAAGAGCTTGGGCTAGGTTTGTTGAGCTTTATAATATCAGGAATGCTGACGATGAAGAAGCAGCAGCCAGCGTAGTTGAGTACTACTCAAACGAAGTAGAAGGATTAATCAGTAAGCTATTAAGTACTTGTGAAGCCCAGATCAACGATTTGAAAAAAATAGTTGGTATTTTAGGTGGGTTAGTTAATAAACTAGAAAAGGGCTAATCATGGAAGACACAGAGTGTTCTAGGATTCAGTGCGACCGTTGTGGTAGAGACATGGCTTCTTATGAAGTCAATGAGGCTCCGGTTGCACACGTCCGGTACTGGATTGTTTGTCCTAATTGTCTTTCACATGTACTATCTACATCTGCTAAATACGCAGAAGTACTTTTGTATATTAAGAACAGAGCAGAGGTAGATAAATACAGGTATAAGAATGATCCTAAGCTCGGCCCTCTCTATGCTAATATAGAGAGTATCATTTCTGGTACCATAGAAAAGATCGCTACAGCATATAACGAAATGGAGGAAGAAGATGGAAGCAACAGCAACAGCTCAGCAGACTGAGCAGTCTAACTGGTCGTTGTTTGACAAGATTGTAGAAGTAACTTCGTGTACTATCATTGGAGCTCGTACTGGATTTAACTTTGGCATGAATCTAATCTCTATGCCAAAGGTTGAGACTAACAAGAGTAGGAAGGAGGAAGAGAAAGAGTTTATTAGAGCTTGCATTGAAGTATATCTTGACAGAGTAAAAGGAGGATAAAATGCAAGCAGCTAACTTGGCTGTTGGTGCTGTTATTATCTTGATATTCTTTAACAGCATTGGCCGGCCTGTAACTGCCTTTGGTTGGCTTGGCTGTTTTCTATTCCTGGCACTATGCTACTATGATGTAGTGCTGGTGATGGCTGCTATCGCTATCTTTATTATGCTCGAGCTAGAGATTACTTCTAGAACAGCTAAGAGTTTAAGGAAAGGCGGGAATAGTATGATGGAATCCTTAGACTCTTTGGAAAAAGTAGTATCTAATAAAGATAGTGTAAATCTAGAGGAGCTAGAGGAGAGTATTCTGTCATCCATTACTAAGTACACAGCTACTATTAAGGAGCTTAAGGAAGCCCTTAAGTATGTACAAGTACTTAGGAAACTTAAAGGCTAAGGAGAAAATAATGTACAACCCATTGATTGTTGCTACCCCTTGTAAGCATCCCGATAATTTGCCATACCTGCTACAGTCGTTTAACCCGTCAATATTTTTTGGTCTTGAATGGCATATCTTGATTGATGCCAATACGGTAAATCGCCAGGAGTGGGAACCCAAGATAGCCAAGCTTGTCTCTGGTATAACTAGATTCAGAACTGCGGTTACCTTTGAGTATCATGATGATCCAAGGCATTCTGCTAAGAACATCCTACTAAATCGAGCACTAACTAGGGCCTTTAGTATATATGCTGGATTTTATTTCTGTATCCTTAAGGATACCAACATTTTGCATCCTTCCTTCTTGCCTGTTATTGAAAACTATACAAATCGCTTTCCAGAAAAGTGCTACGTTTATGGTTGCCACCTGTGTACTGTGCCTGGACAGACTATGTACACAGAACATCGTGTCGTGATGCCAGCGGACCTTAATGTTATTGATCTGACACAGCTTAGTACTGCACAATACACTGTCCACTCAAAGTTTATCGGAAACACTAGGTTCACGCGTGATGATGCGTGTTCTGAGGGCATGTTTATTTCTGAGATCTTTGATAAGCATGAGGAAGACTTTAAGTTTCTTCCTCAAGTCTTAGCTTATAATGATTCGCTAGGTTTCTCAGGAGATAACATTGCACCTTGGGTACCTCCACTGGAGATTGGGTTCTGAAATCTTTTTTAAGGGAAGTCCTTAAGTACGTGCAAGTACTTAGGAAGCTTAAAGACTAAGGAGAAAATAATGCACAACCCATTGATTGTTGCCACTGCTTGTAGACATCCCGATAATTTGCCACGCCTGCTTCAATCGTTTAATCCACCGAGGACTATTGACCTTGAATGGCATATCTTGGTTGATGCCAACACGGTGGATCAACAGGAGTGGGAACCTAAGATAGCTGAGCTTGTCTCTGTTGTAACTAAATTTAAGGTTGTAGTTACCTTTGAGCATTATGATGATAATCCAGGGCACTTTGCTAAGAATATTCTACTAAATCGAGCACTAAATAGGGCCTTTCTTATCCACTCTGTGTTCTATTTCTGTATTCTTGATGATGATAACATTTTGTATCCTTCCTTCTTGCCTGTTATAGAAAGCTATATAGAACGCTTCCCAGAAAAGTGCCATGTTTATGTCTGTCATCCTTATATGGATGAACATGTTAATGCTGTGCAGTATACTGTTTACTCAAAGCTTATTGGAGGTACTAGGTTCATGCGTGATGATGCTCATGCTGAGGATACATTTATTAATCAGATTTTTCATATGCATAGTAAAAAGTTCAAATTTGTCTATTGGCTCATACCTTACCTCGATTGGAGACCTGGTGCTAAACCCTCTCTTTAAAAGCTATAGAAACTCTTGCTAGCTTCTTAAATTAGCATATGATATGCAATAATAATATCAAGTAGTTAAAAACTCTAAAGCTAATAAAGAGGAGCTAATAATGCATGATACATTAATTGTTCACACTGCCTGTAGTCGTCCTCAGAATCTACCCTATCTGCTTCAATCGTTTAATCTATCAAAGGCTACTAATCTTGAGTGGTACATAACGGTTGATGCTAACATAGTTAATCAACAGGAGTGGGAACCTAAGATAGCTAAGCTTATGTCCAATGTAGATAAATTTACGGTTTCAGTTACCTTTGAACCCCATGAGAATGGTCCACACTGTGAAAACATTTTAAGAAACATAGCAATAGATAGGGCCTTTAATAAATACCCCGGGTTTTATTTCTGTATTCTTGATGATGATAATATCTTACACCCTTCATTCTTGCCTGTTATAGAAAACTATATAGAACGCTTCCCAGAAAAGGGCTATGTTTATGCCTGTCATCATTATAATGAGGTTGGGCCAGCTCCATGGATGGAGAAACATGTGCTAATGTCAGCAGGCCCACAGTTTGTAAGACCAACGCAGATTGATTCTGCACAGTATACTGTTCACTCAAAGCTCATTGAAGATATCAGGTTTATACCTGATGATACTTGCGCTGATGGTATATTTATCAATCAGATTTTTAATAAACACATTGAAGAGTTCAAATTCATCTATCAGCCCCTATCTTACCACAATGTACTAAGACCTATGCAATCCTTTGTACCTCCTTTGGAGATTGGGTTCTAAAGTCTTTCTTTAAAAGCTACAGAAACTATTGCTGGTTTCCTTTAAGTATCATACATAATATGCGATAATATGTTATCAGCAGTAGTTGCTGAATATACCGGGAGGTGTGTACATGAGCGATACTGATAACACGGAGCCTAATGTACCCTCTGATCTTGAACCTAATCCCCTAACCTCTTTACAAGAAGCTAACAAGAACTTCATTCAAAAGGCTATTAAGAAGCCTGGCCAGCTACATAAGGACCTAGGTGTTCCACAGGATAAGCCTATTCCATTAGATAAGCTAAAGGCTGCGGCCAAGAGGAAGGACAAGGTTGGACAAAGGGCTAGATTTGCTCTAGTCTTGAAAGGAGTTTCCAAGAAAAGGAGCAAATGACTTTTAGATGCTTTTTCTAACCTGGCCTAACAGTAGTTTAGGCCAGGAATTTTTTTGGGATAGAGATAACCATGAGACTAAGGAGCTATCAGGAAGAAGCATGTAATAAGTTCTTTGAAGCAAAGAACAAAGGGCTTACTAGGATGTTGATGACACTTCCTACAGGTACAGGAAAATGTCTTGGTAAGAATACGCCTATTATTATGTATAATGGGCATATTAAGTGGGTCCAGGACATTGTTCCCGGTGATTTTTTGATGGGTCCCGATAGTACTCCCCGGACAGTACTCTCTACTGCTACGGGTAGAGGAAACCTCTACAAGATTACTCCAGAGGAAGGGACTCCATTCGTAACTAATGGCCCCCATATTCTATCCCTTATGAAATCTGATGGAACTGTACTAAATATATCTGTGGAGGATTACCTAAGTAATAGATACGTATATGAAGATCTTAGTGAGTATAAACTCTACAGGAAAGGCATTCATTTTCCTTCTCCAAACTCTTGTAGGGATGCTTATCTAACAGGTAAGCTCCTTATTAGTAATAGACCGATTGACAGAAGACTACTTGATGTAGAAAAGGAAACAATTAAGAGTAATCATTCTCTTATGTGTAGTTACATTACACAGTTTAAGCTTAGTAGTATGAATAATAGGGCACTATTCATGGTAGGTGCCCTATCTAATGCAAAATTTGTTGAAAACTATGGGTATATACTGACTATTGTTAATAGGAAACTCGCTAATAACATCCTCTGGATTTCTAGATCTCTTGGACTTAATGCTAAGCTAGTAACTGTTAATGATATTAATGATCAACACGATATAATCCATATTAAAACTCCTGATCCTATAAGAGTTAGTACATCTCTTCATAATGTTGTTTCTCTTACAGGATTTTCTATTGAATCTATTGGCGATGGAAATTATTATGGGTTTGAGTTGAGTGATGATAGGCTGTTTTTGCTTGGAGACTTCATCGTAACCCATAATACAGTGCTATTTTCCCACATTGATAAGAAGTTGAGAGAGCAAGGTGAGAGTAGACCGACCCTAGTCATTGCTCATAGGGACGAACTACTTGATCAGGCAGCTGAGAAGTTTGAAAAAGTAAGTCCAGATGTTAGTATTAGTAAAGAGAAGGCTAAACTTCGTGCAACTAATTCTAATATTGTGCTTGCTAGCATTCAAAGTATTGGTAGAAGTGGTAGTGATAGGCTAAATGACTATGATTTTGGGCTAATCATAGTTGATGAATGCCATCATGCACAAGCAGACAGCTATAAAACTGCTCTTACAAGGCTCGGAGCATTCGATGGAGACCGATTATTGCTTGGAGTTACTGCAACACCGGTAAGAATGGATCGAAAACAGCTTCATACTGCTTCTGGAGCCATCTTTGAAGAGGAAATTTACCGTTATACCATGAGACAGGCTATGAAAGACGGCTGGATCTGTCCGATTAGGGGATATCAGGTCGAAACTTTCATTGATATCTCAAAAGTTTCGGTAAAAGCTGGTGATTTTAACGAAAAAGAGCTAGAAAATATCGTTGTAGGCAGTAATCGTAACGATATTATCTATGAAAACTGGAAAAAGATCTGTCCGACACGAAAAACCTTGGTTTTTTGCATCTCTAGGGCTCATGCTGAAGAAGTTTATGCCTTCATGAAGCAAAAAGGTGTTCGTGTAGGCTGTGTTTTTGATGATTCTAAGGATAGGAAGGCTATAGTAGAGGATTTTCGCATTGGAAACCTCCAAATGCTCGTAAATGTGAGGATTGCTACCGAAGGATGGGATGTTCCTGACATTGGATGCATTATTCAGGCCTCTCCAACCCTATCTTGGCCTCTTTATGTCCAAGAAATAGGCAGAGGAACAAGAATTTACCCCGGTAAAACAGATTTGATCGTAATAGACGTAGTAGATAACACATCTAGGCATAATTTGTGTACTGTTCCTGCTATTTTAGGTCTTCCGAGGACTCTAAACCTTAAAGGGACTACTCTAGCAACAGTAGCAGACCTAGTTGACTCTACTGGGTGTGGTGATCTCGGTCTACTTGCTAAAGAAGCACCTAAAAGTATAGAAGAACTGAAGATTATCTTGAAAAAGATAGAACTTTTGTCTCTTGCTATGACTCCGGAAGAAATTAAGCAGTTTACTAAGTATGCTTGGGTTCCTTTGACTAATGGGGACTACTATTTGGGCTGTGGATTGGGTAAATCTGCTGAAGTTAGGTTTGATACAGCCGGTAACATGATCTGTATCATGAAAAAAGATGGTAGAGAGATTCTACATCGTACTTATGATATGGATCCAGAGAAACTATGGCCAATGTTCGAAGAATACATTGCCAAAACATGGCCAGACTCCCTTGTTTTAATAAAAAGGAACGCTTCTTGGTGGAAAGAAGAAGCATCTGTTGCTCAAAAGAAGTATCTTACTTCTCTAGGTATCGATTGGAAGATCTGGGGAGGAAGTATCAGCAAAGGGCATGCTTCTAGACTAATCGATCATGCTAGAGCTATGGGTAAAGTTCCTAAGCCTATGTCAATCTCTCAGCTTCGTGCTATTCAATATAAAACTAACAGAGATACCTTATTGGGAGGAAAGTAATGAGTATTACACTAGACTACATGTTCTCTTGCGTGTTTGATAGAGCAGAACATCCTGAAGTAAATGTAGGTAAGATTCCTGGAGGAACAAGATTCGCTCAGGGTGTAGTAGATAACACCTCTGTTGTTCTTATGGAAGTAAAAGAGCATGATTTGTTTGGTGAAGTAACAAATAACTTTGACATTGCTATTTGCTATAATGAAGATGGAAACAAGGTTTCTCCAGTCCTTATTAGAAAGAAGGGAGCCAAGGATATCCGTAAGATTTCTTGGTCTAAAGCCCTTGTTTCTCTATATGGTAGGAAGGAGAAGAGTTCATGAGCCCTAAAACTAGTATCCGAAGGATTAAGTCTGTTCCTTTTAATGCAGAGCCTGTTGCTAAGAGGAGAGGTAGACCTCCAGGCAGTAAGAATAAGCCTAAAGCACAACCAGTAGTAACCGCTCCGGTAGTTTCTGAGCTAGCAGAGTTTACTGTAGTTCAACAATTTGAGGGCAAGATTGTTATTAATGTAGTAGGACAGGAAACTCCATACAGAATTACTGATGGAACCTTTATTGCTGCTACTATAAAATGGGGATTTAATACTAGAGGAACTAGATGGCCCTTAATCCTTACCGAGACAGGTCTAGCTACTATAGACTGGAACTATAAGCCTAATAACGTATAGAGTTAAGCATGGTAGATACTAATCTTTTAACACTCTTAACACTAATAGTAATAAAAAACGAACGGAACGTACCCAAGATGTCTATGTCTACGATACAGTATATCATATACTTTGTATCACGGAAGATGGACATAGATCTTGGATATGAATTTTGTTACTATACCTCTTGGAGTAGACCTGTACATGAGTGCGTTCGTGATCTATGTAAGAAGAAGCTTGTAGAAAACCTAGAAAATAATAGTGTGCTACTCACTACTTATAAACTATTACCTAATGGAGAAGCTACCATAACTTCTTTTGATGAAAGAAAGGTAATGTTTATAAAATCAATAGTTAACACTATTACTAGAAGTAAGCTGTTTTTAGTAGGAGGTAGCACTCTTAAGCTGTATTTGGGAATGGCTGTTTCATTAGATCAAGTTATGCAAATAACTAAGAACACTGAAGATAAAGTTTACTTGCTTAATAATCTCAGGGCACTTGGATGGTTTCCTACTCTTACATACTTTGCTTATGTATACAAAGAGGTCATGAAATTTAGATTACCATACAAGAGAGAGGTCAGTGTTGAATCTAGAGGAAAGGATTCGTAATGGAATCCTAGGATTTGCCAATAGAAGACACAGTACCTCAGAAAAATTACCTTCTGGGATACCTTCTTTTGATTTGATTGAGGGCGGCATTCCTAAGGGACATATTACCGAGGTATATGATGTTGAGTCCTCTACTGGTAAGACTTCATTTGCTCTACAGTACGCAAAAACTGCTACTAACTCTGGTAAATTTGTACTGTATTTTTCTATTGAGCAAAAGCTTACCAAGTATATACTGGATAAACATAGCATAGATAAGGATAGAATAGCCGTATGTACATTGGGTGGAGTAGAGGATATAATATCCATTACAAAAGAGCTATCTCCTGATCTTGTTATTGTTGATAGTTTGGCTGCTGTTGTTCCAGAGGAAACTCAATACAGATATATACTTCTTCGTAAAATGTTTAGAGAAGTAAATGAAGTTATAACAAAGAGTAATACAGCCGCCCTGTTTCTAAATCAAAGTAGGGTAGTATTTAAGAAGAAGGTAACTGTTGGTGGTTCTTCCATAGAAGATTGGGCTGATCTAAGAATCAAGCTACATAGTGGAGGCTTAATCTTTAGAAAGTTTGTTCCGGTAGGAAGAATCATTCTCATGGATCTAGTGAGTAAGACCGCTCCTATAACTAGAAGTATCAAGACCAGTATGATGTTTGATACTGGCTATGATACTTCACTAGATTTGTTAGATTTAGCTGTAAAACATGATGTTATCCTAAGAGAAGGTGTATACTATAGGTATCATGATCTCCAACTAGGAGCTGGTAGAGATTCATCAGCAGCTTTTCTAAAGAATAACCCTCCGGTATATAACCAAGTATACGAACAAGTTCTTGAGTCCTCAAGGGAGGACGCCTACTAAGTAGGCAAAGGAGAAAAATATGTCAGCCAGTAAGGAAGACCTTAGCAAGATGTTGAATCTAGCTGAACAGTTAGTGAATGAAGGTAAGGAATCTGAGGCCCTTTCTATTGTTAACTCAGTTCTTGATGGGGTCTCCAACCTGGAAGCTGGTAGCTCTGCAGGTGGCATCCTTGGAGGAGCTGTTACTGGAGCTATTGTTGGTTCTCTTCTATTTCCCGGTCTATTTTTAGTTACATCTGCTCTTGGTGGATACTTTGGTAAAAGAGTTGCTGACTCTGTTTCTGCCGAAGATCTAGAAGGAATTAGAACAAGAGCTTATGCAATTAAGAATAGAATTGATGCCTGGTATCTTAATACCGGGGAACATTAGAAAGGACACCAACGATGCCCTTTACGAAGGAAGAGATAAGTAAGCTTTTAGACACAGCAGAACTACTTATAGAAGAAGGAAAAGAAAAAGAGGCATTAGTTTTAGCTAACTCTCTTACTTATGATATAAGTGATATTAAGTATGTCGCTGTTACTAAAGCTACTACTGCAGCAGCTATCGTTGGTGCTGTTGTAGGTATCTCAGTAGCTCCTATGCTATTTATTATACCCGCTTCTATTGCTGCTTATTTGAGTAATAAAACTGTAAACATGATAGAAGACAAGAGCTTTGATGAACTACTAGGTAGGATAGCTCTAATAAAATATAACGTAAATAAAAAAGAGATACTTCGAAGAAGCTGCGGTTAGTCAGCTAGAAGATAACTAACCAGAAAGGGAATATAATGGCAATCACTGCATCGATGGATGGTCGTCTCTATTCTATGGAGAAGAAGACCAGTAAGGGAGGCCGCGAGTATGTTACAGCGGTTCTCCGAGATTCTGTAAAGGATCAGGAAGGTAATTGGACTAGCAGGTTTGTTAATATTGTTGCCTTTGGCTCGGATGCTGAGTACATTGCTAGCCAGCCAGAAGGTACATCTCTTATCGTAGATGGTCCTTTCAGCATGGAAGTACGAAAGGATAAAGACGGTAACTTCTCCCCGAGGGGAAAGATTGTTGTAAGCATGGTTAGGCGTCCTGAAACCTCCAGGGTTAAGGATAATGTTGAGCCTAACGAGGTAGTAGAAGATTCGCCTGTTGCTGTTGCAGTAGAGTCAGAGAATCCGTTTAATTAATATACTAATTGGTGGGAGCCATAAGGCTCCCACCCCATACTCCAGTATTGAGGTCGCTAAAAAGATGACTATAGAGCAGCTATCAGATTCTTCCTATCAAGTTCTTAAGAGGGATGGTAGAACAGAAAGCTTAAATGCAGACAAGATTTATACTGCTATTTTTAAATGCTTCAATGCCTGTGGAGTTGACTCTTCTTCTGAAGAAGTTAACTCTATCGTTGCTAAAGTAGTTAATAAGATTAATAATACCCCTACTCATGTTGAAGATATTCAGGATATAGTTGAACAAACTCTTATCGAGACTGGATATGTAGAAGCCGCTAGAAAGTACATGAGATATAGGGATTATAAAAATAGTATTAGAGAACGTAAGCCATTAAATTCTGAAGATAAGGATAAGATTGTTAGTAATAGAGCGTTCTTTAAGAACGATCTGGCCGAGTTTGTCTACTTCTCCCGGTATGCTAGATGGAGAGACGACCTTGGTAGAAGAGAGGTTTGGGAAGAATCAGTAGACAGGCTAGTAGACTACTACATTAAGCGGACTGAGGCTAAGCTACCATCTAACTACTATGAAGAAGTAAGACAGGCTATAAAGAGCATGGAAGTTCTTCCTTCCATGAGAGCTATGGCTATGGCTGGTCCTGCCACAGATAAGACGGACCTGTCAATCTATAACTGTAGCTTTATTAATATAGATAGTATTGATTCTTTAGTAGAATTACTATATGTATTAATGGCAGGATGTGGAGCTGGCTACTCGGTCGAGCTCTACTACTGTACAGATAAAGTTCCCCGTGTTAGAATGCAAAAGAAAGAAGCCCCTCAAACATTTGTTATTCCCGATACTACTGAAGGTTGGGCAGATGCTTTTAAGCTTGGTCTAGAGAGCTGGTTCTCCGGTAAAGATGTTGTATTTGATTACTCACAGATTAGACCGGCTGGTAGTAAGCTAAAGACTAAGGGTGGTTATGCTTCTGGTCCTGAGCCTTTAAAGAATCTACTTGACTTTTCTAGAGAAGTAATTCTTAGCCATCAGGGTCAAAAGCTATCTCCAATCGATCTTCATGATATAGCCTGTATGGTAGGCTATGTGGTTGTAAGTGGTGGTGTTAGAAGGTGCCTTCCTAAAGGAACTAAGGTAGAAACTAACAATGGCACTAAGCTGATAGAGGATATCCAGGTAGGAGACTTAGTACTTACCGGAGAGGGTTCCTACAAGCCGGTGGTTAATAAGTTCGACCAGGGTATGCAGTACGTTTTGCACTTCTTGTTAGAAGAAGGTATGGTCTTTTCTTGTACGGGTAATCATAGGCTAGCCGTTTCCTCTGATAATGGCTATACTTGGGTACGAGCAAGAGATCTAAAGAATGAATATGATGTTAATGGTACTTGTGTTAAGTACTTAGTATCTGTAGAGAAGACAGATACCGGAACAATACTATCTCCTGTAGGTATTGTTAATATAATTGATAGCCTAGACTATCATCAAACCTATGACCTGGAGGTACAAGATGACCATTGCTTTGTAGCTAATGGTGTGCTTGTACATAACAGTGCAGAAATCTCTCTTAGTGATTTGTTTGATACTGAAATGAGATACGCTAAGGATGGTCAGTTCTGGACTAAGCATCCTTATAGATCTATGTCTAATAACTCTGCAGTTTATGAAGAAAGACCTACTGCTGTAGAGTTTATGGAAGAATGGCTTTCTCTAGCTAAGTCTGGTTCTGGAGAAAGAGGTATTTTTAATAGGCAGGCTGCTATAAAATGTAGGCCTAAGAGGAGAAAGTCTGCTAGGTTTGGAACCAACCCGTCCCTTAGGGCAGGTACGCTAGTACGCACTAAGAATGGTATCTATCCTATAGAAAGTCTAGAAGGAAGAACATTTGAGGTTCCTAATCTTAATGGTCAATGGAGCGAGGCAGAGTGTTTCCTCTCCGGTAATAAGCAGCTATACGAAGTAAAGCTTAATAATGGTAGAAGCTACTTCTGTACAGCTGAGCACAAATGGCCAGTTGTTGGATTAGATAAGGTAACTACTACAGAGCTTAAGCCTGGTATGAAGCTACCAACGCTTAAGTTTACAGAGATTAGTTCAGATAAGCCTTCGTCTAAGAACAATCTACATGGAACCTATAACGAAGGGTTCGCCTCCGGTATATATTATAAGCTTCGTGGAGTACCAAAAGGAATATATACTGATCTATCAGAGGACTTTCGTAAGGGATTTGTAAGTGGTGCCTTTAACCTACTAGGAAGAGTATCTACAGAAGGTTTGTCCATAGTAGCTGACTCTGACAAGATAGACGATATTCAGAATCTACTTGGCTTCTATGGTGTACTTACTGTATCAAGTTCGCATCCTGATAAGGAACAATTTAAAGTTCTTACTGTTCAGAATCCTAGCCATTTCCTTAGTTGTTTTACAGTAAGAAATGAAGAACTACTGGAAGATATAAAGAAGCTAAAGGATAATGACTTTAGTATAGAAGTAGTAGAGGTAGTTCCTACTGATCTAGTAGAAGATGTTTGGGACATATCAGTGTACGATGATACCCACTGCTTCCAGCTAGCATACAGTATGACTGGTAACTGTGGAGAGATTATCTTACGATCAAAGGAGCTATGTAACCTCAGTGAGGTAGTAGCTAGACCTGATGATACAAGAGAGACTCTTCTTGAAAAGGTTAGATTAGCTACTATAATCGGAACTATTCAGGCTACCTTTACAAACTTTCCATATCTATCTCCTGAGTGGAAGCAGAACTGTGAAGAGGAAAGACTTCTAGGTGTAAGTATTACCGGACAGATGGATTGTCCGCTGCTAAATGTTCTAATAAAAGATCCTAATAATAAAGAAGCATTAGAGCTTGTAAAAGAACTAAAGCAGCAAGCTATCAAGACTAACGAAGAAGTTGCTGATATGCTTGGTATAAATCATAGTGCAGCTATTACATGTTGTAAGCCGAGTGGTACTGTTTCTCAGCTAGCAGATACTGCAAGCGGAGTACATCCAAGGTTTGCCAAGTACTATATTAGAAGAGTAAGGATTAATGCTAAAGATCCTTTGTATCAACTAGCTAAAGACTGTGGTATCTCTTGTTATCCCGAGGTTGGTGAAACAGCAGAGAATTGTTCTACCTGGGTATTAGAGTTTCCTGTTAAGGCACCAGAAGGATGCATTACCAGGCATGATGTAAGTGCTATTAATCAGTTGGAATACTGGCTTAGATTAAAGAATACCTGGGCTGAACATAGTATAAGTTGTACTGTTTATGTAGACGATGACGAGTGGTTAGATGTAGGTAACTGGGTATACAATCACTTTGATAGTATCACAGGCCTATCATTCCTGCCCAAGAACGATCACATCTATCAGCTTGCACCATATGAAGAGATATCGGAAGAGCAGTACCTTCAAATGGTATCTAAGACAGTGTCTATGGAATACTACAAGCTGTATAGATACGAGAAAGAAGATACTACTGGTCTAATAAGAGAGTACGCCTGCACTGGCGATAAGTGCGAAATCTTGTGAAAAGAGGGGAGCTTTATTGCTCCCCTCAAATTTAAGGAGGAAATCCAATGGAAGTATTTAAGCTAGAAGGAAGGGATGTTATCATTAATTTTTCTGAATCTATCCCTCCTGTTAAGGCCACTGTTGTTTGGCACGATTCTGCATTTGTTGCAGTAATGACTTACGACTCTCAGACTTATATAGTTTATCCAGTACATAGAATCTGGGACATGGTTGTACTTCCATCCTCATCTGGGGGAAATTAAAATGGGCGACAGTACTATACTATCTTATATTATTATGGGTATGTTTGCCGGGATTCTTGCTGGTACCATTCCACTTATCTATGGTGCTTCTAAGCAAAAGCTACAGCTTGGCTTCCTAGCATTTTTTGTTTGTGCAATTTCTGGAATGGTATTAGGACTTCTACTAGCAATTCCATTTGCTGCTTACTTTGTTTATATTATTTCTAAAGAGAGCTCTTAATATAAAATAGGCCATAATTAAAATGGAGACATAAAATGTATCGGCCTACCTCTTGTTCCAGCAAAGATACAATCATTCCTATTAAGTTTTTTGGGAACGAGTTGGTAATCATTCCTATACTTAAGGATAAATCAGATGTCTCTAGTACAACCGTACACTTGGGAGCAGTTGGAGAAGGAATGCAGGGCCTGCACAAAGTGCAAGATCTCAAAGAGCAGGAATAGCGTAGTCATTGGAGATGGTAATAAGAAGTCTCTTCTAATGATTGTTGGGGAATCTCCCGGTAAAGACGAAGATGCTCAAGGAATTCCCTTTGTTGGTAAAGCAGGTATTCTTTTAAACCAGGTATTAGAAAGTCAGGGTATTACCAGAGACTATGTATACCTAGCTAACATTACTAAGTGCAGACCATGGGAGTATGGTCCTACTGGCTTAAAGAAAAACCGTACTCCCTCGCAAGAAGAAATGGATGCTTGTCTTCCATTTCTAGATAAACAGGTAGAGCTTGTTAAGCCCCTGTTTATTTTATGTCTTGGTGCAGTGGCCGCAACAAATGTTATTAATCCCGGACTTCAGATCTCTAAGTGCAGAGGGCTGATTTTTAACTCAAGATTTGGTATTCCTTCTATGGCTACCTTTCACCCCGCCTATGTAATTAGGAAATCAGGAAAGGATTATACGGAAGCATATAATTATCTATACTCAGACATTGCTAATGTTAAAGAACAGGTTAAACTAATTAGGAAAAAGCTAAAGGAATCTGTGGGTTGTGCCTAACAGAAAACTCAGTGATAGCTAGCTGGAAAGAAAAGTTTGGAATTAATCTTCCAGTAGTAACTAAGAAAATATCTAGGAAAGAAGTTACCGGGGAAGATGGTCGACCCGGAGCTTCTCTTGTTGGCGTAGTCATAGAAAATGACTGCGCTATTATACTTCATACTAGGAAACTTACGGAAGAAGATATTGTACATGAGTTACTTCATGTAGCCCATCCTTCATGGACTGAAGAGGAGGTTGTTCTGGCTACTAAAAGATTTGTTGGAGGCTAAGACCATGCCTGATACTACTCCTATTAGAGTCCTTGACATTAAGTGGATTGAGAACTCTATCAAGAAAATATATGGTGTTAAAGGTGGAGATATACGTGAAGAACTAAGGTCAGAGATCAAGGATAATTTTGTATTTGATGTTAACAGGTCTAAACTATTACACTACCAGCTAGAATATTTAAACTCTATTAAACACAACCGAAGTGTTAGGTATATACTTGGGTATATACTTACAGATCTTTGTAACAGAAAGATGCTAGCCCCAGGAAAGTACATACTAGCGGAATCTAAGGATATGGGTATTCCTGATGCCGACTATTAGTACCACAGCCTCGGGTTTAGTTCCTATCAGCCTTGACTTAAGCTCAATAGCTTTGAAAAGTATAATTACTAAGTCAGGGCTAAAATCCACGGCTCTGGGTTCTATAAATACTAATTTAGCCCTAAAGGATAGAATATTAACTACCACTAATGGAGGAACCGTTTCAGGAAAGGTAGCTACAAAGCTAGATTTAAGGGCTACAGCTTCAGGTAGTATAGCTACAAAGCTAGATTTAAGGGCTCCAGCTTCAGGTACTATAGCTACTAAGTTAACATCAAAAGCTACTTCCTCAGGTAGTATAGCTACCAATCTAGATTTAAGGGCTACAGCTTCAGGTAGTATAGCTACAAAGCTAGATTTAAGTGCTACAGCTTCAGGTAGTATAGCTACTCAGCTAACCTTAGGCACTACTTCCTCAGGCAGTATAGCTACCAATCTAGATTTAAAAGCTACGGCTTCAGGAAGTATAGCTACAAATCTAGATTTAAATGCTACGGCTTCAGGAAGTATAGCTACTAACCTTAGTTTATCTGTACAGTCTACATCCACAACTGTTTCAGGCACCATAGGTACTAACTTAGCCATTAGTACCACAGCCTCAGGCTTGGTACCTACTAGCCTTGATCTGAGCTCAACAGCTCAAGGAAGTATAGCCACTAGCTTAGCCCTAGCCAGTACTACTTCAGGC